AAGGTGTAGAGAAGAAAAGGATGCCATATGACTAAGTAGATCAGAGCGTATGGCGAAGGGTTAATATTAGAGTGGCTACTGGATGAATATGAACCAGGTCACCCTAATGTAGAAAGAGTATACAGCGAAGCCTTAATAGAAGAACTTATAGCCAATGATGGGGTAAAGAACGTTGACCGCTTAATTGCTCTATGTATGGTTATGATATATAGAGAGGAGCTCTATTAGTTGAAGGTTTCGTCTGCTAAAGAACAAAACAAATAGGTTGAACTCTTCGAGATGCCGTTATTTAGCAAACAATGGTTTGAAGAAGATAACAGCACAGGTGAAGACGGTATGCCGATATTCACATTTTAATACATGGAAGATAACTTATACAATTCAGCTTTCCCTAGACAAAAGCTTCCTCTTTCAAAAAAAGGAAAGAAGTGGCAAGAGGATTGCGTTAACTATATTATAGGTGAGGGTAACGTAACGTCTGGCGGAAATAGTACATCATATTACGGAGAGCTGTAGACCTATTATAATTTATACAACAGCATCTTCGATGAGAAGGATTTTAAATCAATTACAAATCCATTTAAGGTCGAGGATGGTTTTCCTGCTACTCCTCATGACTTCAATATTATTAGACCTAAGGTAGACTTACTTATAGGCGAGGAGACAAAAAGACCTCTTAACTTTAGGGTTATTAGAACTTCACAAGAGGCTACGTCTGAAATGCAGGAGAAAGAAAAGTAGATGATTCTACAATATATTGAAGCAGCTATCACAGCTAGAATGAGCCCAGAAGAGGCTCAGTAGTTCCAGGAGTAGTTGTAGTCTGGTGAGGTTATGCCCCCAGAAGCTATAGCTAAGTACATGGATAATGACTACAAAGATATTATTGAAAACACAGCGTATCATACGCTTACATACCTTAGAGAGAAGCTTGATCTTGATAATGAGTTCATCAAGGGCTGGAAAGATGGCTTGATCTCAGGTAGAGAAATTTATTATGTTGGCGTTCTTAATGCAGAGCCATATGTTGAAAGAGTTAATCCTATATACTTCTCTTACGACAAGAGCCCAGACTTAGAGTTCATCGAGGATGGATCATGGTGCTGTAGAAAGATGAGAATGCCAATCACTGAAGTATACGACAGATACTTTGATAAGCTTGAAGAGAAAGATCTTGATAAGCTTGAAGAGCTAATTGGTTCTACTCCTGGTAGAAACCTTGGAGATAGAAGTCCAGTTGATATGGGTATCCAATTACGAATATATGATAACCCTATATTTGAAGGAGCTGGTAAATCTTTAGTAAATGTTTGGCATTGTTGTTGGAAGTCGTTTAAGAAGATCTATTACGTTACCACAGCTGACGAAACTGGTCAGCCTCAGATTAATATCGTTGATGAAACATATCAACCTGTTGGTACAGAGATTAGTGTAGAACCAGACTGGATTGTAGAAGTGTGGGAAGGCTATAGAGCTGGTAGCGATCTTTACTTTGGTATACAGCCTATTGAATACCAGCATGTAAGTATAGATAATCCTAATAGTTAGAAGCTTCCATATTGCGGCGCTATATACAGCAATACTAACAGTAAGCCTAGATCTCTTGTAAGTATTCTTAAACCTTTACAATATATGTATATCGTACTGTGGTATAGACTTGAGTTAGCTATTGCTAGAGATAAAGGTAAAGTTGTTAACATGGATATTACACAGATTCCTAAGTCTATGAATATTAGCCCAGCTAAGTGGATGCATTACTTGTCGAGTGTAGGTGTTAACTTCATTAACCCATATGAAGAAGGTTGGTGTTTTGATCCAGAAACTCTTGTAGCTACACCTGGTGGTAATACTAAGATGAAGGATATTATGTTAGGATAGTTTATATACACTCCTGGACATCATTTAGCTTAGGTTACAAATCTTTTCCACGGAGAAGACGAGATGTATAATATAATACCATCTATAGGATCCGATATACAGAAAGTTACAGCCGATCACTTAGTCAGATACAGATATAGAATAAACGGACATTCTGATTCTGAAATAAGAGTAGATAAAGCTAAAGATCTCATGCTTAAATTTAAGCAAAACAAATATTATGCATAGAGATGCTTCCTTGAGAGAGAAGACAACTTCTTCGATCCTAAAGAACCTAGCAAGTTTGGTGGAAGAGATATGTATCTGCTTGGACTCTGGCTTGGAGATGGAACAAAGAGTACACCAGAATTCGAATCCATGGATCCAGAAATAATACAATATCTTGAAGATTATGCCTGTACACACGGATTAAGATGTTCTTATAGACATAAGGATGGTAGTAGATCAATGACAATTAGACTTAGTTCCACTAACAACAAAAAGAAAGGATAGGCTTTCTTGAATCCGTTTATAGAAGATCTTAGATATTTCGGCGTATACGATAATAAAGAAGTAAGTGGTTTACATATAGATAATATTAATGATGCTTTAAACTTCTTAGCAGGATTAATAGATACTGACGGAAGCGTGTTTAAAGGAAACGGAAATCATAAAGGATATGTAGAGTTTACACAATGCGAATCACATAAAGATATATTTGATTTATTCGTTGACTTAGCGAGGAAATTAGGATATAGAGTATCTGTAAAGAGAAAAGAATCAGTTGTTAGGAAGATATATAAAAATAAAACTATAACTATTTCTGAACCTTTCTATAAAGCTAGAGTATTTGACGGAAACTATGATATACCTACAAAAATAGAAAGAAAGAAATTTCATTTTACATAGGGTAGAGTATATAATAAGAACTATTCGCATTTCAAAATAGAATATGCCGGTAGAGGAGAATATTATGGATTTGCTATTGATGATCCAAAGCATGAATTCTTACTCTCTGATATGACAATAGTTCATAACTGTATCCCAGGAAGAGAGGGTGGCAAACCTGCTCAGTTTAACCAGATTACAGCATTAGATCTTACAATGTCCAATGTGATTGCTGAGTATATTCAGCTTATGGATAAGATAGAAGAGCTCGCTGGTACAATTTCTGGTATTACTTAGCAACGCGAAGGTGCTGTAAGCACATCAGAGATGGTAGGTAATGTAGAAAGAGCTGTTGTACAGAGTTCTCATATTACAGAGCCATTATTCTGGGTACATAATCAGTGTAAGCGTAGAGTACTTAATATGCTTCTTAATACAGCTAAAGGTGCTTGGGAAGACACTGGTAAACAGAAGCTTCAGTATATCTTTGATAACGGAGAGAGAGCATTCCTTGACATTACACCTAAGTTCTATTATGAGGATATGGATGTATTTGTAAGTGACACTTCTAAAGATCTCGAGAACATACAGAAGCTTCAACAGCTTATACAACCTGCAATGCAAAATGGTGCTAGTTTACTTGAGGCAGCTGAAATTCTTACAAACGATAACTTTAACATCATTAAGCAGAAGCTTAAGGACATGCAGACTCGTCAAGAGCAAATGCAGCAACAGCAGCAAGAAGCTGAGGCTCAACAGCAACAGCAATTGTAGCAGATGTAGAATGAAGCTAAACAGCAAGAGCTTATGTTATAGGAAGCTCAGATGGATCTTCAGAGATATCAGATTGATCAAGATAACTAGACTAAGATAGCTGTAGCTCAGATTAATGCTTATCGTGGTACAGAAGATATGGATTAGGACAACAACGGAATCCCAGACCCAATAGAAATCGGGAAACAGGCTATTGAACAACAGAAGGCTAATCAAGAGGCTTATAATAAGCGCTACGAAACTAAGCAGAAGCGTGAGATCGAAGATTAGAAGGTACAGCTCGAGAAGGATAAGATGAAGCACGAAATGGAGCTCTAGAAGCAAAAGGATGATGCTGCATATGAGCGCGAGAAACTTAAGGCTCGCACGGCCCTTAAGAATAAGGTATCTGGTGAGAAGTAATGAAATTCGACAATAAATCATTTCAATAGAAGTATGAAGCGTGGAAGAATGGTGCTGACTACTGGAAAGATATACGTGGGATTAACCTAAGAGGAGACTCTTAGGTTAAAGAGCCTACGCCTGAAGAGCAATAGTAGATGGATATGAAGGTCCAATCTATTCTTAACTCTTACGACACTGGTAAGGATTCTGGCTTAGCTGACGATATAACCAAACCCATGCCTTACGATACTCCATTACCAGAAGAACATCCTATACTTCATAAATATAAAGGTGGTAAAAATGGCGGCAATGATTCTATCAGTTCTTTTGTTAGTAGGCTTGGTCCTCTTGTAGGACAACAATTAACTAGGTACGGATATGGCGACACTGCATATTATAATGTAATGCGTCAATTAGCTTACGAGTCTAGTTATGGTAAATCCGATGTTGCTAGAAAACAACATAACTATGGCGGTGTTGGGTGGAATGGCAAGACATATACAACTTATAAATCTGACGCAGACTTTGTTAAAGATTATGTTAGATTGATGCATAATAGATATGGAGCAGCGCTTAGAGCTAGATCTACTCAAGATTATGCTAAAGCTCTTAAGTAGAAAGGGTATTATCAAGATTCTCTTGCAAATTACCAAAGGAATCTTATGGGTATGAATAGTCTTGTTAAGGCAGCTTATGCTCATAAGAAAGCTAATCCTAATGCTTATAATTATGCTGTAAATATGGCTGACTTAGAGTAGGATTATATTGATGCATAGAATGCTAGCCCCATAGTTATTAATAGTCCTTCTACTAAACGCCCTGCTACAATACGAGCCGATGTACCTACTACTTTGCTAGGTCCTTCACAAGAAGAAATGAGAGTTCAACAGCAAAAGCTACTTGATGATTAGAAATAGAAGATGTACGATGCTATTACGCAGCCCACATTACCGAATGTACTTAATCTGCTACCTTAGAATAATTTTGGCAAAGATGCTTATGGGTAGAAGTTCTGGCAGCGTAGAGGTTTGAATCTTAAACTGAGATAATTATGACATAGATAGAAAGCCCTAAGCGGAAGATGCAGAAGAAGAATGACTATCAGCGTCATAAGCTTTTTCGCAAAATTAAACGTAGAAGAAAGGCTCAAGCTGAAGCATAGTAGGAAGTAGCAGAGAAACAACTGAAGAAGAAATTGAAAAAACCATAGAGAGGGGGTGTTTATGCCTAATCTTATTTAGTAGCTAGAGAAAAGGAAAAAGATACTAGACTAGTTCTTTTCTCCAAAAAAGTTAGTTTAGAAGGTTAAAGATTCAGGGAGATCTAAGGTTAAAATAAAAAAGAACGATTCTGGATTTACTAAATCTTAGATAAAGAAGAATGAATAGATTCATAATAAATTTGATCCTACTGGAGGAATAAGTTTAGCTTCGTATTTTGGGAATGTTCTACTTGGTGGCAATTTGGCTAAAGGTGAAGAAGATTAGTATTGGAGGGCTTATTTAGGCCTAGGTAACAAAATCCCAATTGCAAACAGAAATGATTTAACAGAATGGGATTATTATGATGAATCTAAAAATAACAAACATTCTGACTTCTATGGTATAACGCCAAAAATGAAATATTACATTTAGGCGATGGCTGATTCTACGAATCTTGGCAAACTGGTTAGAGAAGGGTACGGATAGTATAACGATATGTATAAATTTAGCAAAAGGTTGTTAAATAATCCATGGCAATGGTAGTAGGCTGATGATAGAGATTTTAATGATTGGGCTAAACGTGGTACAGAATTATAGGGAGAAAACGAATGGAATCCATTAGGGATGCTTGCAAAGTTTGGAGCAAAATGGGATCCGGAACAATAGAGAGTTTTTATTCACGACACATATGATTTTCCGTGGTATATAAAATCAGTTATCCCAACTAGACCAAACGAAATGAAAATTCGTGGAAGCGAATGGTTTAGTCCGTATATTGGATCAGATTTCTTTAGAAACAACCAAAATCCAACAATGACTCCAAAATCTATAACTTAGCACAATTCTGGGAAAGATATACATATTAAACCATCTAGGCGTGGCACATTTACTAAAGTAGCTAAAGCTCATGGTATAGGTGTTCAAGGATTTGCTAATAAGGTTCTAAAGAACCCAAGCAAGTATAGTGCAGTCATGAGGAAGAAAGCCAACTTTGCGCATAATGCTTCAAAGTGGGGTAAATAATAACATTACTCGGGTTCGACTCCCGAGTAGCGTACAATACATAGAAAATATTAACTTAGTTATAATATTATAATTATGGCAAGAAGAAAGAAAAATCCATTAGGTGATTTTGAAGACGCTTTATCCTCTTTAGGATATGGTAGCCAGGAAGGTGGCGATAGCGTAACAAATATTGATAACCAAGATGTGGTTGATCAGATATTAGATGACCCTAATGATGATGTTGACAACTTAGATAATCCAGATGACGACGAGTCAACTGAGGATAAAGACAAAGATAATAAGAATGTAACTGGTGATCCAAATGCACATGATGACAATACGGATGTGCCAGATAATATTTTAAACAATACGTCTACAACAACCGTTGATAACAACGAATAGGATGATGATGACGATAACAATGTCGTAGATAACACTGATGATAATCAGACTGTAGATCCTGGAGAGGCAGAACAGATTGGTGCCTTCTTTGACGCATTCGCTGAAGCAAATGGTTGGTCTGTTACAGATGATGAAAAACCTAAATCAGTAGAAGATCTTGTAGACTACATTAAGGATGTAGTAGACGAGAACTCTACACCACAGTATGCTGATGATAGAATTGCCAAGCTTGATCAGTATGTAAAGAATGGCGGCAGATTTGAGGATTTCTATCAGACACAACAGAAGTCTATGTCACTTGACAATGTTGACATGGAAGACGAATCTAATTAGAAAGCAGTTGTTCGTGACTATTACAAATTGCAAGGTATGAGTGATGAACAAATTAGTCGCAAGATTGAGCGCTATGAAGATGCTGACATGCTCGAAGATGAAGCTGCTGATGCTTTGAATTACCTTAAAGGCTATGAATAGCAACAGCAAGAGTACTTAGCTCAGCAACAGGAGACTCAAAGACAATAGCAAGAACAGTAGGCCGCTCAGTTCATGGACGACCTTACAACAAGTATTAATGGTCTTACAAATATTAGAGGCATTGCTATTCCAAAAGAGGATAGAAAGGCACTCTTTGATTACATTACTAGAACTGACGCAGATGGTTTAACACAGTACCAGAAAGACTTTAATGGTAATCTTGTTAATAACCTTCTTGAGTCCGCTTACTTCACAATGAAGGGTGACGCTTTGCTGGGTGAAGCACAGCGCAATGGTCAGACATCTGCTGCAAGTAAACTTAGATAGATGCTCAAACATCAAACTAAAAATCATACATCATATAATGTTGGGCATGATAAACAACCTCAAGCATGGGATATCGCGTCAAAATACCTATGATGAGATAATTAAACTATTATGAATAATTCAAGTTCTTTATTAAATAATCTTCAGCTCTACCGTGGTAAGCGTTTCGCTGACTTGGTAGACGAAAATATGATTGCTAACGCAATGCTTACAAAGCCTCATGAGGTAGCAGGCTTGTTGTCATTGGTTTTTGGTACAAAGGATGATGGTATTTCAACTACCATCGACTTGCTTACTGGTGGTCTTGGTTCAACCATGACTATCGAAAACAGAGAATATGAGTGGTCTGTAATGATCGACGCTGACCACGCTGTTAATATCCGTTACGCTAAGTGGAACGGTAAGGAGATCACTCCTAAGTCAATTGCAGACGGTTTGACTCCAGGTATTAATCAGACTCCTATTTATCTTGGTCTCGAGGAGAAGTGGTTTGGTCCAGGTGCAATTCTCGCATTTGACAACGTAAACTTCCAGGTACGTGTAAATGGTACACCATACCAGGATGGTAGCACATGGGTATACGAGTGCTATGTAGCAGAAGGCTTCCAGGGTTCTTATATTCCTTGCGAGTATTTGCTCCCAGGTCGTCAGGTAGACCGTATCGGTTCTGCATACGAGGAGTACAGTGACGAGGCAGATATCATCAACTATCAGACTCCATTTAAGATGCGTAACAGCTTGATGACTATGCGTCTTACTTATGATATCACCGGTGATGCTTACTCTACTGTATTGGCTATCGCTTTGACAGATCCTGAGACAGGTAAGAAATCTTATTTGTGGTCTGACTATCAGTATTGGAAGGCTCTTCGTGAGTGGAAGAAGAGAGAAGAGAAGCAGTTGCTGTTTGCTCACTCTAACCGCAATGCAGATGGTACTTACAATTTGAAGGGTACTAATGGTCGTTTCGTTCCAATTTCTGCAGGTTTGTTCGAGCAGATTGCTCCAGCTAACGTACGTTACTACACTAAGTTGACTACAGAGTTGTTCGAGGATTACTTATTCGATCTCTGCTATAACATCATCGGTACTAATGAGCGTAAGTTCGTTGCTTTGACTGGTGAGATGGGTATCCGCGAGTTTGACCGTATCTTAAAGGAGAAGGCAGCTAGCTTCAATATGATTGATACGCACTTCATTACAGGTTCTGGTCAGGACTTGACTCTCGGCGGTCAGTTTACTACATATAAGATGACTAACGGTATTGAGTTGACAGTTAAGCGTTGTGCCATGTTTGATAACATGGAAATGTTCCGTCAGCTTCACCCATTGACAGGTAAGCCATTGATGTCTTATACATTCTTGTTCGTTGACCTCGGTCGTCGTGATGGTCAGGCTAACATCGTTAAGGTATGTCGTAAGGGCCGTGAGTTCGTACAGTGGTGTACTGGTGGTTCTGTATTGCCTAATGGTTATGCAAACAACATCAATACTATGCGTTCTAACAGCCGTGATGGTTATCAGGTGCACTTCCTTGGTGAAGAGGGTATTATGTTGAGAAATCCATTGTCTTGCGGTATCTTGTATTGTGATGCTGAAGACTAGGAGTCTATCGCAGTTGAGAACAGAGCAGCTGAGCTCGCTTAATTAAACAATAAAATTTACAATGTTCAACCCCGCTCCTTAGTGGGCGGGAGCTTGGCATTGCAACAACTAATTGAAAAATTATGGTAGTTGAATTAAAGATTAGAAAGAAAAATCCCTGGGCTGGATTATTGAAGTATAAGCATTGCTTTGATTATATTGCTCCATATTACACCAGATCTGGGTCGATATACACAGGTTTAACACCTGAGGACGAAAGAAAATTTGAGAATGAGCTTGGTTATCCAGAAGGCCATCTCGCTAAAACTTCTCCATTCTGGAATACATTCTGTGTTAAAGTTGGTTCAAAGAGCACAATTCTAGATGACTCTTTCCCACGTCAAGCTATGATTATTAAGTTCCTTGAGGGACATAAGAGAGTAGCTACATCACTTGACAAACTTAATGCCGGCAAGGATTATTTACTGATTAACCGTCAGGCTGAAGCTATTGAGAAGAATAAGATTAACAAGCTTCGTAGAGATGCTATTATCGCATTTGGTAAGTTATCACTCGAAGAGATGCGCAAATGTCTTAGATTGTTTGGTGTTACAGCTGACACAATGTCTAACGAGCTTGTAGAGTCTACATTGTTCTCATTGGTTGATAAACAGCCTAAGAACTTCTTCGATAAATGGGTTAACAACAAGACAAAGGAAACAGAGTTCTTGATTGAAAGTGCTATTGCCAAAGGTATTATCCGCAAGGATAGAACACAGTACTATTATGGTTCTGAGATGCTTGCAGACTCATTGCAGGATTGTATTGCATACTTGGACGCAAAGAAGAATCAAGACTTAAAGATCTCAATCATTAATTAGGTTGAGAATAAATAATAATATATACGACGTATGACGCATAGTGATATTTATACTAAGTTGATGATTGAATATGACAAGGCAAATATAACTTCGTCATATCCGTCGCTTACAAAATACGAAGTTGCTACAATACTTGACAAAGCCTACTTAGCTCTTATAGCTCAAAAATACACAGGGAATAATCCTAGGAAGTCAGCGTTTGAATCAGATATGAAAGCAACTGAAGATTTACAGCCATTAATTAATAACATGACTGTCATAGGTACCATATCCAGTGATAATGGGTATACTTTTTATACACACAATACAAATAACCGTGTTTTATATATAATAGACGGATAGATTAAGGTTAATGCTAATAGTTTAGCATTTGATAGCAAAAATCACCAATATCAGAATATAAAATTTGTGTCTCACAATGCTGCTAAAAGGTTTAAAGCAACAACAAATAATCTACCATGGGTAGAAGAGCCTGTTGGGTGTATAGAAGATGGAAATGTTGTAGTTTACGTTGATCCAACCGTTGTACAACACAATGGTGGGTAGTCGACTGCTAAATTCACATACATAAAACAACCCAATAAGTTTGCTGTTGGTCCAGGACTGTCTACAAGCGATTATGACTTTGGATAGACAAAGTTTGAACTATCAGACAGCATGGCAGAAGAGTTAATTAATTTGGCGATCATTATGTCTACTGAGATTGTCGAATCGAGTAGACTTACTACTAAAGCTAACACTAGACCACTCGAATCATGACAAAGGAAGAAACTAGAAGACTTGGTATTGAATTTGAACGCAGGTTAATTGAAGTATACCCAGCGTTTGCTTCAGAAGAGAAGCTCACTACCGATACGATATATTCATTCTTAAGCGAGTTTTAGACGCAGTATGTAAAGACTATATATGCTGCAGAAGACGATGTTCAGCGTGGTACTAGACGAGCTAAAAGAATAAGCGATATTAGTAGAGCATTGATTAGGCGCATTAACATTAAGACGTCTAATAATGATGGATTGTATGATCTCCCAGAAGATTATGCAATGTATGTTAGATCTGAAAGTATCGTTATAAAGAATTATAAAAGTGATAAGGTTTTAAGAGGTAGTGTTATTACACCTAATATACTCATTAAGCAAGAGGATGTAGACAATATAATTGATGCATATTATAACGCTAAAGGGATTATCAAAAACCCACTCGTTGTATTTGAGAGTGCTACTTACACAAGTAGCTAGCTAAAAGTTATAACAGATACCTACACCCAAATAGAAAGTATAGATCTTACATATTATTGTCAGCCTTACGCATTCAATGTGTTAAAGTTTAATGATAACGACTAGTCGGCTGGCGCAATACACAGTTGCTGTTAGCTCCCATACGCTTGTTTTGAAGAGCTTGTATCAGGGGCGGTTGATCTATATTTATCATAGTATAAGCTAAAGCTTGCTTAGGGTAACTCTAAACAGTAGTCACAACCAAAATAGTAGGAGGCTGAGTAATGAGGAATATAGATATTTTAGTAGGGCTGGAAAGAGAGATAAATAAATTTGATAGCCAGTTAGACAAGCCATCAACTGACGAATCTTTGTTCTGGCTCAATTAGGCTGTGAATAAGTTTATTAAACTCAGATTTAATGGAGATCTAATTCACGGTACTTCTTATGAACAAAATGAGAAGCGTAGAACAGATCTTATCAAGTTGTATAAAGAGAGATCTTATACAAGATTAAATATGTAGGTTAATGAAAACGAGTCATCTTATACTTCTTACTCTATTAGTTATCCTAAAGACTTCATGTTTTCACTCAATGAGGATGTTGTAATTAGCGATCTTGATGGAGGGCACAAAATGAATACATGTATGTTTGAGTGCACGCAAGATAGCTTTATGTATAGAGTAACTAATAGTCTTACTGATTTTCATTATAGGTTTCATAGAGCAAGACCGTTGCGTATAAGAAATTCTGATGGTTGTGTATTGCTTACAGATAAGAACTATAAGATAAATAAATACGTTTTAGGTTACCTTAGAAAACCTACAGAAATCACACTCGATAATCCGCATGAAGAGTACACCGATTTCGAGGATGTTATTATGCCTGAGATTATAAAGATTGCAGCTCAGATGTACTTAGAAAATAAGAAAGATGAGCGATACAAGACTATCTCAGCAGAAGTTAGTACTCAAGAATAATTTTAACGTGGAAAGCCCAGCTAGTTAGGTCTAGTATTAATATTATAGGGTGAGTAGAAAAAATTAATTTAAATTATGATTACATACGTAAATTCCGTTCTCGTATCTAATAAGAACGGCGAAACACTTGCTACAGCAGCAGATTTGGCTGGCAAGGAGAAGAAGGAAGATCTTAAGAGCTTGGTTGGTAAATTCGTGTTTATGAACTGCGATCAAGCTGCTCAGGACGGTTCTAACATTGAAGATGTTTACGCTTTCGATGAGAAGGCTGATCGTTTCAAGATTGGTGTTATCACTTCAGATAGCTTCCAGAAGACAGATAAGGCTGGTAACGTTAAGTATGTACCAGTTGTTAAGTGGTCTAATATTATCAATGTTGCCGATATTAAGTCAGTAACAAAGCTCGACTACAAAGAGGATTCTGAGGATGAGATTACAATCGACTTCTCTGAAATCGCTCCTGAAACAATGGACCTTATTGCACAGGGTGGTTGCCCAATTGTTCTTCGCCTTACTTTCAAGGATATGCCTATGCGCTATCGTAAGTGGACTGAGTCTTACAGCTACGTAACAAAGGTTGGCGATACTGTAGAGGATATCATCGCTGGTCTTATTAAGGATATTATTCGTGCTCCAAAGCGTCAGCGTGTATACGCTAAGATCGACGGTAAGAAGCTCGTTCTTACTGCAATGAAGTACGATGATGATGAGTCTAATAGAACAGAGAATGTTTACATGAAGGGTCGTTTCGATGCAAACATGTATTGGATGAACCCTGCAGCTCCAGGTTGGGCTTCAAACAACAAGTACGATCTTGGTGTTGTATTCACAAAGAAGGAGGGTGTTACATACCCAGCTACAGCTAAGTTGGTACGCGATCGCGAGCGTGCCACATTTGATTATCAGGGTGTTTTGCACCGCTGCTGCTGGTATGACCCACAGCCAGCTATGGTTACAAATCTCGACAACCAGTACGATGGTATTACAATCGAGTTTGAGAACCAGTATCGTACAGCTGACGATCTCTGGCGTAGAACAAAGCAGACAGTTGAAATCTATGCTTCTAACAACGGTGAGGCTATGGGCTCTACAGCAATTGCTGACGGCTTTGTAACCAAGCTCCAGAGCATGATCGCAACACGCCAGAACATTGCTAACCCAATTAGTAATGCATCTGCATACGACAAAGCAAACTTTTAATTGATAGCCGGGGTGGGGTTCTTGCCCTATCTCGGCTATTTGTTTTTAAACACATATTATAATATGCAAAGAATTAGAATTGGAAACGATATTAGATTAAACCTCACTCTTCGCGGCCCTAGAACATATGACTAGGCTAGCATTAAGTAGCTGAGATGTTATTTAATCAATACTTCCATGGTTGACTTTTTCCCAAATAGATGCTTTATGCCAAGCCATGTATTTGGTAATCATTGTATGATGGACAGATGTGGACATCCATGCTATCATACAAACCCATACGATCACTTCCATGATTGTAGAGCACATTGTCAGCATCATTGTATGTTGAGCCATGGTCCTGAGCTTCCACCACACTATCACGAATGCCGTGAGCCTCATTGCCATAATGAGTTCTGCCCAATAGCTGGCGTAATGGATGATAGATTCTGCTATACAGCATACTCTAGAGTATTGCCTAAAGCTAACTCTATTCAGTGCTATTTCCCAGCAAAGGATCAGATGTTCTGCGGAATCTATAAGCTTGTAGTAGAAGCTGTGATCTATGAACCAGGTTGGGGCCGTACAGATCTCCATACATATACAATGGATTATGGTGACGTTATTAACCTCGTAGACGATAACACTGGCGCTAGTGGTGATATTACTCTTGATGTAGATAAGAATGACTTGGATAACAAGAATATCCTCTCTATCAACATTAAGACAAGCAATCTCTATATGTATGGTAATACATCTTTGAGACTCGGTGAGAGAGATACCAGAGATCACACTTACACAATTGAAGTTGAACTCGAGAACGGATCAGTACTCGAATATACTCCAGATAACTGGCCTTATGAGTAGCTTGAGTTTCATGCTACAAAAAGCGGTGTTGTTGTGGTAGATGAGCACACTGGTCTTTTGAAAGCTTTGGATCAGGATGAAACAGTCTCAACATATATTACTGTATCAGCTAAGAATAATGAAGTTAGCACAGGTTTTAATGTAACTGTTGTTGGCGGCGACTATGACTATATTGGATTTCTTCCAGTGCGCCCATTCCCTAAAAACATGGAAGACGATTACAAGTATGGATTCAATCGTGGTGATCAGACGTTTGAGAAAGATAGCCAAGAGAGCTATGTTTCTGTCGGTGTGGAAAATGTAAATATTTCACTGCTTACAAAAGTGGAAGACCTGTCAGACGCGGCTACTGTAGAAAACGATCAAGATGGACAGTACTTGTGGATTGTTACAAGACAGCCAATTATGTTTGCAGCAAACATTAATACGAGCGGTCTAGGTAACACTAACTCGGCTACCATGATTCCTTTGACAAAGCCTCAGTAGAAGCTTAATGATACAAAGTATTATTATTGCTGTCCTAACCCAATGAAGAGAAATATCTCTACTGGTGGTTCTACTATTTATGTTAAATTTAAAACCAAGTAATTATGATTACAACAAACGAGGATATTCAAATATATGGTAAACTTGTAAATGTGTCTACGGAAGGTGTTGTTGCAGATGCTAGCCAGATCTGGTCTGAGAAGAATAAAGCCTCTATTGAGGATGTTGTAAAAGACATTAATAATAAGGTAGAAGACTTCAAGAGCAACCCAGAGTTTGATAAGGCTAAGTTTCATGGTGATACAGTATTCGAGGGCAACACAACCATAGAAGGTAGCCAGGAAGTGCAGGGTAATTAGGAAGTAAATGGCAACTCTGTCGTACGTGGTACACTTGATGTATATGATAAGCTCACAGCTCACGGTAACCCAATTAGTATTGCAGCTGATCATAAGCTCGTATGTAACGACCTTGAAGTAATGGGCGTATTTAAAGCATTGTAGCTTGACTGCAATACACTTACGGTTCACAACCTTATTAAGAGTGAGGGCGCCCTTAGAGTTGATGGCGACACAACAGTTAACAATATTACTATTAATGGTAAGATTAGTGGAATTGGAGCGCAAGAATTCTTACCAAATGGCACAGAGGGCGATGTGCTCGTTTATCAGAATGGCAAATGGGCAGCTGGTGATATTAGTACAATTATCAAGCAAAACCAAGATGTGAACAATTATATTGATAGCAGGATTAATCAGCTTATCAAATAGTCTATTGGTGGCGATGATATTGACAACAAGATTGAGCAGGTGCTTAATAGATACTGGGTTAAGAATGGAAGCACACTTACTCCAGCTACCGGTATTAGCAATGTGAATGCTCAGCATTTCTTTAAAATTTCAGATTAATTTACTATGGAGCTTCTAACACAAAAACAAGTATACGATAAAGTTGGGGCTACTTCATTAAGCACGAACGAAGTTATCGCAAAAAGCGAAGCGTAGAATATTGCTAGTTAGAAGCTAAAAAGGATAACTAACGACATTTCTGGTTATGGCGATTCGGAACTCTTAGGCCAATTTGAGTGTGAGGACATGACCAGAAATAGTTATACGATACAAGTTTCGTATGATAATGAAACTTGGAGTGATAATGTGTAGCTAGTGTTTACCGCATCAGATAATGGGGCGCTTACTTCTAAAAAGTTGTACATCAAAGCTATAAAGCATGTATATTTGATAAGCGGTTAGGAAATTAGCTAGGAAGAAGTGGGTTATAACTTAAATTTTGTAAGCCCATCTTTTGATTATAGCTCAAATACTGATGGTTATTCTTTTTGGCCAATTAGCGAGAATAAAGACGAGTCTCCTGTAATAGAAAATCTAACAATAACCAATCAGTATGACGATACAGCAATATGTAAGGTGAGCCTTATTTAGATGCAGGCTGGATTAGAATTGGTTTATGGTGACGTTATAAACTTTACATACACATGGGGCTCTGGTTCCGATCTTGATCAGGCTACAAGCGTAAATTGTCATATAGGCGGCGTTTAGAATTAGTATGTTGGATTTGGTACAAATAGCAGAGTATCGCTGCCGGACGGAACGGAAATACTTGGGTTTGCAGGAGACAATACAGGAACCGGTTCAGAGCACGCGCTTGTAGACTTTGATTCTATCTCTAAATATATTAGCTTGCATGGTAATGAGTTATCTTCAGCTGGAGTTTCTATAAAGGAAGCACTAACGGATGAAAATGGGCTATTGTCTTGCAAGGTATATCTTTATACAGTATGGTATGGGTCAAAAGTAAATAGCTCTATAACACTTGGATATACGGCTTATAAGAAAACCGACGACGAATCATTTAGTTGGGAAAACGATGGTAGTTACAATTTCACGATTTAGGGTGTTATCGCATCTGGATCCAACAGTCTCCCTGCATATTGTCATACTGATGGAAATACGCACGGCGCTTATCATAATCCTGAGTCCGACATGACGTTATCAGCTGTATTTACGTACTACTTTAATAGTGGGGCTTTTAGTATTAAAACAAATAAAGATGGAGCATTATAATGGAAATATTAACATATAAGAAAATATATCAACTTGTTGGCGATGCGCAGTCTGGAACAAACGAGTGTATTGTAAAGTCACAAGCTGTGTCCATCGCTAATTCGTACAGGAAAAACGTTACGTCTAATTTATCTGGATATTTAGACAACGAATACATAGATGTGTTTTCAGTCGAAGATAAACCAGACTTGAGTAAACTAGTGTTCAGCCGTAATTAGTTTTCTGTATCTGCATAGGAGTCAACATAGGCAACATATGCAACATCGTTAGATATTGATGGCAACACAATAAGCTATGCAGCTTCTGCAGATGTTGATTGGATTACTAATATATCGATTGTTAACGCAGATATAAAGTTTAGAGTTAGCGCAAATGGTGATGGATAGAGAGTTGGACACATAACTGGTACAAATGCCTCTGGTAAATCCGATACTATTACTGTTACACAAGAAGCGTATGTTGCACCATTAAAGTTTACGTATACACTTGTTGCAAAAGGGGCGCAGTCCGCTCCTACTATGACTGTAAATTCTTAGTCTGTAACTCCAACATTAGATGGATCTGGGAATTATATATACGAGTATTTTGTAAGAGTGTCTAAAGAAAGTGATGCTCCAGAATCAATCCCATTTACTATAAACAATGGTGGAGCTGGCTCCCAAATGTATGATAGAGATTTATATGTATATCCTACATCGTGGGAACTTAACCCAAATTATGATGGCGGGCTTTCTAAAGAATTTAGTGTAAGCTACAAAGTTATAACTAGAGAGAATGAGTGGTCAAAATAGAGTGGAAGTATACCAAGGGGGGGGTCTATAACAACCTAGTTAAATACGTCGTTTAAGACAGATCCACAAATGGTTGATTACTAGATAACGGACGACGCCAAAAATGGAGCATCTTTCTCGTACGACTAGAATGTAAGTTCGTTTACGGCAACAGCGTCTGGGTACGAATGTGGAGGATCAACAATTGCTGTATCATACAATGGATATGTGAAGTATATTGATGTGACATATACCTCAGACGAATACACTCTCTCCTGGGACGATGGCACTACAACAAAATCTTCATCAGTTGGTAATAATTCCGGATCTCTCACAGCCACTGCTAATGGAACAAAAAACGGTACGGAATATAACCCTACTATTAGCGCAGAATCTGATAGCAGTTGGATTACAACAAGTGTTGATTGTGATACTGTAACAATATCTTATGAGAGAAATGATGGCGATAGTAGAACTGGAGTTGTTACAGTTAAAGATAGTCATGGAAACACAATTATATATAACGTGGCGCAGTCATCTAATTCTTGGTCTCATACATATACACTTATTGCAACTGGAGCAAATTCCACTCCTACCATGACAATTGCCGGATAGTCTATAACACCAATAAAGAATGGCGATACATATACTGGTGTATATACGGTTAACGGTGATGGGGAAGATGCGTCGCACGGTTCTGTAAGCTGGACTATTAGTGGTGGAGTACCTAGTACATCTTGGGGCAGATATTCAATGTCTGTGTCACCAAGTTCATGGAACTTAGCTGATGGTTTATCGAACAACATATATGTGTCAATGATACAAAATGGTACAAGTTACAGCTGGTGGACGACTAGTGGTACCATTAGACGTGACGATACGGCTACAACGTATATATAGGAATCGGATACTTCTTATAAAGGTACAAAATACTCCGTAACCGTTCCTAATGGCATTGTGTACGCAAAACATGATACTAGTAACCCTGGTATATCTGCTGGTGCATCAACAATATCTGCTACAGGAGATATTGTGTTTACATGTACAGAGTCAGATGCTATGGGCGAGACAGCAACTTGTAAAGTTTATTATGAACCTTCTTCTGTAGACTATACATATACAGTAAATGTAACATGTCCCGAAAAGCCTACTATAAAAATAGATGGGGAAGCCGCTACTGTTACAGGTAGTGGTAGCAGTTGGATTGGTACTCGTGTGATTTCATCTACGACAGACCCTGGAGAAAAAGGTTACTCTGTATCTGCAGGTTCATCTTCAAAGGTGTGGAAAGACGTCAATATCAGCGTTGATCCAATAAATAATACGATTACATCAGTTCCTGGCAGCTTCTCATTTACAGCGTATGCTAGCCAAGATTATATAGCATATTCGGCTTACAGCTATAGCGGTACAACAAACAATAAAACAGCAACGTGCACACCTACAAGAAGTTCTGAATCTGGAAAATCGCTTGGTGAAACATGTACTATAAGTAGTAGTTCTAATATAAGCGGTATTGCAACAAGTACATATGTAAGTGCTAGTGGTACAACTATTAGTGGAACAGCATCTGGTAGTGGTACTGTCACGGTATCATATAGATACGATAGTACGTACAACGGATCTGCCACGTATACTCTTACATATTCTAAACCAGCAGACCCCGTATACGAATTCTACATAACTCCTCCTGGAACTAGCAACAAAGTCACTAGCTACACTATAGGCATTGGTGCCAATGGCGAATATGACACGCAAGATGCAGATTATAGCATAACTAGCACAAAAGATGGCGAAGGTATTAATTACAGCATAACTAGCACTACTGGAGAAGTTGGCGGATATAATTATTCTGAGAGCGTAAAGGAAAAGACGGTTGTGTATACACAAAATGAATCGAAAAAGGATGTGTCTATAATTTGGTCTCAATCCGCAAACGTAAAAGAGTGGAAAAATAATAGCGATGCCTTGAAGGTAAACTTCCCGTATATTGGTGGGACTAAGACAGTTTCATCTGTAACATGGTTTGTGTGGAAATACCGCGAAAACTCATGGGTCCCTACTTATAATAGTATAGATAGAACTATTACCACTTCTGAAAATACTAGTACAGAATCCAAGACTTGGACAGAAGAGTTTACACAGGACGGTATGACGGTTACTGTTACGTGCACACAAGATGGAAAACCCGAAGATGTTATTACATACAAATATAGACCTAGTGTTACAATTGCTGGATTATAGTCTAATATAAGTAATGATACAACAATAACTGTTCCTAGAGATGGTGTTACATGTAGCGGATCGAGTGCCGTAATATATAAAGAGAAATACATAAATGGTGTGTTTGATTCGAAGGAAATAGATTCTACAAAAACTGTTAACATAACAACCGAAAGCTCTTGGATAACTTACTCAAAAGGTGGATAGATCGGCGGAGGAGGACAATCTGGAGCAGTATTTGCTTTTAATAAAAACGAATCATCTTACAGCTCGACAAATACGTTAAGGATTGGCTAGATATCAATATCTGGTGGTGATAGCGATTGTAATTTCACGATAACAGCGCAACAGTATTCTCAATACAATTATACGTTCTGCGTAGTTGATAAATTAGGCGGTGAACATGAAGAGTGGAATCTCGCATATGATTCAAACGGAAACGCTGGAGACAAGATATTCTCGATACGTTCTGAAAAAACTGGATTAGCAGACGATGGTACACTTGTATAGAATCAAGACGTTTAGTACACTATGACAGGAAGCCTTCCTAGTGGAGCGAATACAGGTTCTACACAAAAAAGCGGAACGGCAACATATACTTAGAGCGAATCTGGTAAAAAATTAATTGTAACGTGGACTTAGAGTGCTGCTGGCTCAGCTAACAAAACTATAACTATATCTAATACACAAGCCACAAATACTGCAACAGAAGCAAACTTTACGTTTTCGGCCTCAGAAGAGCCGGAAAGAAATATTATGATAACATTTGAATTCGATTACGCATCAAATGGTTCGATAAAGACAGAATCTGGTGTTTGTACAATTCCTTCTGGTAGCAAAACAATGTCAACTTATGTTGTGTTAGGCAATGCTACTGTAAATACTGTACATTTATCCTCCTATGGAGCATCGCCTCTTTCTTATCCTAATTCGAATGGTGGAGTAACAACTATAAAGTGCGGCCAATAACATGGAAACAAAAAGAGAAGATCTACAAATTAATGGTAAAATAATAAGCGTATCCACAGAGGGGGTTGTTGCTGATGCAGAACAAATCCACGATGAAGGAATGCTTAGATGGGTTAATACTGGCATGCAGAATGATATCAATCAGTTTTTTAGAAACAAGATTGAAGTTCTTGCAGACGGTGTATATAACCTGAACACTAGAATAGATAATATTGAAGACACAGAAGGTATACCAACTAGTATGCTTTCCAAAATTTTAGTATTAAAGTAATATGAAATAGTATTTAGATCAATAGGGTGTTGAATACCTCTGGAATAAAATCCAGTAGAACTTTGCTAATCTTAGCAATAATGGAAAGGTGCCAGCCCATCAGTTGCCATCATACGTTGATGATGTGCTAGAATTTGGTAGCGTGTCTTCGTTTCCAAACACTGGTGAAGAGGGAAAAATCTACGTAGCTCTTGATACTAATTTAACTTACAGATGGGGTGGTTCAACATATGTTGAGGTTAGCCCTTCTGTAGGTCTTGGTGAAACATCGTCAACTGCTTATCCTGGAGATAAGGGTAAGCAGCTTGCTGATGCTTTATAGAATGAAATTAGTAGAGCACAGGGTGAAGAAGCTAATATTAGAACATCCATTACCGCTGAAAAAAACAGAGCTGAGAATACAGAGAAAGAGCTTAGGGGCCTTATATATAAGAACTCTAGCGAAATCGTAAAGGAGGCTCAGTCTAGAGAATCAGCCGATAATAATCTTGCTACAAATTTAGCTACAGAGAAATAGGCTAGAATCGACGCTGATGATGCAGAAAAGCTTGCTAGACAAGAAGCTGATGCTAATGAAAAATCCGAGCGACAAAGTGAAGATAACATCATTAAAGCAGACTTGGAAAAGGAGTCTGATAGAGCTGAAGCTGCTGAGAGACAACTCTCTAACAGTCTTAGTAATGAGATTGACAGAGCTAGGGCTGCTGAGTAGGCTGAATCAAAAGCTAGAAGCGATGCTGATGATGCAATCAAAGCATTGCTTAACACTGAAGTTAGCAGGGCTAAGTCGGAGGAAGCTAAGCTCTCAGCAAGTATTGCTTCAGAAACCGGAAGAGCTACTACTGCTGAGAATGGCTTATCTGATAGAATAACAGCAGAGTAGAATAGGGCTACCGCTGCAGAAGGAACACTTACGGATAATCTTAATTCGGAAATAGCTGATAGAAAACAGGCTTTGCAGGCTGAGATTGATAGAGCTGAAGCTGCAGAAAGTGCACTTGAGGCAAAGGTTGGTAGCGTAACAATAGTCAAGACTACTCCTCATGACGAGAACACAGTCGTATCATATCAGTTGTAGGTGAATGGTGAAGCTAAGGGTGTTACAATTGATATTGCAAAAGATTAGTCTATCAAGGATATCGAAGTGATGGATATGAACGCAACGCTTAAGTCTGACGGTACAATCCAAGCTGGCAATCCGGTTGGATCTACAGCATTGTGCATATCATACATTTTAGCTAATGGCACTTACAAACTTGCTAAGCTTGACTACTCTAAGTTCCTTGAGGAAACAGAGTTTTCTGATGGCTTACAGGTTAATAGCCATAAGGTATACGTAAAAGTAGATCCGCTGTCAGAGAACTTCCTATCTGTGTCTTCTACAGGTATCAAACTATCTGGTGTGCAGAATGCTATAAATACTGCTGTGGCCACAGAAAAGGCTGCTAGAGAGGCTGCGGATACCGAGGTGAAGAATCTTATCACATCGTCTGGAGAAGGCTCTACAGCAGCTCTAAATAGCGAAATAGAGCGTGCTAAGAACGCCGAGAATACAATTACATCCAACCTTAGTAAGCATGTGTCGGATTATAATAATCCTCACAAGGTTACAAAGAGTTAGATAGGCCTTGGCGACGTTGATAATACATCTGATATAAATAAGCCAATATCAACTGCTACGTAGAATGCCCTTAATCTTAAGGCTGACGCTAACAAGTATTTACCACTTACTGGTGGCACGCTTACAGGTGATTTAACGTCGCCTAAGTATGTTAAGACAGGTGGTACTAATGAATAGATTCTTTTAGCAGATGGAACAGTGGCAACAGCTATTAGTTCTGAAACGCTTGATTTAATTTTGACCTGATATGGAAATACTTGATAAGAATGGTGTCGAAGTGTTGTGGTCCAAGATTAAAGGAAAGTATGCTACATAGAGCGATTTAAACACATTGTAGTAGCTAATAACTAATTTATAGGCCACTATAACACAATTACAAACAACTATTAATAATCTGCCTACGGCTGATATAAATGATGCTAAATATCTCAGAAAGGATAAGGATGACACTACAGCATACACTATTACAGCAAAGGCTTTATATAAAGCATAATTATGGAATTTCTTGATACAGCTGGTGTCGCAACTCTTTGGGGCACTGTTAAAAATCATGTTAAATCTTCTATAGATGCTCAGTAGTTTAAAACAGTAAACGGGGAATCTGTAAAGGGATCTGGCGACATTAAGATCGACCTCTCCCTTTACAAGGTTGTCTCAACTCTTCCTACATCAGGAATTGACACATCCAAGATATATCTTGTTAAGGACTCTGCTGTTGCTAACAACTCTTACTCTGAGTATATGTACGTAGATGGAACATGGGAGAAACTTGGAGACTTTAGAAGCTCGGTTGACCTTCAACCTTACGCAAAGACAGAATATGTTGATAATCAGCTAAACACAAAGGTTGACAAAGTAAGTGGCAAGGATCTTTCTACGAACGACTATACAACTGCTGAGAAGAATAAGCTGGCTGGCATTGCGGCTGGTGCTAACAACTACACATTGCCTGCTGCTACAGCATCTGTTCTTGGTGGTGTAAAGATTGGCTTTACAACTAATGCTGCAAACAGAAACTACGCTGTACAGCTTAGCAACAACTAGATGTACGTTAATGTACCTTGGTCTGATACAAATACAACATATGGTTTGGCATCATCTTCTACAAATGGTCTTATGTCTGCAGGAGACAAGGCTAAACTTGATGGAATCGCAGCTATTTCCGATACTGATCTTAAAGCAATTTTGGTATAATGCAAGTACTTGATCGAGCAGGTTTGACTACGGTGTGGGCAGCCTGCAAAGAAAAGTTTGCGTTAAAATCTCACTCTCATTCAATGTCTCAAATAACAGATGCCGGGCAAGCTGCTAAAAAAGGTGTGCGAAGCCTGAGCGCTGTTGGGGCATCCGGATGGTATAACTAGGCAACCGATGATGCTGTAGTTCCAACTATGGCTTTAATTGCATACTGGAATGGCGCATATTCTGGGACCTCGTCTAATTTACAATATTGCTACAAAGGCAAATTTGGTAATTTGGCTGTAAAGGATAGCCTTAGTAAAGGAGATGTCGGGTTAGGAAATGTTGATAATACAGCAGACGCTAATAAGTCTGTAAAGTATGCTACTACTGCCGGTAGTGCTAACTCTGTAGCATGGGGCAACGTTAGCGGCAAACCAACAATTCCTACAAATATTACAGCTACTAAAGCTCAGATTGTAACAATATCGGGGTCTACGGTAACAGTTAACGCTAGCCTTGATAACTATAAGACTCCAGGTGAGTTTAATATCTACGGTACATCTAGTGGAGACTATGCTAAAATGTATGTATAGTCTGGTATAGCTGATAGCTTTAATGGGACTAGAGTGATAACACAAACGATTAAAATAACAATTAGTCATAGCGCATACGCTGAAGTATGCGATGTAATAAGACAATATAAATCTAATGCGTGGTCAGCTTGGTCTGTCATGTACTTAGGTAATGATTGATTTTAAAATATAATAATATGGACTTTGGAAACACAACAACATCTATATGGAGCAAAATAAAGAACTATATAGATAATAAGCTTTCTTCTACTGGGGGGGGGGAGAGATCGTATTTGGCGTAACCCCTGAAATTATTAACACGCAACAATCAATAATTCTAAAAAACCCATCATATACTCTGTGCGGAACACCTGGTCAAAGATATACCGGTGGTCTTAAAGTTGACACAACAGGCATTAATGATATTGGTATCTAGGTTTATGAAGGTGTATTTGACTTATATGGACGTGCGTGGGATAGCCTTACAACCAATGATTAGGTGCTAAAACATGTGATATCAAGATATGGTTTTCCGGAAGACTTTTTGGAGGTTGTATATTTTTATAACTATAATGCACTTACTGTGTATTGTCTAAAAATTAAACCAAACTATATATATAGAACAGAACAATATGTCCTTAATTTAAGCAATGCGGAAAGCGGAAAATTGCGGCATTATGTATATTATAAATTTAGCGACACATAGATATTATAGTGTGACTCCAAAGGAAATATATTAACTTAACAATACCCTACACTGTTAGTAGGGTTTTAATTTATTTAACATTTATGAATTTCGACAATATTAACGGTGTATGGCCCCAAATAAAAGATTACATCGACTCCAAATTGGGGGGGGTACAGATAGTAAGTACAAACATATGATTTATGTAACCTATCTTTAGGTACATAATTACTCTGGCTATGGTGACAGTACTATGTCAAATTATAGTAAAGAAGATGGTAGTAATCTTGGTTAGAATTTATCCGATTTTTATATTATGACTAGATTTGATGGCAGATTTTTCCCTTATTCTTAGGCTGGGAGCTATTTTCATAACGGAGACATCTCACTTCCAGAATGTTTGCAAAAAATTGTTTATAAGTTAGAAGGTGGTAAATATACGGTTTAGGACTTTAACGATAATCAATATGGCTAGTATTTTTACGTATATGCGCTTAAGGAGGGTTGGTACATAAATTATATGGGATAGATATACGACTATCAAGGTAATATTGTTGAGTAAACAATATAATCATGAACTTTACTGACACAAAGGGTGAATGGCCTCAAATTAAGGCATATATAGATTAGAGTGCACAAAATACACAAAGCAACGCTATATTTTCAATGTTTGAATCGTATCTGTAGGCATAGCTAAAACCTTTAGGGTTAACATGCTGTGTTGGAGATGTTATTAGTTCTAACACATTTAACGCTAATTATAGTAAATATGCTATAAACTAGTTCATTGGAAAAGCGGGTGGAAGCTATGTGCTAGATACAAAAACGGGCGTCATATCTTTCGTGAATAAAAATTACTATAGCATAAGCGGTAGATTTAGTAAATATTTTATTGGGTATAACGGCAATAGTGGACACAAAGTTATTATGGATACTACCTTTAAAACAGCGCTATTACCAGAAAATTTTTACAACACAAAAATTAATGGGCTTACCGGGTTTTTATACACAACTGATTATTTGTTTTATTTTTATAAAGGTGCCATTTTGTGCTTTGATAAGAATTTAAATTTTGTTACAAAATATATCGTTGTGGATATACCTGAACAATTTGATTCATCGGATTATATTAACTCAGGTAGCAATAATGTTTATGATGCCGGTGATAATGGCATTTATTTAACCGGCTATTTTTAGTATAAAATTAATGATAGTTTTACAAATGCATATTTTAAACTTATGTTTAAAAATGGCGAATTTTATATTTATGACGGTTCTATCGATTATGCCAATTATGTAAAAAATGGTAATAAATACGAATTATCATAGTTAATATTAATAACAAATAACCTTTCTATTTCTTTACCAAAAAAGTACGAACTTATAAACCGTAACGGAAAACTTGTTACCAAAATAGCCGAGATAACAAATTTAAGCTCAGGTGTCGCTTATCCAATATGTGTTGATTAGTGTTTATTTGGCACAATGAGAATGTTAAGTTCTACTCCAATAGAAACAGTCGATACAGTTTTAACACTAATTGATGACGCTTCCATATATAAATATATATCAATATTCGAATTGTGAAATTAACATTAAAAAGAATTGCTCTACGTTCCGCTTACACCATTGGGCGGTTGTACGTCGATGGTGACTATTTTTGCGATGTCTTAGAAGATACTGTAAGAGATCTTAATAAGAACGGTAAATTTGATAATGGAGAGAAAAAGGTATACGGCAAAACAGCGATACCTTACGGAACTTATGAGATCAAGTGGACGTATTCACCTAGATTCAAAAAGTATACCCCGCAGCTAATGAATGTACCTTCGTTTGAAGGTATACGAATACATGCTGGAAATACAGCACAAGACACAGAAGGTTGTCTACTGCTTGGTGAAAATAAAAAGGTTGGAATGGTCCTTAACTCAAGAGCTACCATAAACAAGTTCTATCCAATTATAAAGGAAGCTTGTTCTAAAGGCAAGGTGACTATTGAGATAAAATGAGCAAAGTTACAGGAACATGGCGCGAGAAAATTCAATATTCAACCGCATGTCTCGCGTTCTTAAGCGGTTAGGTTCTCACTTGGGTTTAGTATTTACAATAGGGTGAAATCTCCACAGGAGTACTAGGGTTTGTAGCCCAAACATTAGTTTATTCAGCTAGTATCTATGGAGTATCTATTTATATACAAGGTAAATTCGGTGAGATAAAAACCTATTTAAAAGAATATTTAACGAATAATGAAAATGATGATACAGTAGCTCGTAAAGAATATAAAGAAGAACTACAAGCTGCTGCTTAACGCTGTTTTAGGGCTTCTAGTAGCCTTTTGTTTAGCTTCTGGTATATTCTATCACAACAAAGCTAATAGGCTCTCAGAAGAGCTTAAAATGGCCAATAATAACATTGAAGCCTATTAGGATGCCTTAAACGGTGCCTAGTAGGCTTCTGGTGTTTTAAGGCTAGATGTAAATAAGCTTAAGGGTTATAATGACAAACTTGTTCAATAGTTGGACTCTGTACGCAAAGAACTTAAGCTTAAATCTAAGGAAATCTAGGCAGCGGCAACTTAGAAGTAGATATTAAACGTTAATAAGAGTAAGGGGGTAGGGGGTGATATTATAACTATACTTAAAGACTCTACTTATAGTGACAGTCTACAATATAACAATCTTACTAAAGTATACTATACAATCGGTAAAGATAGCGTTAATATTAAGTTAGATGTATAGAACACCTAGTACCTCTATATCTATAAACATAGAGAATATAAAAACAAAAAGAACTTCTTTAAGAGATTGATTACGTTCGATTGGAAGAAGAAGGATGTGTATAAGTACAAGATCCACAACACGAACGATTTACTTAGAGAAGAGGATGTAAGAATAATAGAAGCAATATGAACATGTTTTCACTACGTACAATAATAGATGATATATTGTTAATTGTGCGAAACAATAATATAAGTGAAAGTGAAGACTTGTCTAGAGATTAGATTGCTGCTTGGGTAATGTAGTACAGAGCTTATCTTACTAAAAAGCAGGCAGAGAAGGACGAGGAGACTGGAGATGATACAGATCCAGACGATTCGATTAATTCTACTATAGGTCCACTAAAACTTATAGACTCACCTAATCCTGGAGAAGACGAGTGCTGTAACTACACTTTTAAAAGGACAAAAGATAAGGTAAGTACCACCGAAGATAGTGCGGATGATATTGTAAGTGTTACGGATGAAAAAGGTTGTACTATACAATATATGCACAATCAGAGAAAACACTTCCATAGATTCAGAAGATATACATGGGCTGAGCCAACATGCTGGTTCGACAATGGTTATATCTATATAGAAGGATCTGATCTGAATGAAATTAATGCTATATACGTTACAGGTAATATGGATCCAATAGAGAATTCGGATAGTGAGGACGATGTAAAGGTTCCTGGGTGGATGGTACCTGATATAAAGAAAGCTATTATGACTAATGAGTTAGCGTTTATGCTTAAGAGACCTAGTGATGATAGCAACAACTCAACGTTAGCTAGTGTAAAGCCGAATGGTCCTCAGGATAAGGAAGAATAAAAAGAGCTACACTATAGCTGATATATACAGAGACTACGTTAAAAATAACGACGTAGAGCTTAAATACGCGCGATATAAGCGCATATTGGACGAATTTAATAAAGTTGTCAAGGATGAGATATTAGAACGCTCACAACCCTTTAAAATGCCTTATGGACTAGGATTTGTTTGTATAGTTAAGTATAAACCTAAGAGTTATACAGATAAGTCGTTGTCTGTGGACTACAAATCTAGTAAAGAGGAGGGTAAGAGGATATATCACCTTAACGAGCATTCTAATGGGTACAAATATAGACTATACTGGTCTAAAATCCCAAGGGTATTTCCAGCTAGGTACAGATACTAGCTATGTATGGTACGAGAAAACAAAAGGCACCTTGCTCAACTTATATTTAATAAACAAGATTATATAAATATAGATGATATACAAGTATACAAAATGTGAGTCAGTCATAGCCAAGATTATGGCTGATGCAGACATGTCTGAAAAGAATATCAGGGTTACAGATATACGTGAATGGATATTCGAGGCTGTCGAAAAGATTGGGGCTCCAGTATAGTATGTATAGAAAGAGTCTGGTGAAGATTGTGTACCAATATTTGAAATACATGAACATCAAGTTCCAATCCCAGATGATCTCGAATCATTGACAGCTGTAGCCTATTCTACAGATGGTACAAACTGGGTTTAGGCACGAAAAGACGAGAGTTCATTTAAAGTGTAGACAAACTCTCACCATCACGCACATTATATTCCATAGCAACCAGCTGAGAAACCGCTGATCACACATAGGTCTCAATTATTAGGAATCAACGGCTCTACAGCATTAATGAATGTTATAAAAGGTAATAGAGGAAGCGATCCTACATACTGGATCAAACCAGGCTGGATAGTCTTTAATAAAGATAAAGGAAAGGTCAAACTTTCTTACAAAGCTATTGCTACAGATGAAAGAGGTTATCCTTTAATTCCTGATATGGCATCTTATTAGGAAGCTATATATTGGTATGTTATGATGAAGCTAAGCTTTCCAAAGTTCCTTAAGGGAACGCTTGGTGGTAAAGCTAGGTATAATATGGGTACATATACATATATTCAACAGCAATGGAACTTCTATAGAAATCAAGCTTACGCGGAATCTATGATGCCTAATGAAAGCGAAATGATCAGCATAAAGAACGAGTGGACTAAGCTCATTCCGGATTGGAGTGCAGATGAGGATTTCTTCAAGGAAACTGGTCAAAAACAATTAAACTTTAACGATTATTGCTATGGATACTAATACAGAACCACAAATAAACAGCTTTGCTGGAGGCATGAACAGCGATGACGACCTTTCGGTTGTGGCTACAAATTAGTACATTGAGGCTAAGAACGTAAAGATATCGTCGTACAGAGGTGGCGAAAGCAGAGATAATAGATAGGGGTCAATAATGCCTATATAGGGTGTTAAGCTTGCCAAATAGTTTGTAGGAGAAAATTAGAAGATTGTTGCTACAGGCTCAATAAGAGATTATGGTGTAATAGTATGTATAGACGGAGATAACTTAAAAGTATATAGCTTTAAAAACGCAATAGGTGGGGATGTTCATGATTAGACATTTAACACAATCGAAGATAGTAGAGTTGTGGTAGATGCTCCATTATTACCGTTAGATGATGGTGAGAGCTATCCTGACGTATTTAATATTTAGCTTAACTATGAAAGCGAAAATAATATTAAATTATACCTAGCTGACTCTATACACCCTATAATGATGTTCAACATCAACAGAGATAATAAAAATATAATATACAACGATCTTGATAAATGCTTAATATATCCTAAATCCACATGTCGCCCACCAAAGTTTGAAGATTATATTCCAGGAAAGTTGCAATACGGAATGGTGAGCTATAGTTATTAGCTTTATAGTAAATATGGATAGCATTCAGACATGTCAGTAGGATGTAAACAGATTCCTATTGGGAATTATAACTTTGATGATGGAGAGAAGTATATACAAACTGGCGGAAAACAAGATGCACAATCTAATTGTGGCGTAAAGATTTCTATCACCATACCTGCTGAATATGATCATTTTAATAAAATAAAAGTATATAGAATACAGTATTTCCAAAATGGGTAGATGCCAATCATATCAACAATATACGATTCTAATACAAACGCGAAAGAATTCGAAGATTCTAAAATATTTATATAGGATGTAGGGAATGATGCGTTAGAGCAAATAAGCGTAGAGGAATTTAATAGCGTTTAGGGAGTAAGAATAGTCCCTAATTCTTTAGCAGTTAAAGACGGATACATGTTTGCCGCAAACGTCAAAACATATTAGACCACTATTAAAGATTTTGATAAATGGGATGCTAGAGCATTTAGATTTACAAAAGCTGGAAAATGCTCACTTACAGATGTTAATGGCGGAGATTGGTACTCTTTTAAAACGGATGGAACAATTAACCCTGATTCACTACCTCCGATAAACCACGATTGTTACGATAAAAAATATAATGATATAAACAAATAGGTTAGCCTAAGTGATGATATGCAGGTTTTTGATGCCACGCATAAATATATAGGAGGCACCGGAGTCAATATTTCTTGGAGATTTATTATATTACCGCAGGTTGGAGATGCCTGCGAGAAATAGAATAACACAAGAAGTATAGGCACAATATACAATTATATTAAACGTGGTAATATAAAACAGTTAGATAGCTATTATGTTACTTCAAGCTACGGTGTTTAGAAGGCTTCTGATGGGTCTGGTTTTGACAATGGTATAAAGTCTAACACATACTTGCTAAAATCGCTTAGACGTAACGAAATATATAGATATGGTATCGTTTTATATGATAAATACGGATAGGCATCACCAGCAAAATGGATAGCAGATATTAGAACACCTAATATAAGTGATCCTTAGTTTAATATATTCACATCAAATACAGTTGTAAACGGCGTTAGATACGAATTAGTCGTACGTAACCTTGGCATTTAGTTTAATGTTAGTAATCTTCCAGAAGGTTGTGTTGGGTATTAGATTGTAAGGTGCGCTAGGCACGAATAGGATATCGCTACAATTTCACAAGGTGTGCTTAGTAGTCCTGTCTCGAATGCGTACAGTGCAGAATATAATGCTTCTGGTAGTAATGGGGATTACTAGATTACAAAATATCACACATATTGCCCAACGGGATTTTTAACAACATGTAAATTTATAGAAGGGTATGACTGCCCAAATCATTTGTCTGAAGATGGGAAAGCTGATGGTGCGCAATGTATGACAAACATAGATAACGATGTTTTATTACAATTTGCATCTAAAGAAGTTTCGTATTAGCCAGAATACTTTAAACAATTTATAAAGGATAAGAAATACTATATATAGACTCCTTTATACTTATTTGGCGCTAGAGGGGATTATAAATTTAACGATGATATATACGATAGCCCAAATAATAGTATGTACGGAGATCTTAAAAGCGACATTACAGGTAACAATAATTGGAAATTTATAATCCCTGGTATATCCAATTGCAGCATTCCGACATATAACGAAAATTCCAACGGAATAAATGCTAATGGAGTAACAGTTGCTAAAGATAGATTAAAGTTTATTCCGTATTTAGACTCTGCGTTTAATGTTGATATGTTTTATAGGGTTAATCCATAGGCTTTTAAAGCAAACAATTCAGGCAGTGTTGGAGGATACGGAAATAGTAGATCATACTCTTATGCTTTAATAAAAGATTGTATATTAGATTTTGATAGGCTGTATACAGAAAAAGAATCTAAGGCTATTGCTAGAACTGAAAAAGTTGGTAAATATATTATTCAAAAAGCGTTTGGGTATATTAAATTGTACGAATCCAGTAAAACTGCTTCTAGCTTACTTGGTTCATCTATGGTTAATTTTAACGTTTAGGATAACAATAGAATAATATCTGATTTTAAAATCGCAAACCATGTAAGTTGGAATGAGGTGTTTAAAAGAAATTTTAATAAAAACGATGAAGAGCAAGCTTCTTCTAAATAGTTTATTAACACAGCAATTTCTTCTGGAGGAAAATTATTCACCAACGTTATAACTGGTGGGCTGTGTTCTGATTTAGCATCAAATATAATAAGCCAATTTGATAGTGCAAGTGGAGGATTCAGTGGAGACGCTACCGGTACACACGGAAAAGAAAAACGTATATGCTGGGGAACTGGAGGGAAATGCTTGTTGCTTACGTGTGAGAATACCGATGATTATATAACAAATGTTAAAGGTTGTGCAGAAAACCAAACGTTAGATAACTACAACGGGTCAATATATCCTACTACAGAGTACGCTAAGTATAACGGAATTGTGAAGCCAAGTATGCTTGGAACATATTTGTGTAATTTTAGACAAGAAGTAACTCCATATGGTGGATATTCTTTTGTAAATAGGCTGGCTAATACTTATTATGGTGACGGCGATTATTTTGACGCTGGGACGACTGGGTGGGTTGATGTGTATAATGGAGATTGCAACATAGAATTATTTGAATACACATCAATGCATAAAATATATGGTGCTTATACAGAAAAAGGTGGAGGTAGTTTAAAATTGCCTAATACACATATGATAACTTATTCCATACCAACAGAGTCAAATATATGGTGCAAATTTCAATATGGGTGGCAGTTTAGTATAAATGCACAAGATAACTATGCGTCATTTATATAGGAAGAGCCATGCGAAATAACAGAAGCTTATATGCAAGAAGACCCTCAATTTGTTTACAATTCTGTATACAGTGTATAGAATACTAGTAGCCCAAAAGTTATATACGATGATCTTAATCAAAATGATTATAATAAGATTGTAGACACAAGGATATATTATTCTGATTTAAAATAGAGTGATGAGGTAATTGATAGCTGGTGCAAATTTAGGAGCTCAAACTTTATAGACGTAGATCAAAAATATGGGCCAATAACAAACATCTACACATTCAAAAATACTCTTATATTTTACCAGGAGCAATCGTTTGGTGTACTTAGCGTAAACGAGAGAAGTGTAGCAACGGATAACTCTGGTCAAGATATCGTACTTGGCACCGGCGGTGTGCTTGCTAGATATGATTATTATAGCAATACGTACGGTATGCATAAGTAGCAGTTCTGCTCTGTCTCCACAAATGGTGGTTTATACTGGTTCGACAGTCATAACAATGTCATTTGTATGTTTGACGGATAGAGTGTCGTCCAGTTATCTAAGCAAGGAAAGGTATAGAATGTTTTAAACAAATATAAGCACAGCGGGTTACCAAGAATGTTTTATAACAATAGATATAACGATGTTATATTTAACGTTTTAAAAGATGGGATGCAAATCTCTTATAGCGAGATGCTCGGTAGGTTTACATCTATACTTACACTCCCATTTGATGGTGTTATACAATTCTTTAATGGCGAATATCTTGTTAAAAAGAATAAGTATATAGATATATATCAGTATGACTATTTGGACGGGTTCCCTAAGTCTACAACGCAGCAATTATTAACATGTTCCGTGCAATACGTTGTAGCACAATAGCCATTAGTAACAAAGGTGTTTGATAACCAGGAAATTGTTACATACGAGAATCTGTAGGCTAACTCTCCGATTTGCGACGAAGGCGATTATTTTTCAATTAATCATAACTATACATGGAAAACTGAGTCTCAAGAAATTTCGTCTACACTTGAAGGATAGATTACGTTAAGAGAAAATAACCATAGATACGCTATACCTAGAGCAGGTGGGTTGTTTGGTAATAGGCCTAGAGGCAAGGTTATGTTATGCAGTATAGAAGATATTAAGCCAAACCCAGCTGTTGCGATACAGTATATAGTAACTAAATATAGATAGTCATGGAGCTAAGATAGAGAAAAAGAATAAATAATCTTCCAAAGTTTTATAGCGGAACAGATCTTGCTGCATTAGACGCAAAGGTTGGGCTTGGGCAGCAAAATACAGCAAATGATCTTACGAAAATGATTGGTGGTAACGCGCCGATTGGGTCGTCTATAGCCGGCGGTGGTAGTTCTAGTGCATCATTTAATATAGGGCAAAAGCCTTTTTTGAAATGGAATCAGTCTGGAGGTATTAAAACTGGAGGATTTAACGCATCAAATATAAATGCAGCTGGGGCTATCCAGGGAATAGCAGGTATGATTGGTGGGTTTAATTCAATGCAAAACGCTGTGAAAGGCGATAATGAATTAATGGCTTAGTCTGGACAAAGAACAGACTAGGCTTTTGGTGTTAATTATCAGGCGCATAATGACATTAATAGAGACAAGGCAATGGCTGATATATAGTCATCAAACAAAGCTAATACGTTAGGTATGGTTGGTTCTGGAGCAGCTGCAGGCGCAGCTATAGGATCTGCGTTTCCAGGACTAGGAACGGTTATTGGCGGTGCGGCAGGAGCTGTTGTTGGTCTTATTGGAGGATTATTTGGTAGCAAGAAAGCTAGAGAGAAACAACGCAAAAAGATATTTAATGCCCAATAGAAGGTAAATTTAACGAATTAGATTAATCAGTCATCGGCCGCAACAGAAGGTCTTACATAGCAATACTATTTAGACAATGGAAATACGTACGATGATGTGTTATACGCTAACAGAGGAAAAGATTTAAGAAGACCAAAATATGTTAAAAGGAAATAAAGTATGGACCCCTAATGGTTATTAGGCTGGTCCAGTTAATAGTTTAGTCGGTAAGGGGGAGTCTATTATAGACTATACCAATGGTACCGGCACTCTTGTAACAAAGGGTAAGGTTGGCGTAGATAATCAACCCAGTTCAGTTAGAAGAGATGATAATAATGTTATAGCTGGTAATGATATAGATTGGAGCAACGGTATGAAATTTTCAGACTAGGTAGCTCCTCTTACAGCCAAACTCCAAATGTATAACGGAATCGAAAAGAGGGTTAACAAGAAACCTGAACTCAGCTCGCTGTCTAAACAAACAATGGAGCTTTAGAAGAGTCAGTTAGATCGCGCTAAAGCCCCTATTTTGCAAGCTATGAAGAATATTACAGACAGACAAGAGAAATAGCATTAGGTTGAAGATTATGCGGCCTATGTAAAAGCTAACAGAGGTATGGATAAATTTGACGAGGGAAAGAGCTTTTGGAGATCATATACAACAGGCGGTAAAGGTAAGGTGTCAAATCTTATGCTTGATGCAGGATACGCTTTTCCGGCATTATTAGAAACATAGATGCTTAATCACTGGCGTAGAGAAAATCCTGTTATGCCAAATATCTACGCGGCTAACAGATATGCTCCAATAGCATTGCAGACTATGGCTGGTAATAGAATGTCTGCAAATCCTGTACTTGAAAAGCTGTACGCACAAGATAGACAAGCTGCTTATTAGTTAGCAAACGCCGGTGGTTATACAGGTGGTCAAAGATAGGCTAATAGAACAGCTTTAGCTTTAGGTAACTAGAGAAACATAGCTGATGCTCTTATGAATGTACAGGAGAAGAATATCGGTTATAGAAATGCTTATGCAGAAATGGCAGCTCGACTTGGTGATAGTGATGCTCAAAGACAGCAATAGGCTAATCAGTATGGTTGGGAAGCTTACAATAAAGCTCATGGTGCTAAGACCAAGGGTATTGAAACCCATTTAGCTAATCTTGGTCTTATTGGGCAAAAGTGGTTGTCTCAACGTATTAAGAATAAGTAGTATGGAGATATTCTTGGTATGTATCAGCAGGACATAGATAACAAGAATGCTGCTTTAAAGACTATCTATGGTATTGACAGGGATAAAGGTGTCAATACCAGTAATACGCAAGGTAATAACACAGGAGTTTATACTGGTGGTACAGTTGGTTAGAGATAGTCTAGAACTAGTGTAAATCCAGACGCTATGCCTGGTACAAAATCAGCAGTTCCTACAACACTAAGTAGTTCTATTGGTAATATTGCTCCAGGATGGACTCCTGGTGGATATAGATTTATATCACCAAACTAGCAATACGCTATGAATAAAGCTGTACAAAATAGCCAAAAGGCATTAGCTACTGCTAGAAATAAAGAAGCGTTCGATAGACTAATGTATGGAGACTACGGATCTGGTAGAATTAATTTTAATAACACATTGAAAGGTTCTTTGTACACAAATGGATCATATCTTAACAGTTTACTTCCATTTGAATGGTGGGCAGGGCCTGATGGAGAGTTTGCTCCTAGATAGCAATATCCTTTAACTTGGGGAGATTATGTATCATGATAGGAATGTATGATGAACCAGTAGCGGTCCCTATTATAGACCTACTGGATAGCAATATGATGTCACAGTACATCAGCGCTGCAAGAGAACAATATAATTAGGCTGTATAGGAATAGAAGGATTTCGCTAAGGAGTTTGGGGACTTATACAGCCCTAGTGCTAGTTTAAATAAAGCTTACTACGATTAGACCAAAGGTAGAGTTAATGCTGGTCTTAACCACCTGTATTAGAATGGTATAGATCCGCTTAGATCTGCTGAGGGTAGAGCTTACATAGCTAAGATTATTAGAGAAGCTCCATATGATAAAATTTCTAAATGGAAAGCTGACGCTGATAATATGAAGACATTCTAGAAAGCTGCCGCTTCTATGGTTGCTGAAGGAAAGCTTACTCAAGATTAGCTTAATTGGCAAATGCAGAAGTATGGGTTGGATTACGATAAATTTGATCCATATACTCAAAACTGGAACACTTTAGCACCTACAAAGATGGATACACTCGAAGATCTCACAAAAATCCCGTATAGTGTACTTAAACCAAGTAATCTTACACAACAGTAGGTTGAAGCTATGGGATATAAGTATGACCCAAAGAATGATTATACTGGTATTACAGATCAGATGATTATGGATACAGCCGGTAAAGCAATACCTTCTGTAATGTCTATAGCAGCCGGCGAATATTACTACGACAAAGCTAAACAACAGCTTCAGTAGGCTGGCGTAACTAACCCTACAGATGATTAGGTTAAACAACAACTGCAAGGTACAGTAGCACAACTTTGGGAAGGTAAGAAGAATATAGCTTGGGATCCAAATAAATATTCTTTACTTAACTATCAGAACACACTTGCAGATCAACTTGATGCAAGTAAATCGGCTAGAGATCTTGCTAATCAAAAGGCTCTGATTGATTATAAGACAGAAGATGATGCTAAAAGAGTGTCCTTGGGTATAGATGGGCATGGATCTTCTGGAGATAATTATAAAACAATATTTGATACAGCAAGAGAGTAGCCATATAAACCTGTTACAACATCAGTAAACAATCTAAGAGAAAATGGTGTTACATTGGTAGATCCTGATGCGCAGTGGACTGAATACACATAGTCTCAATCATAGGGCGACGGTAACAACAAGTAGAGACAATCTGCTAAATAGCAGATTGTTACTGTTAACGATGGACAATATATAGCTAAGTCCGGAGCATTTAAATAGTTTAATGAAGGTAGATCTGACAATGTTAACTATGGACTCTATAAGAAGCCTGGAAGAAAAATTACCGCAACAGTAACATCTGGTCCTACATATAACAAAAAGCTTGACAAGTATTATATCAAAGCCAATGTTATATCTGTGGATAACAATCAGTCAGCTGGAACAGTTGGACAAACAATATGGGTCGAAGTTAAACCTGGATATATAGGGAAGGCTCCTAATAAAGCAAATTAATTAAATTATGGCAAACTACAATTTACTTAAGTCCCCATCAGAGGACTATTTTAGAGGATAGGCTAAAAGATTTGGTATAACACTACCAAATCAACGCCAATCCGTTCCTAATAAAAGGACTTAGGCTAATGTACCAAGTTATATATCAAGGCAATCTGGCTCTAGATTGGAGTCTGACATAATGCCTCATGGAGAATGGTATAAGCCTAGTCAAAAATCTATTCAGAGACAGAAAGATGCTATAGCTGAATATGATTGGAACAAACATATTGATGGCTTATACAAGAAACAATATCAGTCAAACAGACAAAAGATTGATGCTCAAGATGATTCAGAAGGCATGCTTTCTGACGCAGCTAAAGAGATGCAAACATAGCTTGAGGAAGATAAGCTGTTTGAGGACTTTAAAAAGACTGACATCTACAAAAATTCTGTTGGCTCTGATATTGGCGGTATAAATGAACTTGGAAAAGATAGTTTTCAATTCACATTGTGGAAGATTGGCTAGAGAATTGGCTTGTTTTCAAATCAGTCTAGCGATCTTGGAATTGAAAGCACAAAGGGTAAAATTGCTCTCGCACAAACAGACCAAGCAAAAGCAGATGCTTGGGCTAAACGTGAACGATTAAGAAGAGATTTAAAGTCAAAGAAGGACCAATGGAATTATCTTAAAGCTAACCCAAAAGCTCAAGTTAAAGGAGATGCATGGAAAGATACGTATCTTCTTGGACAGGATTTACTTAAGACTTATGATTAGTTACAAGATAAAGACCTTAATGAGTTAGCTGATGCTTACAAAGCCGCATGGATGAAAGAGCATAATGGAGACGCTACTGAAAAAGCTTGGAAAGATGCATTTAAAAACGTTCTTGGTTTAGATAATGCAGTCACAAATGCAGCTTCTTCTATCGCTGGATGGGTATCTAGTTTTATTCAAAATAGAGCAAGAGAAGCTGGTATGGCGAGCTCTACTATTAATACATTTGATGGTACAGATAGATCTAAAGAACAGATGGCTAGAGATTGGATTGATAATTACAATAAATAGCTGTCTGATAGATTTGAAAAAGCGCACGCTGGAATGGATTTAGCGCAAAAAGAAACTGAAGCTAAACAATTTAAACAAAAAAGACAGCAAGATTTAAATGATTACAAAGAAACCCTTGATGATCAAATGCGTAGAGCTTCAAAATGGAAGAAGTTCTGGAATGTTAGCAAGCATGCTGAGAACCTAGCTAATATACATGCCGACGATGATCTTTTAACACCAGATTACTGGTTATGGAATCTACCTTAGCAGATGGGTTCTTCTTGGTCTTCTGATACAGGAAATATTGGTAATCTTATTACAACTGCTGGTACCGTTGGTTCTTTTGCTTTGGGTGCAGCTGGTCATCCAGAAGCAGGTTTTGCATTGTATAATGCTGCTAATGCGGCAGCTCTTCCATTTAATCTATAGGGTGCAGAAGATGAGAACTACGCTGAAATTGCTCAACGTTGGACCTAGAACTATCAGTAGAATCTTAATAAGTATGAGGCACAGGAAGCATTTGGTAAAGCTAAAGGTATCTCTGCGTCATACAAAGATCTTCAAAAGCAATCTATAAAGTTTGCTATACAAAACGGCATGTCTAAGAAAGATGCTGAAGAAAGATATGATTTAAAGACGTAGCAAGGAAAGGAAAAAGTTCTTGGAGATTATTTGATGGGTATTACAAAGAGTAATGATCCTCGCTTGTCTAAAGCTAAGCTTGGCACCACTAAAGGTCTTGAGTAGCAGTTTATGATAGACAACGTTAGAACTATGGGTACAGAAGTTGTACAAAACGTTATATCGTATGTGCAACCTTGTAACAGCCTTTCTAATCTATACCGGCAAGCTGTGTATAAGCTTCCAACAACTAAGCTTGGTGCAAAACTTGCTACAAGTAAAGCTGGTAGATTAGTTATAGGAACAGATTATGCTCTTGCTGGATTAAATGGTGCAGTTGAAAACAAATTTGCACAAGCCGGTCAGTATGTTAACTCTCTTACAAGCGCAGCTGGCAAAACAGGAGCTAAGATTGGTTCTATAACAATGGACGTACTTGGAGGTGGAGTATTAGGGCACTATGTTGGTGCTGGTATCGGCACTGCTGTAGGAGAGACAGCTAGGGGCATTAAAGGACTTGCTAAAGAAGTAATGCCCCAAGCTCTTAAGGACGCCGGCATTATGGCTAGTGAGGCTATTGCAAAGAAAGCTGAAGCTTTAGCTACAATGGTTGGCGCTAAGACACTAAAGAGAAAGTTATTGAAAGCTGCAGTTAAGAATCCCAACACAATGGCAGTTTTGAAGATGCTTAATAAATATGGAGTCAACACTGTTAGAGCTGGTATTATAGATAGGGCATCCGAAGGTAACGAAGAAATTGTGCAGTAGTTGAATGCTAATGCTGCTTAGGAATTCGCTAAAACGTACGGCTACGGATCAGCTGACTTACTTAGCCTTGCATTCTAGGATATGGCTCATAGCAAAGAGGTTGCAGACTTCTATAAAGGTATGTTTGGTCTTGGAGAATCTGAGCTTTATAACGACATGGAGATGCTATCAAACTGGCGAGGTGGTTTTGCTATGGGTGGTATGCATCCTATGGTGGTAATGAATATCTATCATGCTGTTAACGATATAAAGAATACAGTACAAGTAAAGGACGCTATAATGCACAGCGCTCTTCTCGACAGAGAACAAGGAAAGATGAACAGAGCTAGCAATGCCGTTATCTCAGACCAGATCTCTAGGGGAAGATATAATTAGCTGACTACTGAAATACAGCAGCTTAGAGAGGCTGATTTAAAGCGAGAAAGACCACGTTTTGGTGAACAATATTGGAACGACTTGCAGTCTAATGTAGAGCGTATTGCAGCACTTGTAAATAATAAGCAGATTGAACAACAATATCGCCTTAAAGGTATCAATAAAGGCACCGAGCAATATAATGTAGCAATAGCTGATAGAGCTAATATAGAACAACAGTTGGCTGCTAATAGAAGAGCTTAGTAGGAAGCAGAGGTTAGACTACAGTAGATTTATGATCAACAAGGTTATCAAAATCAGGTGGAACAAGCCGTAAATAGACAAGAGTAGTCAAGAGACCATATGTTAGCTGCTATAAATGCTGCAACAACAAAGACTAGGGCAGTTGAGTCTTACATTAACAGAAAGGTAGAAGAGTATAAGAAGTCACTCGATACTGCGGCTCTACCAAAAGAAGAGGTAGAAAAATCTGTAACAGAATATAAGGAATCTATCAAAGATGAGGCTAACGAATACGGCGAAAGGTTTGTAGAGAACTCTCAGAGAGAAGAACATGCTAGACACGTAAATAACTTCTAGAGAAATTCTGAGGCTCATAATAGAATGAAAGCCTTGCTTACTCTTAGAGCTAAGATGAATTCTATTGAAGATATTTTTAAGTTTGCTCACGATAAGCTTGGTTTAAAGACAGTTAGACCTGATGCTAAGTTATTGTCTGCTAATATAGATAAGTAGATTGCTCGTGCAAAGCAAAACTTATCTAAAGCTTATAAGAATTTCGATGAGAAGTCTACAGATGAACAGACGTTACAATTCTTGAATAGCTTTAGCGAGTCTGTTGGATTTAATGACGACGGGATTCAAGAACTTGAGCAAGCTATGGCTATGTATACAGCTAATGAGTCGTTACTTAATTCTACATTATCTATTCATACAGAAGGTGTTACGCGTGATGCCTATGGTAATCTCGAGTACAATCCAGACGAAATTAGATATCAAAGAAAGTAGGCTGAATTAAAGTAGAAGCTTGGTAATAAATACAAGCCAGAAGAGCATAAAAGGGCAGCTGCTAAAGATGGTTCTAAGAGCAAACTTAATGAGCGTATCACAAAGATTATTGACGCAAATAAGCAGAACGAAAACATCGACTGGATGTTGTCTGACATATATGCAGGTGACGCTGTAACAAAGCTTACAGAGGGCTATTAGAATGATATGCTTAAAGCTGCCGAAGAAGACGTAAAAGACATCAATGAACAAGCTAAGTAGGCTGTAGACACTACAGAAACATAGTAGAATCATACGGCTACTACAGGAGAGCTACAGAAGCATGCCGAAGAATACAGGCGTCGCAGAGATAAAGCTAGAGAACATTATAGGAAGAAACGCAAGGCTAGAAGAAATAAAGCTAGAGTGTCATTCTTCCTTGGTTTCGACGAGCTTGCCATGCAGTCTTTTGACGGTCTTATGGAGAATGCCAAAGTAGGCTTCTATAAGTTCGAGTAGCTTTATAATGATATAAAGACTATCCTCCAAGAAGAGACTGGACAAGATGGTGGACCATCTGTGTTAGCTTTGGCTAAAGCGATGTACATTCGCCATTACCTTACATCAACACGTAAAGAAAAGGAGAATATGAATACTCCTATGGATGTGTAGTTTTATGGTGCATAGGTTGCTACTCACGCTTCGCAGGATACATCTTTTGATGGATATAGGAGAGCTTTGAAGCAACAGCAAGATAGAGCTCTTATTCATTGTTTTCATACAACTATTGCATACGACGACAATAATACATTACATGTATTTGAAAACATAGACGAAATAGATAGACTTGAAGAGCAATCACATTATCCAGAGATTGAGGAGAATGTAAATATCTCTGATAAATAGTAGATTCTCGGATATTTGGCTGATAATACAGATAGATTTGGCAGTCAGGATTACTCTAATATTATTGATTCTATATTCTCGCAATCAAACAAAGAAGAATTATTACAAGGGTTTGCTCATTATTTAGCATCAATAGATACAGCTTACTTTAATGCTCAATCTATAAGAGATGGTGAAACTATTAGAGAGATGGCTCAAGCTATAATGCTTGGAACAGATGATAGTTTTGCAGACAATCTATTGGATAACCCAAATGGTATAACTGAGGCTAAACGGTATGTTAAATCTGTTAGAGACAGAATGCTTAACGGTGGTCAATACAGAGTGCTCGACACAGATATTCCTATCTATGGTTATGACGATAAGGGTAGAGCTATACAGTCATAGGCAGATATTATACTTGTAGACAATGATGGGCAACTTCTTGTGATAGACGTAAGGTCTTCTTTTAGACCTGATTTAAAAGCTAGAATGCTCGGCAATCAAAAGGTTAATGATCGAGCTAAAGAAACGATGATCCAACATGAGTAGAGATAGCTTCAAAGATTAAATTAGATTCTTTATGATACATTTGGTTCTAATGTAGAAGGTACGTATGTAATGCCGTTCTATAATGATAGAACAGCACATCTTATTGTAGCCGAACCTGTATTTAAGGTTGAGATGCTTGATTTTAATAAACCTGTAACACCTTATTACAATAAGTCTAATGAAGATATTTCTAATGAAGTTGTTAAGCCTCTACAAGACAAAGTAAATGAATTAAAGGAAGATTATCAGTAGTTACTTGATAGTATTACAGAAGCTGGTGATAAACAATATTCTGATTCTCATGCATTTAATAATACGTACGATATATTTAAAGAAGGCTCAAATAAGGATGAATTATTGCTTCAGATAAGAGACCTCCATTCTGCCATAGAATCTATCCAGAGTTTGAAAGAAGACGCTCAGATGCGCTTAAATTAGCTATTACAACCTAAATAGCATGAGAATACAGTACTGGAGTTTTATCCAGAAGATGCATTTGATCACGTTATTGTAGATGAACAATATTAGGCTGGCCTTGATACTCTTCACGAAGTTTGTAAGAAACTTGATACGCTGTTAAGCTCTATTACGAATCTTAATATCACAACAGCAGACGAACGAGCCCAAGTTAATGAACTTATCTACTCTATATACGATGCACAAACAGCTCTTGATCAATTCTACGGTAGCGATTAGTTTAAAGTTGGCGATACTTTACCAGAACAGAAGCTTATAGCAGCAGCTATTAACAAACTTGTAAACAATAGAATGATGTATGGAGATGCTGCGAATAAGGCTTTACAGATGTGGTAGACTTAGTTTGCTTCTAATATAGGCAATCCTAGCTTTACTTATTTCAATAAGATTAAATCGTTCCTCGCTACATTTGATGGTGAGTTTATGAACAGTCTTGTTGGCAATAAGAGTTTACAAAGATTCTGGAGTACAGTAGTAAATAATTAGCTTAAGTTCTTAGCTGACAACGCAAAGAATGTATAGAAGACTAATACAGCTCTCGATGCAGCACTTACTGATACCATTTATGACGCAGAAGACTTTATTAGGGAATACAATCAAAGATTCCCTGTGGATCCAAACGTTGACGATGTACTTGATATAAATAATGCACAGAGCATCAACATGATCGACGATCAATGGAGAGAATTGTACAGCGATACAACTAAACACTTCCCCGCATTTAGAGCAAAACTTGACCCACATTATTTCTCTATAGCTCTTGATCCATATTTAATTTACCCAGATGCTTCTGGCAAGTCTGGTAACGCTGAGCTTGTATGGAGAAATAATGAAGTGTAGCTTAAACTTACAGACTCTAAGGGAAAGACAATCTTTATGACATTCGATCAGGGTAACGATACTGGTCCTAGAGGCGTAGACCCAGTATATTTTGCTAGAAAGAAAGCCGCAGATGCCGTATTCGTATAGAAAGTTAAGTATATGCTTGACTTTATGAAGACGCATCCTGGATACCATATAAGCATGAAATTAAGTCGTTCTAAGGGCTCAATTAAGAATGGTAGTGAATTGCGGCCTGTAAGTAAATTCTTATTTGCAGGAACGCTTAATCAACACGATTTGTATAACATTACATGTGATGCTGGCAATAGAATAGGTTTTCTTAAGACCACTCAAAACGTGAATACCGGCGATGTAACGAAGATGGTGTACGGCGGCCCAGAGTTATCAACTCTAATCAACGGTTTCGATCTCGAATATGTAAAGCGTACAGCCATAACACAATCTGGTAATATTGTATACTTCTACGATACTGGTCAGGTAGAAAAAACTGTAGATAATAGATGTATTGGTACACCGTTAATACAACCTAAGTTTACAGCTGGTCAAGGTGGCTAGGCTAATAAACTTGCCGACCTTATCTGGTATAAGTGTTATCAAGGTTTGAATGAGTATCAAGGTTATTCTATAGACGACTTGCTTAAGCAGGTTCTTTATATTAAGGCTGACAATAAAGTCTTGAATGAGAAATACAACTCTATAGAAGGTCTTGTTACGTTAGATCCAGCCAATAAGAGAGTTATCATAGGTAATGTTATTTACCCTACGTAGAACCCTAATGTAGATTATGCTAACATCTACAACGCTCTATGTAATATGTATATGACGAAAGATGCTGCGTTTGTTCAACAGAACATGCAACAATATATACAATCATCACATAATAGCGTATTAACTAAGCTTAATGCACAATATGCATCAAATCCAAATCTCGATAAAGTAGAATTACCTAACGGTCTTACATTTACTCGAGAAGACTTTACTCATGATGGCAAAGGTACCACTGGTCTTGGGTATATGCTACGTAATGGTTATTTAATGTCATATGCTGCTAAACTTGATCCACCTACAGTATATGTAGATAATGTAGAGCTCGTACAAGATCATCCAGATGATAGTGCTCAATAGGTATCCAAAACAGTTGCTAAACAAGATATTCAAGAGCAGTAGAAGGAGATCGAAAGTTCCTTTATAGACTTGTTTTACGAACAAGATTTGTCAGAGTTTGAAGGATAGAAAGAAAAACCTTCGTTTGCTAATGCTGTTGATGAGTGGGTTAAAAAAACTACTGGTATTACTCCACAGTGGGTAGAAAGTGAAAGATTATCTGATGTAGCTTACAAAAAGAATAGCGCCGTACTTGCTAAATGTACAGACGCTGTTATCCAGATGTCTAATTCCGTTCCTTACACCATTGGTTTCCACGAAGGATTCCATAGAGCTTTAGAATTACTTGTAGAACCATCTGTTAGAGAACAAATGTACTCAGCATACAGAAAGTCTCACCCAGATGCTGCTACAGAAAGAGATGTAGCTGAGGGTTTGGCTGATTTATTCGTTGATTATATGCTCGGCACAAAGGATGCTAATACAATAAATAAACAAGGTTGGATTAAGCGAAGTGTAAAGAAGGTAGCTAATAGATTAAGTATTCTGTGGCATTACAGAAATAATGCTAAAACAATCCTCACTTTATTCAATGACATTAAGTCTGGTAAATACGCAGACAAGCAAGTAAGCAAAGAACAGCGTGATAGGTTTAAGAAACTATTTGGAGAAGATCTGCACTATGAAATAAATGGTCGTAAGTTTGATCATATAGGTTCCGCAGCTGAGAAAGAGCATATGGCTAGAGCTCTTGGTTATATCATAGTAAAGTCAGCTAAAGATGCTACAGATATATATGATGCTGTACACAACTCTTCGGAACTTCCTATTAAATATATACCAATGAGAGTTATAAATAATCTTATTGGTGAACCAGGCTCCGTTAAGCCTGTTTTGAACGGACAATATATGTCGATGAGTGCGGTTACTCCTACGCAGCAGGCGTTTAGGGAGATATTCTATGCCGAGCTTAACGATAAAGGCGAGGTTGTATTTCCTAACTTCTCTGCAATATCGAAAGAAGTATAGAAGTATCTTACTGAAATAATGGACGCTTATGATGGAAAATACAAGCATGACGATGATTCCGAAACTAGTGATCAGCAAGAGAATGATTATGGTAAATCTATTGAAAGATACGATAAGTCTTCATTTGAGTTTAGTAAGCTTGATTCTGTAAGTAAACCAGTAAAGATGTTCTTTGCTACAATACCTTACTACAAATTTGACGATAACGGTAAACTAACACTTGATACATCTAAGAATATGTACGGGGTGCCTACATTTATGCCCATTAAGTAGGTGTTTAATGTGGTGGTTAGTAAATTACATGACGTTAAAACGCCATTGGATTTATTAAATAGATTACAAGAGTTGTCTACGTAGAACCCTATGTATATGGCTATATATCAAAAATACAGTGATCTATACAATTCTGTTTACACATTCAATGATGACGATTAGCTTGAAAAAATAGACTTTGACAAAGAGGCGCTTATGGTACAAATCTTTACATCCATTAAAGGTCATGAGCATAACTTTATTATCGGTAGATCTATTCGTAATAAGAATGGTGGCGTTGAGGTTAAAATATCTGATGCAAACTTTGATAGAGACGCTAGAATGTACCCTAAACTTTGGAATTCATTCTTATCGTCTGGTCAATCAGGTTTGTTACAGAGATCAGTTGGACAGAATGGGCAATTACTTCTTTCTACAAAGTACAATACAAAAAACACTTAGGTAGATATGCCTACAACTGTAGCTAGAAACGCCTTTAGATTCATATCTCAGTTCTTCTCAGATTTGCAATCGTAGATATTGAATGATTCCGCTAGTGAGTTTAAAATAAACGGTAGAGTTAGAAATGCGGCATCTAATAGCGATATCGAAGTACTTAAGGATGATATATGTAAAGAGTTCAATATGCTTGGTATTAACTTTACTAAAGAAATGCTCGATCATATGTTGTCTACAAAGTACAATGGTGTTGGTAGAGATGCCTTAAAGAAGTGGATTACATCTACCGGTGTGTCTAATATTAACAGCTTTATTGATGCCGTAGGAAAGGTTGTTCAAACTAATGGTTATACAACACAGAAAGCTGTAGACGAAATATTTAAGACTGGTTTTGTTAGTGAGCTTGGTAATTGGGCTGGAGCTTATATGAAGATTACTACAGACAAAATGTCTAATGGTATGGATGGCACTAAGTTGTATAATGAGTCTCAAAACAACAGCATTAGTAACACTACTGAGAATCTTAATAGTCACGATAAGAATAATATGGTAGTAAAGACTATATTGTAGTCTAGCTATAACATAATGAACAATAACGGTGTTAATATGGGTTCTATTGTTGCTAAGCAATTGTAGAATGGTGAAGATTTTAATATTAGCATTTACACTCCTATTGGTTTTAAATCTGATAATCGTGGCGATAATGGTTCTAAATATAGTAACCTTGCAGAAGCTGAAGACTATATTAATAAGTTTGCGATGCTTCAGAATGGATATTGTATATTCCCAACGCTTGCAGATAAAGGTACATATATGGTTCTAGGTGGTATAAATATACCAGGAATGGAATTTGGTTAGGCTGAGAATGGTGTTTATACAGTATCAGGCGCCCCAAAGATGGTATTCTTGGATAGTATACACTACTATTTGCAGCCTAGTCAGTCTGTATTAAATCAATTTATCGACTACGCTTATACAGAACGTGAAGCTATTCTTGATTGTAGAGAACAACTTGGTTTACATGTATATAATCCTAAGGGTTTACCAGTACTGAACGACGAGGATAAGATAATGAATTACCACATCGGTAAGAAAGGTAAGCAGCCTGGTGGTATTCAGTTTAAATCACTTACAACACTTAGAGTATACGAGGATGGTTAGATTAAGCGTTACGAGATAAGTAAGATGTCTCCAGACGAATAGCTTAAGACTCTTAATGAGCAGTTCTTTGATAAATCTAGAGAAGAACAAGAATAGATAATGTCCTTAACTCTTCAAGAGCAATATGAAAACGAAGTAGATAAAGCCGTTAGCCTTGGTATTGTTTCAAAGGACGAAAAGTTTGGTTATCTTGGGCTTAACAATATAAACCTCAATTAGAGCCAAATAGACGCCGTAGAACGTACTTTGTACACTTAGATGCATAAAGACCTTACGGATAAAGGAATAACGCCTAATACGCAAAATTTGCAGCGTACGGCACATAGTATGGCTATAGCTGCTATTCTGCAGGATGCTACGAATAGAGCTATTATTTCTTCTGAGGAAAGCTTACGATTATATATTGGTAATCCTGGTTTCTTTAAGAATGTAGAAGATATTCAAAAGCGTATTGGTGGTCTTGTGTCTACCGGTGATGATAACGTTACATCTTTACCAAACTACGATGGTTCTGATGGAGAACTTTATAGGTGTGCTGAAATATCAGACTATGAGGTAGCTTCAAATGCTGATATTATGAGCGAACTTCAAGAAAGAATGCGCGATGGTGAGTTAAGGGAAATCTACGGAAACCGTTACGGTTTTAATGGTGTTGATGATTTAGATATTGGTGCAGTAAGAGCTAGGCTCGTAGATGATTTTGGTGAAGATGCTGTTAAAAAGATTGAATCTAGAGCCAATAACTTCTATGAAGCTTATACTGGCGGTATCAATGTAGCAGATGGTGCATCTTATATTACAGCTGATATGTGTAAGAGAATGCTTAGAGCTAGAGGTGCATTAACAAATGATGTAGCTAAAGCTATCAATATTCTCGAAAGCTCAGACAAGTATTCTTGGATGGATCAAAAAGATGCATACAAGCTCATCTATGATAAAGTAAATCTTGTTACAACTAAATATACTGCTTACGGATTTAGAGATCATACAACGAACGGAAAGAAGGTTTCTAACCTATCTGTGCCATACTATAACAAGTTTGCATTGTTCCCTATATTCGATTGTATAGCTACTGGTAAACTTAAGAATGTGTACGATAAGATGAAGGAGAATAAGATTGATAACCTCCTTATGACATCTGCGGTAAAAGTTGGTCTTCAAGGTCATTCTGAGTTCGATGGTGAAACCATTAGTAAACCTTTAAATGTTTATACACAGAGACTTTCTGCGCTTCGTAGACAGCTTAATACAGACCCTGAGGAAGGTGATGTTGTAGCAGCTGGTACACAGATGATTAAAGTTTGTTTATCTAGTTTACGTCTTGATAGAATGTATGGCGATATGACTGGAGAATAGCTTAGAGATAAGCTTATGGGTTCTATTAATAAACTTTCTAAACTTGGTGTAGATAAGTTTAAAGATAGATTCTATTCTAATGGTATTATAGATCAGAAGAAGCTTAGCGAATATCTTATCGAACAGCTTGGTACTAGAAATGCTAATAAGAATCTTATAGATGCTCTTACTTATAATCCAGAGACAGGATCAATGAATGCACCTATTGCATCTACAGCTGACGCTAGTTGGATGGAGTCTATGCTTATATCTGCAGCAAATAAGGATATTATTGATATTATGACTCCTGGTAGTTCATTTATTCAGAGATCTGTATTTGCTATTGAAGGAAAGAACGGAGAAGGTTCTATACAAGGCCAAGAGATTTATAATGGTAAAAGATTATAGATGATCAACGAAGAAGGTTCTATGGACGCCGTAATATCCATTGATTACTTCCAGGATATTCTTCCAAAGAACTTATCTTACAACGAGGCTAGACAATGGCTCTTAGATCATAATATAATCGGTGAAAATGCTACATCTAATACGATTGGTTATCGTATCCCTACACAGGCTCAGTCATCTATACATGCTTTACGTTTTGTAGATGTTGTGCCTGCTGTTAAATCTACAGTAATACTCCCAACAGAGTTTACTAAGATAACTGGTTCGGATTTTGATATAGACCACCTTTATTTGGCACGTTATAACGTCAATAATGAAGGTAAATATGAATTTGATCCCGAAAGCGCAGAAGGTTTACAGAATAGCATTATTGAAAGTATTCTTACTGTACTTAAGGATAAAAAGTCTCTCAACATCTTATATAAGTCTATTGATAATGATACAGAGCTTGTAACAAGTATTGCAGACGAGATTCCAGAACAAGGTAACACAAAGAGTGTAGCGTATAACTTTGGCACATTACATGAGTAGGTTACTCGTAAGAATGACTACATTACAGGTAAAACCGGTATTGGCCCATTTGCGCTGAATGTAACAAACCATATTCTTACAACATTGTATGGTGTTAAGTTTAAAGAATCTAGCTTTACAAAGGTAACAGGTATAACTGGTTTTGATTAGATTCTTGACGAAGATAACAATCAGATTTCATCTTGGTTATCAGCATTTATTAACGCACACGTAGATATTGTGAAAGACCCATATATCTCCAAGCTTAATGTAAACGGCTTTACGTACAATATGATTAACTTACTTGCTAGAAACGGTAAGGGCAAACAAGGACTTTATTTCTTGTGTCAACCTATTATTAGAGAGATGGCTAAAGCTGATATTGACGCCAAGTCTTAGTTCACTAGAGACCCCAAGGTGTTTAAATCTGCTTTCGAGATGAGAGATAAGAGGCTAGCTGAGATATTCCCTAGTGTAACTGGTAAAACAATAGACGACGATTATATAAAAGGCGCTACAGAGCCAAATAAATCTAAAGGTGAGCCTGCTAGACGAGCAGAAATAGTAAACTCTGTACTTAATAATATGGATATGCTTTAGAAGATAGCCAAGAATCCAGATTTGGTCTACGCTTAGACAGAAGAAGGAGAAAGAGCTAGGGTTTTCCAGGTTAACTGCTATATAGCCTGGAAATGTCTTGAGAAGTATTCTAATGCATTAAATAGTTTGGTGTAGTATACTAAGATTGATACTCGTAAACAAGGTAAGAATTTCCTTGAAATGCAAGCTTACCTTAGGGGGTACGAGAATCTTACAAACCCAGAAACTGATTAGCTGTTTGATATGGATTCTATTAACAACCTTATATACGGTACATGGATTGAGTAGAAGACAAGAGATGCTATTCAAGAGCCTATGAGAGTTATGTCTGGGCAATCATTCCAGGGAACTCCGTAGTTTATAGAACAACTTGTCAACCTGTCTGATGATTTTAAGTATAAAACAAATGATAGAGAGTCTGATTTGCTTAGAAACGCTAAGACCATGAAGAAGATATCGCAGGCTGCCAGTAGTTAGATTAAGGCTAGATACGCTCTTAGATTAGCCAAATCGTTAGGTATTGATGTTAAGGGTTTATTTGACGGTAACGCTACGATATTTGATAGGCTTAATTCTATACAGGCTTGCATTCAGCGCGATGCATATGGTCTTGGTAGATTAAAGGATAACTACTTATTATCTCATCTAGCTCCATACATTTAGGATTAGGATGTATTTGTAGCAGGTAAGATTACAAATAAGCCTAAGTTTATTAGCGTCATAAATAGCATGGATGAGAGTAAGATGTCTTCTGATATGTTTATAGAGTCTTGGGAAGAACTTCTTAACGACCCGCAAGCTAATGTAAGAAGATTTGCAAACGATCTCATATTATATGCAATACTTACATCTGGTGATACAAAGGGCTTTAATAAGATTGCAAAGTATATTCCTATGAGCTGGCTCGAGGCTAGGCATGATGAGAGTATAGTACCTTTCTCTGATTACATTAGAGAGCAACTTGAGGCTCCAGAAATTGATCATGATCTTATAGCTCAAAATAACTATATGGATAGCGATTTAATTAGTAGGGCTACATTTAAAGATTACTATTACGCTTTTAATGCTCAGTATTCTCCTGCCGTAATAATTAGTAAGGATTCTCATGAACATGATGCTTTGTATGTATCAGTTCGAAACGATGGAACAACATACAGTGATCCAACATCTTATACTTTGTATAAAAAAGTTGGAGAAGCTATGGTTAATGGATCCAAACGTGCAGTATATGCGTTATTACCTAAGAGAGGTTGGTCTGACAGAGACGGTCTTAATATATATGAGGCTGGAGATATAAATCTCAACGTAAACGGTATTCCGATGAGTCAAGAGATTATTGGGAACCAGCTTAATAAACTTATGATTTATCTTAGCCAAATGAAGCCAAACATTACTGATTAGTAGCGCAACAATTGGATGACATGGTTCAACCAAATGTACTATAACGCTAATTCAGAATATCCTACAATATCTAAAGCTGTAGAACAATAGAATACATAGAGTACTGTTGGTGAAGTAAAACTTGATGGTAAAGGTCCTTCTGGACAGACTATCTATATAAGCAAACAGCTATTCTATAAAGATCAGCCTCAGCAACACACTAATGTACAATATGTGTTTACAGATAACGCTCAGGCTTATGCTAAAGCACAGGGATTATCTATGCAAGGATTCGCTAATTAGAACCCAGTATTAAATGTAAGCTCTGGCGCTACTGGCACAAACCAAGCTTGTATTAGAACTGGTAGTGATGGTAAGGTTACTCCTAATGCATTTGGTCTTGTAGTAAAGGTTAATCAACAAGATGCTTCTGGTAAATGGCTTGCTAAAGACGGCTGTTTCTAGGATAATCAAGGCGATATAATGGCGTTTAAGTCGTGGGTAAATCATATGCTGTCTAGAATAGATAAGAATAAACCAATAGTATTCCCTGCCTCTATAGCTCTTGGTAAAGCAGCCCTTCCTAGAGAAGCAGCAGAATGGCTTAGTGTACAATTGCTGTCTAGATTTAACATTAAGTCTACAGTTCAAGAAAACACTAGAGCTGGTTATACTGGTTATGGATTATCTATAGAAGGTGTTGTAGACGATGATTACGCTAATACGTTAATTAAAGAAGAACAATAGAAGCAAGCTCTATCACAACTTAGGTTAACTAAAGAAGATATTGAGGAAGCTGAAAGAATTAGAAATCATTGCAAAGGAGGTAAATAATGAAAGAAATATGCCCTAATTTACATAATAAACAAGTAGCCAAAGAGTTTGGTGAGCTAAAAGATTTGTTTGGAGAAGAGACTGCTCATTTACTCTGGAGCAGAAATAATGGTTATAGTATAGATAAGGCGCCAAATGGCGCCGACTCTATATTATTTGGGGAACTTTTGCATGTAGCTAATGGTGATAGAACCCAGGCTCTTATATTGAAAGCAAAAACGTATTCAAACGAATTTTTTGATTGGTTTGGAGACTGGACATCTGACGATAAAACAAATGTATCTAAGGTTGTTGATAACAATGGAGAACCATAGGTAACTTATCATACAGTTGCCGGAATATATGATCCGTCTTTTAAAAAGTTCAACACGTATATAGAAGGAAGGCGAACTGCTATATATCATACTGATAGCTACGCAATGTCTGCCAGTTATAATAGTGTGTCATAGGAAATAGAAAGAGGAAACCGTCTTGGGCATTATTATCAAGACGATCATTATAGATATACAAAAATTAACTATCTTAATATAAAAAATCCAAAAGTATTAGACGCTGAAGGAAGAGATTGGAGATACGTACAGAAGTACGGAGATACATATCTATCAACAAGAAACGTTGAGGAAAAATATCTTCTAAAAAAAGACAAGAAAACAATAAACAGAGCTTAGAATTTATTAAAACTAATACAATCGAATGTTTTAACATACGATAAAGTTAACAAAGAAATAAAACACGGTAAATCTGTATTTGGCCTTTCGTTTATTAGAGACAATGATATAGGGATATTCTACTAGCTCGCTAACAAAACTGGACGTTTTGTTCCATTTAAAAAACACAAAGAAGAATTCAAATAGCAACTTACTAAATTTTTAAATGAAGTTATTTCTGAATAGCAATAGATTGAAGATTCGTAGTTTGATGGAATTATTATTAACAATGTAATAGATTATGGAAGTGGTTCCGAAAACGACTCTCATACAGTGTACGAATGCATATATAACTCTTAGGTGAAGTCTGCATTCAATAATGGATAGTTTTCTAATCCAGATGATATGTATGCGTCTCCTCAAGGTGACATTAATCTTGGAGCAGCAAAAAGATTGTCAAATATTCAACAAAAAGGTGATATATCTATATTATAGTAGTATCTAAAATCTCATAGAGACGGAATGTCTAGTACGGCGCTAAAGCTTGTTATGGCAGCTGTAAACAGATACTTTAACGATAATAATACTGGTATAACATATGAGATTGTGAGTAACCTTCCTGGAGGAGAGGCTGCTCATTACGATAGATCAAATAAAGTTATTCGTATAAATAAGAATGCTAATTTTAGAAACGAAAGTAAATCTACTACTCCGGAAGTATAGACAATTATACACGAAATGCTTCATGCTGTCACAGAGCACGCGATTAGCAACGATTCTAGGATAAGAAAGTCTTTTACAGACATATTAAATAAAACCAAGAAAGCTCTTGGCGAAGAAGCTAAAGATTATGGCTTATCTGATGTATATGAATTTATTGCAGAACTTAGTAATGCGCAATTTGTAGAAAAGCTCAAATCCATACAATATACTCGCAAATAGACGTTGTTTGACAAAATTAAACAAGCAATAAAGAAGATATATTCTCAAATATTCACAAGTTATAAAGATTTTATAGGTTCTAATAATGTGTACGAAGCTGCTGTTAATGATTTGTTTGCCGTAATGTCTCACAACGAGCAAAAGGAAGATAATATCGTAGACGAAGATATTAATGATAGACTGGCTTCTATACAGGCGTCTGAAGACAAAGTTAATTAGATACATCATAGAATAACAGAACTTTTTCAAGGGTTATATAAAGACTATAAGAAACAACTTAATAAGGGCGCTAATAGACAGCGTAGAGAGGATCAAATATGGTCTACTATACAAGAACTTAAGTCCCAAGAAAAGAAAGAGTCTTCAAGAATAGCTATACAGTCTGCTTTAAAGACTATTGGTGTATTCGCAAGAGATCCAATTAATAATACTATTTTACAAGCTCGCAGAGATACTATTTTAGGCTTCTTATAGGAATGTCAGAAGAATAATTTTGATAGCCTTACAGCTGAACAAATACACGATATGAAGTCTAATATTATAGATTTCTATAACGATCTTGTTAAGACGTTATCCGACAATCAAATTGATCTCGATGCTAGAGATTAGGCTGATGTTGATACGCTTAATGCTACAGTAAGATAGATTAATCAATTATGGAAAGATGCTGCACAGATTGTAGCAGATAAGATAGTTGATGAGAATGTAGATAAATACATTAATGAGTCTGAAGAAGAGAAAAACAAGATAAAAGCTGTAGCTAAAGATTGGCTTCATAAGAATGATATGTATGGAGACGAATCCAAGCTTACGTTATTCTTTAATTATTCTAGACAAAATAGCCCTATTATACGCCAGGCGTTCTAGATGATACAAGACGCAGACTAGTAGACCAGAAAAGATTCCCTTCCTGTTATGCAATAGATAGCTAAGGCTTTTAATAAAGCTAATTCTATTATAGATGATCTAACTCCAGGAAACTGGCAGACCATGTTGATGGAAAGATATACAGACGGTCCTAAGAAAGGAGAGTTTACTGGCTTATTTAGATCCGCTGTTAATAGAGGTTAGTTCAAACAAGACTAGGAAAACTTTAAAGAAAAACTTAATAAAGAATGGCAAGATAAGTATGGTTATTTCTACTACAAGGATCCTATTACAGGAGAAACTTTAAGAAGTGACACAGAGTCATCTGTAGAAGAAGAACAATGGATCGGAGATAAAGAACCAAGTTATGTAACATATCAAAGAAGATATGAGGAGTGGCTCTGTGACCACGCTCACAGAAGATATTCTAAGACATACTTTATGGAGCGCCTTAGTAAACCTTATGATCCAAAGACTAGAACTGGTCACGGTTTGTCTCCAAGAACACTCTCTAGACAACAATATATACAAGATCAACTTAATTATCTATTGCAGAAGTGCTCTGATAAATAGACCGGTTTGTCTTATCCGGAAAAGCTTAATTCTCATGACTATCAAAAGTTATAGATGTGGAAGGATGCTTTACAAGATTTAGGAAATCCATTTGATCAAGAAGGTAATCTTAAGGATGGCGACGCATTACAAACAGCCCTTGAAATACAATCTTGGAACAACTGGCTAGCCAAACAAACTGATTATTCTACAGATTTTGAAGAGTTTGATAAAGAATATAAGAACATTGTAGACTAGATTAAAGCTGGAGAAAAGACTACGTAGGATCTATACAAGTTTATTGATGCAAATTCTGAGTACGGCATAAACCCAGAATATCTCGAATACATTTTTGGTAAGAATAATTCTGCTAAAGAAAGTTTATAGAGAATGTTTTAGAACTCAATGAAGAAACTTATTAAGACAAAGAATGGCTTCGTTAAGGATTTTAGTAATGTAATTTTCTCTGAGCAGCCTGATGGTACAGTAAAGATTCCAGATATGTGGTTCTACTCAAGATCTGCAGATATTAAGAACAACGAAGAGAACAATGCTACTGGTGTAGATCCAGAAGAATTTAGATCCGCCTTTGATATTATAGAAGTTCCTTATACAGATCCATCAGGAATGCAATTAGCTAAAGACGGAGTAACAAAATTTGACCCGCGTAATAATCCAAATGGTATAGAACCTATGTCATGGTTTGAGTATATACTTAAACAATACACTGATGCAGCTCTTGATGGCAGAATGCCTAGATATATATCATTAGACGGTAAAGTTGGTATTGATTTCGCTACACTTGGTAGTAATCGTTAGGCTGTAGAGAAATGGATAGCAGAGAATATTCTTATGTACACTAAGACATGGGAAGGCAAAGATGGCACAATGAAAGCCAAGCAAGTACCTCTTACAATATTCTCTCAAATAGTTCCAAAGAGGGCTACATTTGGTGACAATTAGCCTACATCTAGATACATACCTAAAGGTCGTTTTACAACAAAGAAAGGATCTTCTACATCTTCTATATACGACGATAAGTTCTATGATGGTGATAGAAGCGGTTTACAGCCAGACTTTGATAAGTATGGAGATAAAGACTTTGTTAAGTTTATATAGAATGGCGACGCTAGAGCATAGTATTACAATCTCCTTGTACAAACTATGGAGTAGCAATGGGATAAACTAGGGTTAGATCCATCGTATAACAGATTTAAACTTCCTCAAATAGAAGGGACTTCTAATATTAAGACATCTAGAGCATTAGGTAGTCCTGGAAAATTTGTTAAAAACTTACTTTAGAATGCTACTGGTGCTACATCTGACGATACAAGTATGAGAGATGAAGGAGATTTTGTACAGCGCAATGGTAAATGGGTTCTTAAAACCGCGCCAACACGCTTTATAAACGAAATGGAAGATCCTTCAATGATTAGTTCGGACTTAGCTTACACTGTAGGCATGTTTGTAAATATGACTAACAACTTTGTAAATAAATCTAAAGTGCAAGCCAAACTTGAAACGCTAGGTTATAATTTGTCTGACGAGACAAGGGATTCTGAACACCAAGGAACTGGCACAAGGTAGTAGGAGCGTTACGCAAAGATGTTAAAACAGTTATTTTACGAGTCTAGGGAAACAAATGACGATCCTGGAGAAAAGCCTTCAAAGAAAGCTATTGCAGCAGCAAAACTTGTAAATAAAACTAGGGGTATTTCTGCTTATCTTATGCTTGCAGCCAATATACCATCAATGCTTGTAGGCGTATGGGATTCTTTTACACAGATGCCAGCATAGGCTGCTAGAAATGACCAATTTGGTTTTAGAGACCTTATGAAAGCATATCTTTATACAGGATTTGATCTTATGAAAGTTTTAGCCAACATTGGCAATCCTATAGCTAACTGTAAAGCTGTAGCCATGATGCAGAAAGATGGTCTTGTTAGAACAAACGACGAAACGTTTAAAGATGCTTACCGCAATAGAATCACGAAGGCTTTAAAACAATCTGCTACAGGCGGTTATACAATGGGCGATTATATGATGAATATGCTTGCTTAGAGAGCCACGTATAATGCAAAGAAGTACTATCCAGGTAATTCTATTGTTAAAGAAGGGTTTTATACAAAGGCAGAATTCAATAGACTAATGGTTAACAGTGGTCTTACATAGAAAGAGATTAATAGAGACTGGAAAGATAATCACGGAGAATCTATGTGGGATGCATACTATTTTGATCATGGTATAGCTAAAATAAAACCATCGTATGCTAATGTTTAGACATAGGATAGTAAGTTGTCTGCTACTATATAGCAAACTATGGCGTTACTTAATGGTAATTCACCAAAGAATGATCAATCGGCTGTTAGTAACAATGTCTTGCATAAGTTCTTTTTCTTAATGCGTAACTTCTTTATACGTAGAGCAGAGCACTGGTTTGCTGGATATACATCAGATAATGTCGTAAGAGAATTAGAATAGGTTAAAGAAAATGTATAGAGAGGCGGTACTACAACTATTAAAGCTAGAACTGTTCGCAAGCCTTTAACAAACGAGTAGAAAGCGCAGAGATGTATGTACGACTATAGTACAGGAGAAGCTAATCCTGCTGTACTTGTAAACCTTATGAGAGGCGCTCACACTTAGCTTAGATGGTTTAATTAGTAGATGTTTAATCGTTAGGCTATACTTGTAGATCCTGTTAAATTTAATAAGAACGAAGTTAAGTCTCTTAGAGAATTTTTAACATGGGGTCTTTGTCTTGCGTTACTTTCTGTAGGATGGATGGCATTCCATAGATATGTACAGAGTGATACAAAAGATCTTAAACCTAAAACTTACGAAGAGTCTTTGCCTACATTAAAAAACTTTGTAGATTAGAAGGTTTACCTTAGACTTATAGATTAGTGCATGTTTAGAACTATCGACTCACAATTTTAGTTATACAACGTCTATTAGTTTGTAGATATGGTTAAGTCTGCCACAACTGTAACATCTGCTGTAGAGAAATTTACAGAAGTACCTACAGCTATTGCTGATGCTGTTGGATTAACAGGAAATAATCCGACTGACATTATTTCGTCTGACTCGAAGTACAAATACTTCCCACGTTGGTAGAGATCGTTAATGACAGCCTCTGGGGTCCTCAACAATATACAAACATGGGGATCCAGTAGAGGTAATGACAAAGTAGGTAGATGGTACTTTGATAACACCGTAACTGGTACTGTATTCAAGATGGGAGGATATACATGGAAAGGTGACGAAGAAAAGAAACGTAGTTCAGGTAATATGCTTGAAATGGCTCCAATGTAGCCAATGCCAAAAATGGCGCCTATGGCACCAATGCCTGGATTTTAAACGCGTACTAAGACATTTCACATAAACTAAACCAAACAAAATAGGGGAGCAATACCGATAAGGTACTGTTCCCCTATGTTGTTATATAAGGCTTTCTAAAAAGAGTGGAGCCTCGTCTGCTAACGGCATAGCGTAATCCGTTTCTACAGACAAGGTGCTATTACATAGCAACAATCTCCCTATATCTGAAGTAAGACCCCAAAACTGCAAAATTCGAGTCCTTTCTTCTAGCGTTGGAGAGATTACTCCATCTTTCATCTTATATATTGATGGCGTCATACCGAATTTATACACCATATATGGTATATTATTGCATCGCTTAGTATAAACGCCCTTTAAACTAGCTGATTTAATAAAACGTCGTGCTCTATCTATTGATAAAGCATTTCGTACATCGTCATTTACAACGAAGTAGATACTACGATAATCTCCTGGTTTGTCAGGATCTTCCGTATAGACGTCTATAAACCCTGACTCGGCAGAGAAATCATCTAGCTTTAAATTCTTTTCAATCAGAGGCATTACTACCTCTGCAAATCTACTCATAGGTTTAAGGTTTCGCTACCATCTCCTTCATAATATATTCTAGTATGATCCCAGTTTCCTGTTCCCATATGCCAAAGTATATCACTCATCGCATTATCTATATCTACTCCTCTAGCAGAAACTTGAGCCATGTCAAATTTAAAGACACGTATATCATTGCTACCTGTTGTGTCAATAGCAATAATATAAAACTCAAATCTCCAAAGGCTGGGAGCAAGATTAAGATTATCAAGATACCAATATACTGCTTCTTGGTAAAAACATAATTGACGACAGTAATCAAATTCTTTCATACTATCTTCAAAATGCCAAAGCTTTCCAGTAGTCTTAATATCCATTATAGTACATACTTTATTATCCCAATCAAATGTACAACTATCTAATAGTGATTTGCAAGCTATCGGAGTAAGTGCATTGTGATTTAAAACGTCTGGTATACTATATTCCCAGTTTATCTGAAACTCATGGTATATATGTACACTGCCATGATCTCCTGCTCGACGTAAGAGCTGTCTAGCCAACTTATGTTCTCCAACATTATGTTGAATAGCTGTAAGTTGGTCTAGATTATATTGGGATATAAGTATCTTATTTGTCTTTAGAGCTTCAATATAATCCTTATACTCTACGCTCATTTTAAGCGCCTCTGAGAGGATTTTGTCTTCACTCTTACCAACTATACTATAAGACTTACGATAAGCGTCTGAAAGCTGTTTATTTAGCTCTATTTCGACGGTATTTATTAAGTTTTCACAGAACTTTTGTGCTTGTGCACTTTTAGGTTTTTCTCCTTCAAATAATACGTAATCATCCCAGAACTGTTCTGGTTGAAGTAGAAATTCATGAATCATGGTTCCTCTACGTAATTGAGGGAGGTCAAGTCCCTTTTCTTCACCATCTAACATTCTACGAAAAAAGGCTGGACCCTTATTTAAGAACCAGCCTATAGCACTATTGCTAACGCGTGTGTTATCTTCGTAATACGGAATGTCATATGACAGTATTTTGTACTCTGGGTAATTCATTAGCAACCGCAATCACAACATGTGTCAACATTCTTTAACTTCAAACCTTTTAGTTTGTTGTTCGGACGCGTATGAGGTTTAATAGTACCTCCCTTTGGAGAAAGGTTCATATCCTCAAACAATTCCTCAAATGTAACAGTAGGATAATCATTAGCTTCCTTTACGAAAGAAATGATGTTATCAAAACTACATACCTGGAAATTGTCCTTAATAAAGTCTGTCAAGAACTTCGCCTCATTCTTGTTATCAAGACGGTCTTCGAGTACCTCCATAATCAACGATGGTGACATCTCTTCAAACTCACGCCAATAACGAATACGAGAACAACGATCAATCAGATATTCAGATATTTCATCTGTGTCATTACAAGTAAACAAAATCATATGCTTACCCTTTGTGTCAGTGCCGTCAAGAATCTGCAATAAAGCAGAATCGTCGTAATCATCGAGGAGTTTATCAAGTTCATCAAACAAGAAACATACACTTGTATCACCAAGCTTCTCTACTAGAGTCTTTAGAATCCAAGGGCGAATATTCTTATCAATGTTAATGATTGGAAGACCACTCTTATTAGCTATGACTTTCATCATAACTGTCTTACCAGAACCTTTCAACCCTGCAAGCATTACACCAGTAAAGCCACTATCAGCCAAATTGTAGCTGTTAATAACCTTATTTACGAATCGATTGTCGCGATCTGTACAATATACCTTAGAAGGTAAAGAAAGAGCTTCTGTTTCTTCAAGTGTGATCTGATCCGTATAGCGGTCTACTTTAATATTGTAAACTACTCCTGGAGCTAAATCACACTCAAGACCTTCTGTGTTAAACTTAAAACTTATATTCTTACCTACTTTCAAAAATTTCTTTTCCATATTTACTGATATTAAAATACTCAAATATTGGCTTTAATCTCTTCAATCATCTCATCTACTTGTTTGTGGTTTCTAACAAGATAACACTTCATTTTACTTCTGTGTCGTTTGAGATAATACTTGAAGAGTTTCCACCGAAGTGGAAAGGAGTCCCCCATAAGACCTTTACATTCTACCATGAATCCTTTTCCGAGGAAATCTGGCAGATATGTAATTGGTCTTATTTTTTCTCCTAGATACTCGAATTTGTTTAATAAAGTAAAATGCTTTGGCTCATACTTAACAGGTATACCTGCCTTCATAAAAGCTTCATAAGTATAGCATTCGAGCTTACTCCTAAAATGGATACCATACTTATCGACTGCTGTCGCATTTTTTACCTTACCTTTACCACTCTTGCCTATCATAAGAAAACTTCTTACCTCTTATCTTAGAGACAATATTTCCTTCAAAATAGACAATATCACCGTCTGTTACTTTAGTAGAATCACCATGATGAACACATGCACATATATTACCTTCGTCGCTGTAACTATCCCAGATAGTCATACGCATTTTATTTGGTAAATATATACGCAAGAATCCACCTTTCTGTAATGAGATTCGTTTCGTCAGCTTTTTCGTCAGCCACTTATGCAATAGAGGAGACATTACTGCACCTCCTAGCACTCCAAGCAGGCATGCTATTACTATATCAATCATACTTCTGTAACGTTTTATGTAACCAGTCTTTCATGGTGCTAAATCCGTTGTCACGAACAGCATCTGATAGATCTTTGGCTTTGAATTTTTTGTTAATGAAAAAGGCATCTAATTTGTACTGTTTGCTATACATCCTTGACTTATGAACTCCTGTAGCATCTCTGTCATATAATATGACAATATGTTTCCATTTAGAACGTAAATACTTGAGTATATCGTCAGGAATGAATACTGTTTCACTAGCTGCGGCTATAGCGTTAAATCCCATTTCGTAACATACCATGACATCTTTCAATGACTTGGTTATTATGAGTAGATTGCCACCCTCTTTAGGTAATTCGGCTAATCCCTGTACGTGCCGATTAGTCAGATTGGTACGCCATTTAGTATACTTAGAGGCAAGTGGGCGATAAATCTTAAACTTATCATACACCTTGTATGCATACATAGGACTAGTTTCTTTGTAGATACTTCGGACGATACTATTACAAAGAAAGTATTTAATGCTGAATACATTGAATTTCTTTAACGTATCTATATGAATGCCAAACTGTTTCCAGTACTGTTTGTCTACATTGGTAAACGACTGCCGAACTATTCCGATATCAGTTTCACCTTTCGGCTTATCGTACGTATTTGCCCTGCACGATGTGTTAGGGTTTATTCTGCGTACGATACGCAATAATTCTCGTTCTAGCTCTTCTCTTGTCGTTATACCTTTGTATTCTTTTAGGAACTTTATCGCGTTTCCACAATCACCAGTTCCAAGGTCTTTCCATAGCAGTCCTCCGGTTTTGGATTGAAATATTCCAAATGACGGGTTTTTGTCTCCAGACCTTAATGGGCTATTCATTAGTTTTCCAACTTTGAATTGTCCAATACAATACGTATAGATGTCTAAATCAGTTAACTTGTCTAATATGTCTCTTAATGAAACTGTTATTGCTGTTCTAGTACTATACATAACTTATAAGTTAGGGCTAGTTGCGGAATCGAACCGCTTCCGTGCACGGATCCAATCTAGCCATATAAAATGAGCAGTTTAATGACATGCTCAGGTCTACGTTGACGGACGTATAGCAGTTTACGGAGATGCTAAGCTCGGGGACTACATTTATACATCCCAGATCCAATTTAGGTATGGTTCACCATGAGATTTGACAACTCCAGGAGAACTGGAGTATGCTAATAACTAAGTGATAGCCTATCCTCTCGGACCGGAGTTTTCTGCACATATTTGTATAAATGAAAATTTTGTGACTATGCCAGGAATCGAACCTGGCGGAATGGAAAGAAAAGCAACATGCGCGTAAAACAAAACCATTCCTGTCTTGTGTCTCACGACACCCCGACTAGTCTTGTTGGGAGCGTTTCACTCCCAGGGGTAACTGAATTACCTATACTCCACCAACACCTGTTCATGGCGATATTACCCTCCCAGGTGTAACCACTTGTCATACAGTTTGACACTCCTGCTATATAAACGGTATAAAAACCATTTACCGGATTTCATACAATCAAGTAGTATTTCTTTTTCTTCTGATGTATAATCTCCCTTAAAACGGAAGGCCTGATGCACCAGAAATATTCTCAGTCTCCGGAGTAACGGTTGGTGGCACGTTAAGCGGATCGTTGTCCTCCTTGTCAGCGACAACTGGGCGCTCCATAAGATCATTCTTAAAGAGCTTAATCTGAGAATTTGTATTAGACATGTCTTCAACGAAGATTCCAAGCTTACTTACTTGAGTATAGCCCTTCTTGTCGTAAATGACCTTCAAACGAAGCTTCTTCTTAGTAGCGATCATAGGGTCAAGCATCTGCTTTGTCCAGTCGATCATCTCCTTAAATGTAGAAAGCTCTGCATCTGGTCGTTGTGGATAAAAACAATCGAGAATCTGGCAAACTCGTCCAAACTGAGCGTTATCACGCTTCTGCAAGTCCTCGTCTGTTTTGATATACATTCCCTTTGTATTCTTCCACTCTGTCATAGTAGCTATTTGACCATCCTCGTTCTCAAATACAATCTCTAGGAAATCGAGACCCTGAGGAGACTTGTTGCAGTTTACCTCTTTAAGAGTGATATTCTGATTAATGCCTACTGGCATATAACTACTATTATTAAATTCTTCGTTACTTGTTGTGGCTGTCTTTGTACTAAACATAATTTCTTTATTTTAATATACGTAATGCTAACATATCCATCTTACTCTCAGCGTAATGCGCTGTGGACCGAATGAATTTATATAACAATTTACTTAAATATTCTATCCCAATGTGTTGTAATCGTTCCATCTTCGTTGCCTTCTGCAATAACTATATCCTTACCAGCTATATGTCTAGCACGAGCTTCCATGATGGTATCAGATGTACCACCCTTAAAGGATATGTGGGTTTCATTGCCTTTGCGATAGACGTAGCCTACCGCATCGGCTAATCCACATACAATCTTACTTAATTTTCCAACTAAGTCTAGTTCTTTTGCAGACGCCTCAACACCATCCTTTTCGGTTATTGTATCTTTAACGTGGCCAACGAGAATAAATTCGTCACACAAATCTCGGAACATATCAATCACCTTCTTTACTGCATCTCTTAAATACTTGTAGCCTGCACCGTTAGGTAAAGTTGTAACGTCGGTACCTTCCCACTTTTTCCCCATAGGGGTTTGGCGATCTTTTGCATTCTATATAGTTCGCAAAGCTATATACGTTCTTTTATAAACTGCTGTACGTCACCGTACAGAATAGACTATATCATCTCCTTTTACCTTATGCGGCAGTCAGGAGTTCCGTACTTCCATCACCATTAGCTTGTGATGTACTCCCTTTCGGGATAGTCGTTGAACACCTATCAACGTGAGTTTTATAAATTTCTCCAATTTTAGAAAACCATTTATCTATATCAAATTTATTTTTCATAATATTACACATCCCGCAACAAGGAACACAATTATCCAAAGTGTAATCTTTAGATGAATCTATCCTATCTATTCCCATTGCGTTTTCTTTTCCGCAATAAAAACATTTCGAAGTTAACATTTTTTCTGCTTCTTCTTTAGATAGAAAAGATTTAACAGTCTTTCCTTTTCTGTTACTATTGTGTGTATATTTTGATATTTGCATATTTAGCAATCTTTTTTCTTTCGGATACTTTTTATTAGCTGTTTCAACTTGCAAATCACCTACACAGTTAGTGCATGATTTTGGTATATATTTCTTGTTAAAAAATCTATCACTTCTAACTACGGATTCAGATCCACATCTCGAACATCTTACCTTAAAATATGTCCTTTTTGATTGCTTTTCTTTATCATAGTCTTCATGATCTATACCAATACAAGTTAAGACTCCCCACGTTTTCCCAATATACTTTTCTAAAGTCTCTTGTTTCATAATAAATGCTGCTGATTTTCTTTCCTATTATGTTTTATATTGCTATAACGATACAAATGGGAAAGAGGTTTCAGCAATTCACGGAATTTTCTGTAGATATTTCTATCTATAGCTCCATTTTCACAGAGGGTACAAGCATAGCTCATACAAATATCTTCAAGACGTGTAGCATTGTCGATAGTGATATGTTTGTAGAAATTATGACCTACTTCTTTATTCTTGGCACGAATGGCACTAGCAGCTTCTCCTAAGTCATTGATCGTACGACACTGGATGGCCATCGCATCAATAAACGTTGAACCTCCCTCGAGATCAATAATAAGATTATTGTCTAGCTGTGCAAGACATGAGGTCTTACCAGCTTTAGGAAGTCCATACAAGATTAAATATCTTGGATTTTCAGAGAGTGCTGGAATTTTACTTGTAGGTAATGTTAAACTCATGATACTGTGATACTTAAGTTATGTTTTATTAAAGCTTAATGTTAATCTCAATAATAATCTTCTTCTTCTCTGGTGCAAGACTAGAGATAAAGTCGAAATTATCGAAATCTGAATAGCTATAGAGGTCTGTACCAATTTGGATCTCATCATCGTAGAAGATGATTGCTGTACCATCAGAAAGACGATAGAGCTTACCCAAGGTGATACCCTTAGCCTTCTTCTTGTTGTAACCAGCAAGAATCTTGCAAGCCTTAGTGAACAAATCGTCACCCTTCAGAGACTTGCAGATATAAGTATTATCAATGTCTGCAAACATAGCGTCAATCAAATTTGCCTCCTTCTCCTTCTTTGTCTTAGTAAACAAATAAGAGTTATTCTTCATTACAGTATCAAGAATAATATTATCAAGCATCTTTGAATAAATGTTACCATTGTTAGTAGTGTTAGCAGTATTGTTGTTAAACTTAATATCAAATGTTGTCATAATTCAGCCTATATATTTTAAATGCTTAGCATTCAATCAAGTTGTTATACGCAAGGTCATTCTGGAATTCAAGTATACAGGGCTTTCCTGCATCTCTATTCTTAAGCATATGTAAATATACTTTGTTTTGAGTCGGCAAATGACTGGGACCATATTCTTGTATACCAAGTATTTCTGGTCTATGAATAACTATTACGTAGTCGCTGGCTTGAAATAGTGCGTCAGCGGATGAAATGTCGCTTCTCATCGGATAATGCGACAATGGGTTATTAATTCTTTCTGGAGATTCAATATTTCTATTCATTTGCGCTAATTGCACAATGGATGTCATAGGATACTTTTTCGCACTGATAAAAACTCTTTCGAGCTCTTGCATTGTCTCGATCACAGAGCCAATAGGTTTGGTTAAAAGGGCGTGATCATACATAATGACAAAGTGTTTATTAGTACCTTTAACGTAGGTATGATAGAAATACCTAATAATATCTTCTGCTTCCTTGGGAGTAGTTGGATTATCTACAAAGTAGATAGGATACTCCTTTAGTTGATTAGATACTTGTACGACTTTTCTGAAGGTATCGTCGTCAAGGTCCGTTTCCGAACTATACAAAGTCGAAGTCGTTTTCCTAAGCTTACTAGAAAGCGTTCTTCCAACTTGCCTAAATCCAACCATTTCTAATGAAAAAACCAGAATTACTATTTCTTCCTCCGGGTTCAGATCAATAATATCGGTACTTATCTCGTTTGCAAAACTCGATTTACCACTTCCTGAAATACCAGCTATGGTGTAAACGGTATTTGGTTCAATACCTCCCATACATTGCTTATTAAACTTCTTCCATCTAGTCTTAAGAGATACTATAGAGTGATCTCTACGACCAGATATATACGTAATAGCTTCTTGAGCTACTACGGACATTGGTCGTATAAGATTAGATAAGTTCTGTTCCATAAGTTGATTCCTCCTGTTTAGAGTTGTCTTGCATTTCTTCCTCAGATTCTTCCCACTGATGATCTACTAGCCATCGCCACATCGTCTTCATATAACTCAGTTTACCTTCGTTAGTCTTTTTCTTCATTTCAAAGTCAAGACACTGAATAAGATGTTGAGCCATAGCTTCGCTTTGTCCAGCGTAAACATTGAACAGATGTCTGCACTTATTCACATTGGCTCTTAGATAGTTTTTAGTACCATCTGGTCGTAGAACATAAATTGGGTACATCTCGTAGAACAGATCGAAATAGTCCTTTTTAGGGCGAACTATATTATTAAGCGTTTCTGTTGCATGATATGTAATTGACTTACCTCTCTCTATCGAGGTAATAAGTCCCTGAGAAATTAAGCTTGATACGTCTTCGTCGCTAACTAGGCTGACAATTTTGCGGACGTCTTGATTGTAAGTTTTTTGATTCTTATCCAGTACCAAGCTTAGGAATATTAATTGATTTGAGTTTATTCCTGGAATATCCAGGAGTTTTGTGTTTAGTTCAATAATCATCTTATATACGTAGATAAACGATTAATCATCGAATAATGTTAACTGACGATTGATGAACTCACTAACAATCTTGTTAGCTTTACCAATATAATATTGATAGTTTATCCATTTGCCAGCTGTATCGCTGTTAATAATGTTGTTAATAATACGAACTCCACAGTCAGTTATTTTTGCTTCTTTGCGAGGTTCGTATTCTTTTTCTTTAACACGCATTAGGTAACAGCCGCTATTTGACGCGTAATATCTGTTAATCCTTTGAACAGGTTTACCGCCATGTTCAACTTTAAACTCCCTGTTTACGCCTTGAGACATTAGGAAGTCACGGATATCTCTATCCTCCTTAACAAATTTGTCTATCGGTTGTTTTGCCAAAAAATAGTTTATCACAGCTTTTGGAATAACAACTGGTGTCATACTATTGTTAAGACCTATTTCTGTGATAAACCTGCCTTTCTTTTCTATCAGTCCTGGGTCTCTAGATTGAGAGTATCCCTTGCGAATTCCAAAGTAATTATTCACGTCGTACTGATAAAACGACTCATAGTCATCGGATTCAAAGGTAAGCTGAGTTAGTTGCTCAACGCTCCTAATTGCATCGACTATAGCGAAGCGGGCGGACTCGTCAGCAATATAAACGACACCATCTGTGTTGACTTGTACAATCTCACAATTCAACGCAATAAGCTTATCTACTAGCATTAATAGTATAAGTTGTCCATTTATACGTATTTTGTATATGCTAAGCGGATCATACGCCCAGCTACCTTCTTGTTGCATCTTTCCGGTAAGAGCATTGAGAGCCTGTTTAAACGCCTTAGACTTCAATTTCTCTCCACTATGTTTGGCAGTAATCCTCTCTTCGTATAGAGATTTATACACATTCCAAAAATCTTCTCCCAAGTGGGCAGGCAGCCATTTGTGTATGAGTGCCAATGACGGATACATTGAAGTAACGTCTGAGTGTCCTATAAATTGTCCATCTTTGGGTTTGTATATTCTAGGTTCGTTAATAGTGTGTATGCCACCCTCACCTATAGAATAGCAATTGTTCGAGAGAACAAACTTCTTCTCGTAGTTTTCTTGTTTCTTGTCGGACTTACATGGATTGCATGTAGCGTTCTTTACATCCACCAAGACTTCTTTCAACTTTGGATTAGAATATTGTATAAATGGAAGTATAATGTCTTTTAAATGAATATCCCCGACCTTTCGAGTAATTGCTTTAAGCTCGTCTTTAGACGCTTTGTTGTACTTTCTGTACTCTTTAAGCAATATCTCCTCTCCAAATCGTACTCCACTCATAGAAAGAGCGTCAAACCCCCATTCTGTTTCTACAGTCAATCGTAGTTCTACTTCGTCTTTTACCTTATTAAGTAAAGCTTCAGTAGCTTCTACGTCGTTGACATTGTATGCTATCATGTCGTCAATCTCCTCATTGAGGAGTCTAGAGTCGAAGTCTCCATTAAACTCTTGTACATTTGGCATATTTAACAAGATTTCAATTTCCTTAAGACTCTTCTGTTGTTTAGAACTATATAGCATAGTCATAAGGTCGAAAGAATAAAAGTAATTCGCATACTTATATTCTTTAATCCTATCAATTTTTTCTGTTCTCTCTGAACTTATAATTTCTTTACTCAAAAAGTATAAAGAATTACAAATACGAAGATAACCTAACCGCTTCATAGTACCACAAAATCGTATCATGTAGTTTATTATTATGTCATCATAATGCTTATTGTTATATCCACATATGACGTGTTCTACTCTTTTGCAGTAAAAGAAGTCAACTAGCTCTTCTAGTTGATTTTTTCGGTTAGATATCTCGAATTTATATAGTTTATGACTTTCGGAATCTTTACAAGTACAATGAAAACAGTTAGGAAAAACCTCTATGTCATACAGAACTACTGGTCTATCCTTTACTATCATAGTCCCTAGTGAGGGTTTGCACCTCGCAGTCATATCCTTTTGGAGCACACTAGGGTAACCACTGGTGTCGTGGTCGATTTTTTAAAAGACTAGATTATGCTGCTATTCGCATTTGTTTATCTGCATTTGGCAGCAGTATTCGTCCAGTCTTTCTGCGATGGTCTCGCAAGTTTGTACAAACAAGATTTCCACGTTTTGCTTTTACCTTATTTGTTTCCTTGCGAGCCATTTTAATGACTTTACTGTGTTCTGGAAGATTGTTTACTCCTCCATACTTTACAGTATCACCATTGTCTTTTATCTGAGCAATTTCTTGCTCTTGAAACTTCTCCTCGGATGATTTAAATCGTCCAATGAGATGTAGTTTGTCATACTTAGCGACGATCAGGTCTCTAATATGTTCCTCTGCCGTATTCTTTTGCTCTTCCCATACTGGGAATTGCTGCGCGTAGAAGAGGTCATCTTTCTGTACAGGACACGGGTGTTTATGTTCCCACTTTTGCAACTTGTGTTGCACATATCCTTCCATAAGCTCAATCCGGTTAAGCTTCTTACTCTTTGTGCGAGATTCAATTGTGTTTGAATCACGTTTGAGCAATAAGAACCAAGGTCTCTTACGCTTAAGGCCATGTATATTATGTTCTTTACAGAACTTGTGAGTTGTACCATGATGCTTATCAAATTCATCAAGCCATGCCCATTTGATTTTACGGTACTCGCTAACATAGTCTTCCAAATATTGATTATCTGTTTTCATAACGTATATTTTTTAAATTAAGCTGCTTGTTTAACTGACTTTGGTTTAATTTCCTTTACTTGCGTAGGCTTCTTGTTTACAGGTTTGGCTGCATGCTTAAGAGCTCTACGAGCCTTTCGCCCAGCAGCTTTACTACCATGGCGGAATTCATGCGTAGCTTCTTCTTCTTTCTTCTTAGCGGTCTGCTTTGCACGACGAAGATTATAGAAGTTTACATTACGAACCTTAGAGCATTCTACGCTATGGGGAGATCCACCTTTCTTAGGCTTCTTTGTTTTAATTGACTCAATGGGCACGCCAGCAGCATCAAATGGATTTACTCCATCTGTACGATACTGATAAAACGTAGCGTTACCTATGAGCTCACGAAGCTTCTCTATTGCACTCTTAGGAACACCTTTAAAGAATGCTGTAGAGTTTGTAATACTTGCAGCCTTAATACCACAATCCTTTACGATCTTCTCAATCTCCTTACGTTTCTTGAGAGCTGCGTCACAGACTACAACGACATCATAGACTGTAGCTGAGTTCCACTGTTTCTTAGCAGCGTCTACAACCTTCTTAGTTGTAGCCTCATCAAGTTTCATTCGAGAACAACGACGTGTAATAGAAGCAATGTGACGAGCTTCTGCTGTCTTACGACGCTCCTCCTGCTTCTTCTTACGCTCCTCTAGAGTCATTTTAACGACTGCTGGAGCCTTTGTCTTCTTGGAGTCGATCAACTTATCCATAATGCTCTTTTTACGAGCTTTACGGGTCTCTATGCGAGCCTTAGAGGCTGCGTATTTTTTCTCCTCCTTGAGCTTCTTAGCTTCTTTCTTAGCAGCTTTAAGCTCAGCGTTCTTCTTGGCTTTCTCTTTGTCAGCCTCGCGACGCTTCTGAATGTTCTCTACTGTATTGTTAGCAGACTTAGACTCTTCCTTCTTAGCTGCCTCAGCCTTTGCTGGTGTATTATTTATCTTAGCTTGAACCTTCTTCTGGTTCTTCTTATTCTTCTTTGACATAATTTTGATAATTAAATGTGTTAATAATGTTATTTTTAAGGCAAGGGATTCCTTATTGTAGTTCGTGTAAGTCTCGATCTTACTCCTCTCGGCGACCCAAATGTCTCGAACTTATTGTAGTTTATATAGCCATATCCTGCTCGAACTTACTTACAATATCACCAGTAATCTCAATAGAAGTCTCGTTATTAAACTTCTCAAGATTAGCGTCGTACTTATTTGCTAGTAGTTGATGCTCATGGATAAGCTGCGCAATCTTTGCTGATGAGAAAATCTCACGCTTAGGCATCGCCTTTAATCCCTTCTTTGCCTTAGTTGATGGATCAAGTGTCTTGATCATCTTAAGTTGAGCGATAGCCTCCTTAGCCTCACAGGCTGCAAAGATACTATAATTATTTGTCTTCTTAAAGCCCTCATAAGAGAACGTTGTAGTACCTGTATTAAGAGCCAACAAAATACCCTTAATTATAATACGCTTCTCACTAAGCTGGATAATCTGATTATACAAGCTCTTGAGATCTAAGCCAGAACCCTGTTTAGCTGCTACGGCCTTCTTTGCCATAAGGTTCTCTGCTCGAATAATTCGCCAATACTTGTTAATAGTTGTGTCAAGATTCTTGCGAATAGTAATAATATTTGCTGAGTTCAATTTAATTGATTTCTTATTCATATAGTTTGATTAAAATTAAACAATTACTTGAATCCAGCCATTTGCCTAGTTCTACAGTTATAAGTTAATATAAAAGTAGATAAAGTGATCCCTTGGTAGTCAAACCCCTCGGGGTTCGACCACCTATTCCCCTCGGGGAATGTTTTAGAGATGCACTTTAAAAATGATTCTTTATGATTTTTAATACACTGTTGTATGTTCTATACAAGTCTACCCATTCATGAAATGCATAATTGTCGGCGCACCGATTCATATACCATTCCCTCGGGAATGTTTCTGTTTATGGATAAACTCGTTTAGCTCCTACAATACCATACTCAATCTCAATAAGAGGATCACCTACACAGTCCTTAAAAGAAAGGACTTTCTTTTTACTTCCGTTGATGTTGATCACAAGATTCTCTGGATAATTACGTTCTGCGTTAAGCCTTGGCCCTTGCACCCGGGACCCCTCGGGGTCCGCTCCTACGCCATCAGTAATTTTAGATTTCTGAGCAACCTTGGTAGCAACATCATACAGACGTCCTACGACCCAGTCATAAGATTTCTCCTTGACTGCTTTCATCACGATTTCTCGTGATAATCCTTCGATAATAGCGGTTTGGTTTACGCCAGTCGAAAGATTCACTAGTGCTTCCCATACCTTGAGAGCAAAGTCTACAAATGATACGGTTCGCTGACAACCAATAAGTTTGTTCCACCATTGAACTTTGGTTTCGCCAAGAATGACGTCACCATTGTCCATAATAGTGTACATTTTATACTTATCAATGTGATCGAGTTTCTCGAACACTGTTGCCTTAATCTGAGGTTCTAAGAGCAACATACCTACCAGCTTCTTGCTCTTTTCAGACAAGATAGCTTCCATAGGTCTATGCTGTTACATTAACCTTAACGGATACCTCAGCCTGTGGCTTAGACTTCTCCTTCTCGTCGAAGTATGTAGCTACCTTGTTTTCGTTTGCGCTAATGGCAGAAACACACTGAGCTTTTGCCTTGTTACACATCTCGATAATTGCATCGAGACGGGCAATCTCTGCACGATTGAGCTGGTTCATCAACAAGCCCATCTTCTTAGGATCAGAGAAGACCATCTTCTTCTCAGGGTTCTTCATAGCCTCACGTACAGCCTCTTCAGTTGTCTTACCGAAGCTGCTAAGTGTTGCTGCTGGAACCTCGATCTCAAGATCTGTCTCTGGATTAATCTTAAGCACAACTTCACCTGCGATATTCTCAGTCACTCGCATGTCTGTCACTGTTGTAGAGAAGACACTGAAGCGACGAGGAGAACGATTGAGACATAAGTCTGCATCTCCACTTGCATGAATGTTAGCTATGATCTTCTCATAGTCCTGGTTGAATACACGGGTCTGAGGAGTAAATACATCCTGACCGAAAAGATTACCACCGATCTGACTCAGTGGGGTACGATTTGCTTTAACTGTTGTTTCCACGATGTTTACATTAACGTTTTCCATATTAAATCATATCCTTTTTGATATCGTTATTGATTAACTAACGATATGATTATTAACTATGACGTATTCTTTGGCCACGTCTTTGCCGTTGTTATTGATTAAGCAACGCTGATACGTAGATACTCGATGCTTGGTATTGTTTTCACAAAGACAGTTCTACTATTGTAGACGCTTTAATACAGACTTAGTTACACTCTTCCTATCCCAACAATTGGAGGATAGGCTTGTAACGGGAACTACATACGTATGATGTAGTTAGCATTTACTGGATTCATCCAGGCCCATCGTCTAAAGCTTTGAATGCTGTCTTGACATAATCAAATGTCATATGTATGTTTGTTTTGCAGTACTTCTGCTTATAGATTTTTCTAACTATAATATCCCTAACCTCGTTGGCAGAATTTCCTTTCGGACTAGTGTTCGTAGAAATTAGAGAATATAAACCAACAAAAAGAGATGTAGTATTTTCGGTCGTATTTCCCTTACTATACAACGAATATAAACTACAGGTTGTCGATTAAACGCAGATTTCCTCAGCTAATAAGTTTTAAAAGCGCCTAACTTATCGAAATGACTCCTCTCTGCGGTACTCGGCTTTTGACATGTACCCAGTGGTTGGTTATCGGAATGTCTCAGGATCAAACCCTTCTCAGACTTTACGGCTTTTTACATCTTTGCTGATGTTTGTAATTTTATTGTACCGGTATTACTACCTCCTATTTATAGTGCACGAATATTAGGAATTCAACCCATACATTTCATCTTGTCACCCACTTATAAACGTAATATATATGTATAGAGACAGTATACACATATAATATACACAGTCGTTTTTACAACATTGAATATAAGCTGCCCATCAATTTCTTGTATTGCTTTGAACCTTTGTGTTTACATATACTGTTGCGCAGTATATTTTAGCATGGTTTAGCATATCGGTTGGCACTCGAACTTTCCAGGAGGGGCCTTCAATACAACAGAAGCGTAGTTCCCATCTGGAGGACATCAATTTTTATTAAACATGTTTGTTTTGGATACTACTAAATTTCCATAATTTATATCTCTATGTATATACTATATGCATACATAATATGCCAGTTTACTACCCTGTAGAGACTATGTAATATTATATAATAACATACAAATAAACTATTAGTTTAGTTTCTCTCTGGATCAAGTGGAGGTCAAATGGCTCTGGATGAGCATATCTCGAATCGACTTAAACCTAATTCTTTTACCATTTCTTATTCTAGGATAGTTCTCCATCAATTTTCTTTGGCTATAACGAAGCCATCGATCATAACCTCGTAAGTTATTTAGTTCTTACGGGATACATACTTTTCATCATCGCTTACCATGATTATTATATGTTGAAATAGACTTTCACCGCGGTCTTCATCCGCGTACGATACTTCTAATAAAGCTTCGATTAAGGGGTTGCCCTACCCTTGCGCTTGTTTTACTTTTATATACCGCATAAATAAGCAAAGCCTGGCGGTCACAATCAGACACTTCTACCCCATCCCTGGCACCCCTTCAACGGAGTTGTACTGAATCGAACAGTAAGGTTTTGGTATAGTCAGCAAACTCATTTAGTTTACTCTGTGTGGTATTATCCCCACAGTATAGATGCATTACTTCGGCCCTTGTATTACCCTTGGACAGGTAAAAGCACTACCTACAGCTATTGATACTACTATTCGCTTTGGAGTCCTCGGTTCTTCCAGTATCATGCACCATACCATGTATGCAATTCTGTTCACCTACTGGGGACGCAAATAGTTGTTTCTCGTGTAACGTTCGTGTATATTTAGTATCATCACATACAATTCCGATACGGTTCATTATGCCCTTCTTGGGACTTATGCGTTTTTGAACTTTATAACTTCACCCTGCTTATCTCCAATACGGTTCTCATAAGTCCAGTTATATATTCCTAGGAGTTGATACAACGCTTCTCCTACTTGTAGCAAACTTTTCAATGCTTGATACATTTCATCCTACCTTTTGAGTAATCTTGCTCTGCAAGACAGAGTTAACATATTCTCGGATCAAGTTCTTTTCGTACACAGGCTAATGAGACCTGCTATATGTACTTAGCTGAGTTAAGTATGGTAGGTTCTTATGTTTACTACCATACCTCAGAGGTTATTCACTTACTTTGTGCACATTGTAAGCGTAATCTACACTGTCTCCCTCAACAGGTGTAGCAATGTAAAGAAGTGGTAAAGACGAGATACCATTCTTCTCTACAATTTTAGTTTTAATTACAGTCTTTACAGTCTGCGATTGATGGTTACAAGGTACAGGTACTGTGTCATGTACTGTATCAGGATTAGCTCTATTCATATTATTGTTGAGTATTGAACTCAACGGTAGTTGCGGAACGGTAGATGCTGCTACCGTTTGCAGATTCGTTGGAGGCATATAACCTGCCATGTTAGCTATATTGGAACCAACAATGACAAACGCTATCGCCAACAATGATGTAACTAAATTTTTCATACTTTGATAGTTATTACTTAGTTTTGTTCACTTTGCCACTTGATATCAAGTACTTTTTTTACTCGACCAACTAGTCGTGAACCAGCTTTCTTAATTGGTCGAATTATTTTTTTTCGACCTTAGACTTAGCCTTGCCCTTAGCAGCTTTCTTGGCATCCTCCTTAGCCTTCTTCTCGGCAGCCTTCTTAGCCTCCTCAGCAGCGGCATCGTTCTCAGCCTTGATCTCCTCATCAGTCTTGAACTCAAGATCAATGATGTTGCTCTTAGCAACTCCGGCGATAGGGTCTGAAGGATTACGGAAAAGATTAGAGATTACACCAGCATACTGAGTACAGTTAGCAAGCATAGAATCAATCTTAACCTTAGCCATCATTTCAGGTGTTACGTCGTTATAGAATGCGCGTTTGATAGAGATGACAGTCTTCTTAGCGAAATTATCACCAGCCTTGAACTTTTCGCTCAAGTTAGAAACAAAGTCAGAAGGAGCATTGGAAATGCAAGCGAGTACACGCTCAGCATACTTAATGTTCTTCTCACCAGTCTCAATGTGAGGCTTAACGCGATCTTTCTCAGGAAGCTTATTTTCCTCATCAATGAGCATCTTACCCTTAGCGTATACCTCATCAGCAGCGATTGACACGATGCACTTAATTACATCAGCAATCTCATCTTCAGAATACTTGCACTTACCGGTCTTCTTATCTGTACTATGTGCATAAAGCTCACAGAATGCAGATACTGGAGATCCGGACGCAGCGGTAACGTTGAATAAGTGAGCGCCAAGACCGTACACAAGTGTGCCGGTACGACCTGTAAGGCTAACAATCTTGCGAAAGGTTTCAGCCTTAGTCATATTCTTAATAGACTCAAGTTCGGCTTTTGCGTTATCCAAAGCTTGTTCGGCCTTAGCCTTGTATTCCTTATCACTAGTATTCTTCAGGGTTTCTTCTGCAGCATCAATCTTACGATTAGCTGAGACCTGAGCCCATGCACTATAGAAAGAAATACACTTACTAACGCTATCCATCAGCTTAGAATCATTGTTAAGAGCTAAGAAGCTAGAAAGAGCTGTCTTCAATTCCTCCTCGTCCTTGATCTTTGTAGGATCATAGATTTTGCCAGCTGTTTTATTCAACGTCTCAGCATCCTTTGTGAGACTATCCTTCGTCTCTTCGGATACCTCAACTGCGGTTGCAGGTACAGACACGGCCTCGTCACCATTTTCAGCAGGAGATGCTGTAAGAAGCTTAGTTTCGTCAAGAGTAATACCAAGCTCTGTACAAGCTTCCTTGAATTCTGGAAGTGCAGCCTTACGCAGTGTAATAGCGAAGTCGCTATTACCAGAATTAATCTCATTAGCGTAGACTGTAACCATACCGAGGAAGTTAATATGATTCATTTTGTCAACACTCTCAGGAGAGAGTCCTGTATGTTCAGCTGCGTTAGGATCAAGGAAACAGCGCTCGTGAACCATCTTCAAGAGATCTACTTGATGATTACGATCCATTGAGCTTTTACCCAATGTTGTGCTCATCATTGCATCTAGAGCAGACTGGTTTGCATTTACCTGAACCTGCATATTCTCTTGATTATTTACCTGTGCAGGCTTAACCTGCGCATTTTTATTCTTTTTAGCCATTTTGATAATGTTTTAAATTGTTTGTTACTTGTGGATTACCCACGTTAATAAATACTTTCTTGGACAACTAAAATAAGTTCAACTTGTGTCGAACATAAAATTCGTTTTTAATCCTTCAAGTTGTGGTGGCTGCGTGAGCACAGATATATGCTCATCTTCACCAAAGTTAATACTAGCGGTAGTATCTACAGCTACTGAATCCTTACCTGCTGGTTTTGTCTCAACAGATGTACCAGCGCCCTCTGAGGGTTCCAAAGCCTGAAATGAGCACGTTGGTGCCAGCATGGGAGCAGGAGTAGAATCAATAACGCTAGATTCACTTTTATGGTCAGCAAAGGCAGAGCTGACCATTTTGCAACCAGTAAAACCTCCAAGAAGGCTTACAAGAAGGATCCAGAATAGCTTATTGCTCTTATTGTATCGGGCAAAACCCAATGCGCAAGCAATACATCCGAAGATCATTAAAAGTGAAGTCATTGTTAAACGTTTAAATTATTTTTAATTTTCCTACGAGTGCGACTTAACGCAGCTTTTATAGTGCCAGTAGGAGTTTTTAGCACTTTACTAATCTCATCAACTGTTAGATCTTCTACATAAAACAAATTAAAGATTTTCTGTGTCTTCTTTGGGAGCTTTTTAAACTCCTTTAAAAGAGATTCGTACTCAAGAAGATTGACAAGATCTCCTTCTTCTGAAGAATTAGTTAATTCCTCTGGTAGTCGGCCAGTGTTATCTCCTAATTCCATAGACCTTTCTTTTATTTTGCGTAGATAATCTATAGCTGTTCGATTAGCTATAATTCTCAGCCATCCGCCAAAAGACGAATAATCTGTGAATGTCGAGAGTTTCTGATGAACCTTTAGAAATACTACATTAGTAAGATCTTTGGCTTCATCCATGTCGTTCACGTAACTAAAGAGCACGTTGTCAACGAACTCTTTGTAACGGTTAAACAGTTTGTTAAACGCAAGTTCATTTCCCTTTTGCGCTTCTTTTATGGTCTCAATCTCAGATTGGGTGATACGTTGATACTCCATAATTGGAGCGTAGGGGAGATTCCTCTCGCCCTACGCCTTGTCTCTAGAATGGCAAATCGTATGCGAACTTTTGCTGAAACACACTTTGTACATTATGTACAAAGTTATATTGGAGTTGGATTTTTAAATTATCCCCGCCTGTTTTGAGGTCTGTTTTATTTAAGACACCCGTTGCTATACGTAGGCGAACTCCAACTGTTCTCATTTCAAGAGGTTCGAGGACGATTCTGTTCATAATCCATTTTCCGATTTCTCTTAACTTTGGATTTAAACATACTTCATCTAAACACTTGTCATCTAGGTAATCGCCATGACAAAAGATGTGAGGTTCGTTCCAGATTTCCAAATCGGAATTCTTTAACTTGTTTATAACCTCCTCAATTGTATCGGCGGAATCGTGACAGGATAATTTTAACCTGTTTCTTAGTATTAAAGGGAAATACTCCATTGTTTGTTATTTTTGGTTGAACGTTCTTTCGATGTACTTTATAAAGCCATCCAAATATTCGTCAACGTCTACATGATTACGAATGTAATTCTTACAATTCTCATCAAAGACGCCAGAGACTTGATAAATACATTCTATGTACTTATAGTGCTTCTGAAACCATTGCACCCAAGTTTGTACCCATTTCCAAAAAGATAGTTCTCCTTGTTCAAACTTAGGATTAATGCTTTCCATATTTATAGAATAAGCAAAATTAAATTCTTGCTTACCTTTATGTATACCAAGAGCCTTCCTTACTGATGAATTTTTTTCATCTTTTGTAATATATATCGCCACATTCTCTTTGTATACTCTATCTATCCATCGTTCCTTAACTTTGTACGAAACACGATCTTTTGGATCGAGCTGGAGGTTTACTAATCTTCCAAATTCAGTACACCATTTAAGTGCGAGGTTGACGACATAAGGACATCTGTCCCGGATCATCGCTTTATAACCCTTCATAACTAATTGGAGAAGAGCAAGGAATCGAACCTTGCGAATCTAGCAAAGCTAGTATATACCAGATCTTCTCTCTCCACTTAGGTAGGAAACACCTAGACTATACTTACGCTACGCAAGTATAGTCTACAATGTTGTTTACATTGTCGTTTGTATTTAGTATAGTGCTTAATGTATTTACTTCCTCTGTCTGTCAAAAGCCAAAACACGCCCGTATAGGTAGTTTTACAACATGCCCAGGTTGCCCAAACGGAGTCTAAACGTAGAAGAGATACCTCTAATAGACTTATCGTAGGGGGAAGAAGAACGTGGACGTGAGGGGAATCGAACCCCTGTCCAAACAGATTAACTCATACACACTTTACTTTCTTTGTAAATGTTCTAATGATCAGTTAGAACATTTGATTTAAGCCATATAGGAGTCGTTCTAAGACACTTTTGACAGCATCATGGGTAATTACTCCACTTATCTCCTAGAATGTCTTAGAACGCATTTAAACATGACTAGAAATATATATAGTGACCCTCATGATACGAAGATACTTAGAGGACTATATTCAGCATTTTTGATATTCCATGCAGGGTTCGCTAGTTGATGTTATCTCAAGTAAGTGCTCCCCGATACAAAGATACACACACGGTCTATTGTTTGATCTACTGGCTCCAATTATGCATGTGGAGTTCATGTCATTCTTTCCCTATCTTGATACGAAGATACTACGATAGGAATGTTAGCTCATTCTTTTACCCATTGAGTGTCCTGATCGCCCACTGGCATCTGCGCTGTAGTCTATTAGGGTTATGGGCGTGATACGAAGATACTTGCCCTGGAAAGAATACTAGTCGCGAAAGTTGTAACGCTCATAGTACCAGTAACCTGGATACTTTGACTGGAGTTCGTTAATATGCTTATCGAACTCAAGGTTGAGATCGTTCATCTGCTTACGCTGATCGTCATCGATCTTCTTAGAAAGATCCTTGAACTCGTTAGGTGTAATTCGCTGGTCATCAGCGACTGTGGTACCGTCGTCGTTCTTACCAACGAGTCGAGCTAAGAGCTCCTGGCGCTTCTTCAGAATATCGAGAGTAATCTTGGACTTCGCACGGTCCTTACGGACATTGAGCAACTCACGAATACGAAGATAATCAGCGCACTTGATAACTGCCTTGAGCTCTTCAATCTTGCGTTTCTCTTCGTCCTGCTTGATTGACTCTGCAGCCTTATCTGCTACATCTGTAACAAGGTTGCCCTTCTTCAACTGCTCTACAACGTTATCAATAGTTGTGCCGTTCTGCTGCTGTGTAGCAGCCTTTTCATCTTTCTTTGCCATAAATTTAATTGATTTAAATTGTTTATAAATGTTAATTAACTCTATTTGTCTTTTTCTTCAACGATTTCGCCAATACTCCACTCTGGGTTTTGTACTAACTTTTCACCGCTGTTATCAATTTCACTGTCTATTGGCACCAAGTGCGCGCAATTTGCCATTTGGATTAAAGCAAATCTTGCGTGTCTGGCCTGTTTTTCTGTAACGTATTTAGCGTCACAGATTTTCTTTTTACCATTAGACCTCGTTATCGGGATCACGAACATAATCCAATGGATTTAAATGGTTACTAAACTTGTCACGCTTATAGGCCTTTTGTTTGGCTTCTGCATGACGTGGACGATACACTTTTTTTGTTCGTACAGTTCTACACATCTTTTAAGTTCTGGTTAATTTGTTTGAACACTAAAATGTCCTCGTTTGTAAGTCCATATTGTGTACGCATCTTAGTGCTTACACCTTTTGCCAAAGTCTTAATTGCCTGAATTAAAGCCTCATCATGTGGATGATTAATCACATCCTCACTAACGGCTAATGTAAGCTTAAGACTCTGACCAAAGAACTTACCAAATCTACGCTGAACATAGATGCAAGAACTTTCAACTATGGATAATTCTACTGGCGATTGGGCGGTAGCATTCTTTACAAGAATAGAGCATACTTCGGATTCATCCATGCAAATGCCACGTACCTGCCCTGTTGCAATACCACTAGTTTGTAGAACGTCGCCAAGTGTAGAAATTGTACCAACTGTTATATTGGCTCCATCGTACGATAATAAAATATACCTCTTCATAGTTAATCCTCTGCAGAATGAGTTATTGTAATTTTAGAATCAGGAGACTCAGATTCTAGAATCTGAACCTTCTTTCCATCAATAATTGTATCTACCACCTTTGTGTTTGGTATATCCGGCGGAGTCATAACCTGATACATATCGGGCTTGTCTGGCAGATTGAGGTAGACACGTTTATTGTTCATAAACTCATTAGCAATTCCCATCTTCGTTACAGGGTCTCCATTTTTTTGGAGTACCGATACGATGTTCGGCATTACTTTCTCAGGAATAGAGAAAAAAACAGAATCCTGTTTGCGATACTGATTCTCGCTACGCTGATACTCAATAACGTCTTTAACCCCGACAAACTCAGGATTATCAATAGCGGTCATCATTTTAACGACCATAGCAGAGTCTGCTTCAAGAATTTCTTTCTTGAAGTTCTCCTTAGCATCACATGACCCAAAGGTCAATAATGCGATAAGCGCAATAAGGGATGCACTCATAACCGTAAATAATCTCTTCATTTTGATAATGTTTTTAGAGATTTGACAATTTAGTTAATTATCCGGGATTTATAGATACACGGAATCATCTATTGTGATCTTACGTGGACTTGCACCACTTTAGTAGGCGTTTAACCTAATAAATCTTGGGGATGTCACTAGGACACCCCCTTGAAATGCAACTGCTAATTATCCAACAAATCTTGCCACACTGCCCAGAAGAATACGCATCCTACTAGCAGTGCTAAAATTAACCATATTAAGATAAACCCAAAAGCGAATATACTAATATTCTCTATTCCTTTTTGAATAATCTCAAACAATGGTTCTGCTGATAGTATGATTACAACCATACTAATCACTAAGTTCGTCAGCTTCTTCATGGTCAAGCAATTGTTGAATTTTACTAAAGTCTGAACTATGTACAAAATAACATTCTAAGCCTTCGCTTGTATATTCTTTTGTAGCACCGATTTCGTACTCACTATAAGACAAAATACATACATCATCATTGAGCGCTTCTTCATACTCTAACAATGTAATATTATTATCTCGACACACTTTTGAGCGCTCTTACATCTTTGTGGAATCGACGTAAGTCTAACTCTGATTCGGACATTTGTCCATTTCTTTTTCTTTTTGCCATAATTAAGGACGTATAAAGATTATTCCGTCTTCAATGCAAGAGATATTCTCTTTGTCATCTGAGCTTCTTACGTCTCGTACACGAGGACAAGAAAACAGGTTGTCAAATATACACCCCTTGCAATTGAATTGACGTTTAGCCCTAACAATGACATTTTTGATTTTGTAAATCCTGCCAGGACTAAGTTTTTTACTCATGATATATCACCAATAAATGTTAGTTTTACCATCGGATACCCAACTCTTTGTTGTTGGTAATTTCCATTATGCTCATAGCCAATAGTTTTTATAACTTTTTCAGCTTTAGCCAAATGATAAATTAACCTTTTTCCAGTAGGTGTGTGAATAAACACAATCCATTTTGGCTTTTTGTCATATATTCTATCATATGTTTTTGATAGATTATGATAAAACACCCCAATTCCATGCATTTTTTCAAGAGTTGTTAGATCTTGGTCTTTTATTATTACCTTAATCGTAGGCTCTTTCACTAAGGATTTAGACGAATACATCATTGCTTTTCGACTAATTCCTCCAACACACACTACTCTGTTTTCTCCGTGGTTATAGCTGTGTATATACCCCTTAACAATCATTGGTTCCCCAACTTCTGTATTACTAGGTAGCAATCTTCTAACTACATCGCACATTACAAATTTACTCATTTTGGAACGAATTTAATTTTATAACGTACAATTGATGAAATAACACCATTTCTCAGCTTAATACCGAGTGTTGGTTTAACAGAGAATTGCTTGCACATATTGATATACTCAACAACATTCTTTGAGACTGGAATAATCTCTGAGAACCCTGCCTTTGGATCATTGTACACAGCATAGAACTTAGTAGATTTACCATTAGATGTTGGTGTTTCAACAATCTTTTTGATACATTCTACCTTGCAAACCATAGTGTCAACTCTAACTGGGTCTGCTGCATGACACTTTGCAGTAACAAATAGCATCATTGCTATAATAACAAGAGCTATGACCCAACCAGCCCAGTGATTGTCTGGCTTTTCGTACAACTTAATCATAACTATTTGCTCACAAACGATCCACAACCTGTTACAGGGTATTTACCACTGCAACTTTTCACACACTTGGTACAAATAGATTTGATAGTAGGAAGAACATCTTTCTCCCACTTTGTTTTGTGATAATTTGCCATAATTAATGAATAACTATAAATTTAACATTTGTCTTGCCTGCTCCTGGAACATCCTTATGCTTGTTGTTAACAAAACTATTAAGTTTGTTGTAAAGAGACATTGCGTTAACCTTACTTAACCCTGAAGAGAGGATCATTGTAGACCCTCCCTCCTTTGCTACAACCTTGTAGTTTACGTACTCAGCATCTGTTTTACCTTTTGCTGATTGCGGTTTAACTACTTGGTTATGCGTCTGTGTATTGTGCTTCTTCATCGAACCATGGTTTACAATCCTCACCAATGTTTTTAATCACTTCTGGCTCACTGAGCCTATCTTCTGCGATACTAGCAATAGATACAGCCATCTTCTCTAAGGATTTAATATCTGATACCTTGTTGTGGTTACCATTAATGTCCATTGAGACAATAATTGACTGTTCGCCCGTCTCTTCGTTGTGAGATGTACCAATTGACTCAAGTGCAGGAATTTTCTTTCTCCACTTGCTCTCAATGTAATTTGGACTGTCAAAATCCACATGATCTGGATCAAAGGTAACTGTTGCTACTACCTTTGTTGCAATGCCATCTGCATATACAGACGAGTTTACTTTTGGGTATTTTCCACCCATCATTCTAGCTAAAATACATTTCATAATTTTGATAATTTAATGAATGTTGTTTACTTGTATAAGACTTACCGCTTATACTCGGTTTAAGAATACCAAATATCATTAATGATTTCGTATTTCATGATTACGTTGTTTTAAATCACCTAATATAATGAGAAACCCTATTGTTGTACACAATAATAGTATGTATAATATTAATATCCACAATGCTATTGTAAATAACCAATATCCTATCATTGTCAAAATTCCAAACGCACCTATTATAAATAGTATGTAACCACATCCTGTAATCGGACATGGCTCAGGAATACCTGTTACATCAATATCTTCGTGCATTACTTAGAGTTTAACGAATCAACAACTGATTTAGCATTCAAATAGTCGGTACCCCAATCTGTGGCTAAATCTGTATCCATAAGATCTAAACCACGTGTACCATCGAGAGAGTCAAGCAAAGTTTCAGTACTTCTGTAGTACTCATCGTATGCTTCTAACTTAGCTTGTGCTTTACGGTTAAAACCATTTACATAGTTTGTTGCAAAACACGCACCAACAATTAAGCCAACTACACCTCCGACTATAAAGAGGTTAAGCTGCTCCATAAAAGAATTAGCTTTATTTTCTTTCATATTTATATGTATTTATTGATTAATTTACATAATAAAAACACACCTATTCTCGCGAACCAGTGTGTTATGAGCATCAAATAAAACAATGGCTCCTAAAGTATTTCGGAAGTGATTACTCAAGCATAAAGTCTCCCGAAGGAGACAATATGCTTAATACGCTGAAGTTGTACCTGGTGCTACTGGAGCTGGTTGACCTGTTGGAGGTAACGGAGACTGTGCTTGCTGTTGACCTGTAGGTTGTGCTGGTGCACCTTGGGCAGCACCTGCCATAAGACTTGTTGGGTCGAATGCATTTTGTTCTGCCTTAGATGTGGCCTGAACAGGATTACGGAAGAAGTGTTGTTCCATACGAGCACCTTGTGCATTCTTTGAGTATGGCTCAATGTAGTGAGTTGTTCCGTTGGCATCAATGAAGTCTATCTGTACGAAGACTGCGATACTGTTACGGATAACTCGCTGATTGTTGCCATCAAGCGTAGGTGAACCGTCAATCTGATTTGCATAGCAAGGGCCTTTTGCAAATTCGTATTCCTCAAAACAGCCGCCAGGGAACTCGAGTAGCTGACCCCAAGTTTCTGGGTCAGATGTGTATTCTGGAGATGTTTTGAAGTTTGCTAGATTTACGTCAAAGCCATCTTGATGTGTAGGATCAGCTGATGGTGTAGCATACTTCTGAAGAACCTCGAATATCTCTGGACTTAGATCGTCATCAAAGAGGACGACATTCTGTTTTTTGCCCAGAAGAGACTTTTTGTTCTTCATGCCGATTACCAAGAATTTACTGATTTTACCGTCTCTGTTCGCTTTCTTGGCTTGACCGATTGAGAGACTGATTGTTCTGAATGCGCCAATCTGTGCGCCTGGAATGATACCGTTCATAATTCTGCAGTTTTATGTTATTTACGCTATTTATTAATGAGGCATAAACAAAAGAAGATGAGTGAAAGGTTCGATAGACAGGAGAGAGATAGATTCTCACCCTTATGTCTTCCAATAAGCCATTCTCAACTTAATTTGTTTAATCTCGTCTTTTAGGAGAATTTGTTTATTAGTTGCTAAGCAAGAATGCCAAGTAAGCAAGGTTGTGTATTGATGGAGGGTGGAAGTGTCCTGCATAATAGTCGTATTTTCTTTCTACCTTCTTGTAGGTATGGAGTATATTTATATACGAAATACCTTTCTTAGTTCTTTCTTTTCAGAGAGAAACACAGAAAGAGAATATATAAGAGAAAGATATAAAGAGAGAGTTCATCTCTCTTATTACCGTTTTTAAGGAGCAGATGTTTATTAGATGCTCAGCAGCAGCGTGAATACACCCACGTACAAGCAAGAATGTGAATGTTGCCAGCAGTGAGTGTACTAAAATATGCTCTCAGACGCATTTTAAGGCACCTACAAGCGCGTATCTCAATCCTACTGAACAATTACCCAGCGTGTACATTTTAATGCCTTAGAGAGCAAATTAGACACAAGGCCCGCTTATTTAGCGAGCTTTGCATCCAACTGTGATGATACGTAAAGGTAAGAACTCATCTGGTCCCCGCCATCCATGTCATAAACATTATTGCGATCCATAATAGAATCAGCAAGCCGTCCTTTAAGGATAGCAAGTTTGTATGTTGCTCTGTATCTGGATTTGCATCCATGCCAACCACACTGAACGCCAAGAACAAATGATACAACACACACTAAAGTTGAGATAATGATAGTCTTTTTCATATTGATTATGTTTTAATTATTAATATTAACAAACTTTCTAAGTTTGCTGTGTCGTTTGATAGATGAAGTTTTTTCTTAGTTGCTAAGAGGATAAGACCCCAGATTACTCTGGGATCATTACCTGCTCTTGGTAGAAACGGACATTGATGTTCTTGCATGTAGCAAGCCAAGGACCAAAGTCCTTCATTAAGTCCTCAAATGAGTCGTAAGGCTTGCTGTGTTGCCAATAGTTCCTGTTTGTCTCTGCTGCGATTTTATAAACTGTCTTTGTATTCATAATTATAAGTGTTAAACTGTTAATATTATCGCAAGAGTGAAGAATGTGTTTATTAGTTGTTAAGGGAGAAAGCAGAGCTATTTAGCCCTGCAATCCCAGATTATATACCCAATGACAGATAGGAAGATGATAAACATCACATTGAGTAGAATGCGACCAAAGACCCCCAATAGCATAGTTGGAGAAGTATATGATACATATGAGCCCCAAGCAAACAAGCACTCAAGCGCAATAAGGAGAACGATAACGATAATGCATGAAATCTTAGTCATAGTTGTAAATGTTTAAATGTTAATATCATAAGAAAGATGAAGATGATTTATTAGATGCTCAGCAGAACAAAGGCGGGGGTATCCCGGATCGCGTACTTGGGGAGGGGGTCGCTATTATACTGTTTCACGTTTTTATACATGCATTACCACTTTAAAATTAGAAAAAATATTTTTGTTCTCCCCTTTATACGCTCACTGTAACTTTTAAATTATAAAAAATAAAACAAAAAAAAGCCGAGGCGTTAACCTCGGCTAGCTTCTTTAAATTTTCTAAAGAAATCATTTATTTCTCTCATGTATATATGATTATCTCTTTCATACATAATAGAATCTATCCATTCTCCTGTACTATCTTTAAATCTTCCAACTCCAAGATAATTATAACAGTGTCCTTTGTACTCGTATACCATTTTAGAACCTCCACCATCTAGTTGTTTCTTTCTTTAACTCTTCGAGACACGCGTCATATTTCTCTTTCCAATACTTCTCCATGCCTCTACTCCATTCTAAATCATATTTTAGTTGCGCTATAACTGATTGTAGCGATTCTATTACGCTACCATTATTTGTGTCAGATTTGCTATTCTGCACAAGCTTCTCGTAGTCCTTCTTATCAAGGATAACATAGTCCTTAAGCTGTCTAATTTGCTGTACTAAATCTGTTTCTTTCGTCTCCATCTCCAAAAACCTCCTTAAACTTCCAAAATTCTCCTTTTTCGTCCATCTGAAATGCCAGATCTATTATCTGTCTAATATGCTCAGAATCAGGCACTTCTCGCAGATCGTCATATAGTCTCAGCATCGCTTCCTTGAACTCCGGGTTCATGTGTGACTCCTTCATCTTTTACTTCTTTAAGGGCTTTTATAACCTCTTCTTTAGTTGTTTCTATCTTACTCTGTTCAGCTTGTTCTACAAGCTCTCTTATCTGCTTTACTGTAGTACCAGCTTTAAGGATAAGATCACCGTCTTTATCGTATAAATTGCTATACTTACTAATCTTTCCCATATCTATTACATAATATCCAGGCTAACAATACCGCTGATCCCGGAAGAATTAAAAACATAAAAATTAAATCAAATGGATTCATCGTCATTATGTATATCGTAAAAACCTAATTGCCTTCCCCTTTTCTCTGCTCTTTCTATTATCTGAGCCGCTTTAAGGAAGTTTTCATCCTAAGCTATTCTACTCAGCATGGGCTACGTATTTCGTGCACTCTTCCTCTATAATTTCACCATCGTCGTTACGTGTTATATGTGTGTATTTTTTCTTTGATCTATTGTATTTAAATGCTCTGAAAGCCTTATCTCGCTCCTGTTTATCATCATAACGATGTATGTATTTCATCATCTATGTAGCATTTACAGAGCCTGCAACACCTAAATTACAGAGGTTTTTAACAAAACTCTAAGCCCCATCTTCACCAAACTTATGTTTTAGCATACTGTACTCTTTAAGGCTTTTCTAGAACCACTAATTCTCTACATCATACGTAGGCTCCTAGTCTATTATGTAGGCTATGTTTATAGGGAAGCCGTGTACGAAGAAATATTTACACTATTCCGTACAAGGTCTGTCCTAATACTGTAGAGATAAAAAGTCGGCATAATAGAGTACAGCGCTCATTTCTACATAATTCATGCCTTCTTAGCTGTTTTTTGTACACACTGAGTAAAGTATCCAACTAGATAAGCAAATACTTCATTTGTATCGTCTGTGAGCTTTATATGGCATGCATCCAATATATCCACAGCTGCATGAAATGATTCATGAGCAAATGTGTTAGCATTCTCTATATCGTCCTCAAGCTTGTTTATCACAATAACTTCACAATCTTTGTTGTTCTCTTTATCATACGCCCCTCTAACTGTATATGCTGTAAAATCAGACCATTCGTCATCAAGGATAGATGTATCATCTTCTCTAAATGAGAACCTCTTATCTACTACAGTCTTATCTGGATTAAGTATGACATACAAATCAAAGCAGTATACTGTGTTGTATTTATCTATTATACACTTCTTTTTATCCATACTATTTATTATTAGTCTTACTATTCTTACTAAGCTTATATATTACACTCTACAATATCTGTATAGCTTATATAGTCTTATATAGCTGTACTACTAAAGTAGATCTCCTAAAGAGAATATATAAGAGAAAGGGTTCTTAATCTGTCAACCCCCCCTACTATCCCCCTAACGTAAAAAATGCAAAAAAGTTGCATATCGTACAGAAAAGTACAGTTTGTACAAAATTTTTATACCGTTTGCAACCATTTTAAAAATTTGTTCGTTATGGCAGCGTAAAACAATTAAAATTTAATGGATATGACAAAGATTTTAAAGGTTATTAAGCCATTCTTTGTAATGGAAGTTGGCGATACATTCGAGTACAACGAGAAGACAAAGGAGTATAAGAGTGTGTATAACGAAGAGCATAATAGCTCAAACGAAGAGAATTCTACGGTTGTTTCCTCATATAATTCAGTTTATACAATTTCTGAAGACTATGCAAAGATGCTTGTTGAGAACGACTATCTCGAAGAGGTTATGCCAAACACAGCTAGAGACAAGCAGTTCGTTAATATCTTCGACGAGATTGAGCACCTGCTTATTCAGTATAACACTGATCTGAATACCCTTTTGAACTCTAAGGACGATACTCCTCAGTGTTTAAAGGTTGAGAAGGAGACAGTTCTTCGTAATATGATTAAGTTACTCCAGCACCTTAAATCGTTGAAGAAGTAATATGGAAGACGAGAAGATGATTGACCAGACTCAGTTGGCTGAGGATTTGTCAGCAAAGATTAAATACGACTTTGTTAAGCAATTCCTTGTTAAACCACTGGAGCCTGTAATGGTAAAGAAGAAGGTCTCCGAACCTGTGGCAAAAGATACTAAGCCAAAGAAGGATAAGGATGGGATCGAAGCTGTTGATTATGATGACGTAAAGGAAGAGATTAAAGAGGTTGAGTCAGACTATAGAAGGGGCGTAGTTCTTAAACTTCCGTTTAATTATACTCATCCATACGACGATGATAAGATTAAACAAATGCCTATCAAGGTTGGCGATGTAATTATATACAAGCCATTTAGAACTACTTATTTCGATCTACTTAAGGACTCTCAATTGGTAGAGATTTACGACATCGTTGCAGTTGAAGAAGTTACTAAGTGATGAATATTGATAAAGTTTGCAGAGAGATCGGACATAAGCTCAACGAAGATCCAGAGTTGGTAAAGCAGATAGTTATGCACCAGTTTAAATTTGTTGTAGATGTTATGAAAGACCCGGATGACACTAGAGATGTGCTGATAAACAAACTTTTCAGATTTAAGCTTAAGGGAAGATTTAAAGATAATAAAACAAAAGATTACAGTCCATATGAAAAAGATAGTTAATATAGTCCGTACTCCAATTATGATCGACACTGATACACTCGAGGTAAGTACACTTGACAAAGGTCCTAGATCAATTGATGAGATTTATGTAATTCCCGAGGATGCTACAATCATTTGGAAGAAGGTAAACGCCGAAGCCGAAGATAGGACAGTGGATGTTAAGAAAGGCGATATCATGATTACATTCTACGATCGAGATTACAAAAAAGATTTCGTTATCGTTAATGGTGCAGATGAATGGAAGGATGCAATCAATAACTACAAGACCGCTACGCAGAAGCGAAAGGAAGAGTGGGCTGCTAAACAGAAGTCGCAAGAGCTGTGTTGCGAAGATTGTTCAAACTGTCCAGATTGTGAAGTAAAAGGGTCAATTTAAATGTTTAAATTATGAAGAAGGTTACTAAAACAACAAAGAATACAAAGAAGTCTGCATTGGTAGTGGATTTCACGGATGAGTTCAATATTAATCATCCACGATTTGCATTCATTGAAGCAAAGTTGAAGCAAGGTGTACCATTCACACAGAACGACTTTGACTGTATATGTGATTTGATGAGAGATTATATTCTAAGAGAAATGTTTAGAGAATATAATTCTGTAATTAATGTTAACGGGATGCTTATTCATCGTAATGCATTCGAGATTAATATTAAGACAAAGCAGCCTTGGTACAAGAGATTATGGAATTGGATTACTCATAAGAAGTAATCGACCTTTAGAGTCTATTAGTCAAACGGTAAAGACAGCCCGATATAAAGGGAATAGTTAGCAGGTTCGACTCCTGCATAGACTCCGATCATTGTTTCATAATTAAAAATTTGAATTTTTATAAAATTATCTAAGTGGCTTGGTCGTCAGTACACTATAAATAAAAGCTGTATGTATATACATGTGAGGCGGCCCCTAATACTGGTTCAACGTAACTCCAGTTAAAAGTTACGTGTTTATCGCGAGATGATGAAAAGGTATCATACGAGGCTCATAACCTCGATTTGCTAGTTCGACTCTAGCTCTCGCAACTATATTGCCCTATCGTATATTGACTATTACCTCTGTCTCTAAAACAGAAGAAGTGGGTTTGATTCCTACTAGGGCGACTAATAAATAATAATAAATATGGTAGTAAGATACAGAAATTACAAAGGGATCCCTGGTATATACAAATGGGAAAACCGAATAAACCATAAATGCTACATAGGACAATCTATTGATTTAAACAAAAGGTTGGCGCATCACTTTAGTAGCATAAAGAATAATAGATACAACAATCCGCTTTATAGAGCTATAAAGAAATATGGTTTAGAAAATTTCGATGTAACTATCATAGAGGTGTTAGAGACTTCTGATGATTTAAAATCGAAGTTAGACGAAAGAGAGAAATATTATATACAAAAATACAACTCGTTTGGTAAGGGTGGTTATAATCAAACGCTTGGTGGCGATGATGGAATATTAGGATATAAGTTTACAGATGAACAAAGAGAACATGTGTCTAAAAATTCTACGAAAGTTGCCGCAGAAAAAAGTCGACGGGTTTATATGTATAATATAAAAACAAATTGTATTCAAATATGGATTGATATAAAGCATACTGCAGGGTATCTTAAAATGAATGGAGCTACAATTCGCAGAGCTTGCCTTGACCAAATTCATTTAATAAAAGGCGAATGGGTGTTAGGGTATTCTGAAGAAGATGTTAAAATGAGAGCTAAAGATGTTTTAAGGTACAAAAACACTGGGCGCTTTAAACAGCAATATTGTGGTACATTTATTTATAAAGGTAATAAGTTTGTAGGAAATATAAAAGAAGCTGCAGAGTGCTTTAAAGTTAGTAAATCTTATTTATATGGAGTTTGTAATAAATCTAGGAAGAGTAACGTTTTATTATTTATACCGAATTAAACAATATTAAAGAATACTATGGAGTTAAAATTTAAGAGACTTGAGGACGATGCCGTCCTCCCTATTCGTGGCACAAAAGGTGCTGCAGGAATTGATTTGACTTGCATTAAGATTGAAACAGCGCTTAACGAAGCAAATCAGCTAATGTTGGTTTACCATACAGGATTGGCAGTTGAAATTCCTGCCGGATATGTTGGTTTACTTATACCACGCTCTAGTATTTGGAAGAAGTCATTGTGGCTTACTGATAATGTCGGTGTTATCGACAGTGATTACAGAGGCGAACTTATAGCTTACATGAAGGCTACTACCGATGTAGTTCCTGCTATTTATAAGCAGGGTGAGCGCTTCTGTCAGTTGGTCATTGTTCCAGTACCAGAGTTTACAATTACCGAAGCATCAGAGCTCTCGAACACAGAGCGCAATGAGGACGGTTTTGGTTCAACAGGTACTGATAATAAGAAAGTTAGCGCAGCTACGGGAACTGAGGCACAGGCTAGCGAACAGCCACAGTCCGTACCAGAGCCAGCGGCGGTACAAGAAGGTGCTGAGGCAGGTGAGTGACAAGCTTGACAAGCCTGCATAAAGGGAACTACCGAAAGGTGGCTCCCTTTTACTGTTTAAACACATATCAAACATTATATAATGAAGAAAAGATTTATTAAGACACCTTTGGTTGGTGTACAAGTACATGGGGCAAAAGATGTCGGCTCAAGAACAGTTAACCTCTTAATGGGTGAGCATGCCGGCGAATATGTTCGTGGTGATATCATGGACGCAAACGCTGTTATCCAGGCATTTGATGAACTTAAGGATGGTGTAGACGAAGGTCACGATACACTTAAAGAACTTAACGAAGAGATTAAAACTAACTCTACAGTAATTTCTGGTACGATTGTTAAGCTCACAAAGGTTGAGCAGGAGTCTAAGGATCGTGACGAAGTAGAGAAGGAAGCGCGAATCAATAGCGATAATGCAAACAAGCAGGCTATCGATGAGGAGAAGCATAGAGCAGAGGCAGCTGAGACTAATATTAAGGACAGTCTTACAGCTGAAGTAAATCGTGCCACAGCAGCAGAGAATACACTTGATGCAGCTATTAAAGCCGAAGCGGCTAAGCGTGAGTCCAATGATTCTACAATCAAGGATAGTGTAGCAGCAGAAGTAGCTAGAGCTACAGCTAAGGAAGGTGAGATTCAAGCTAAGGTAAATGTTATTGATGGAGATTCTACAACAGATGGTTCTTTCCGTAAGGCTATCGCAGATGTAGTTGGTGCAGCTCCTGAAGCATACGATACGTTGAAGGAGATTGCTGATAAGCTTAATGAGAACGATGATCTTCACGCAGCTATTAACGACGCTATTGCTACCAAGGCTAAGGCTACAGACCTTACAGCAGAGATTGAGCGCGCTAAGGCAGCAGAAGCTGCTAATACTGCAGCTATTGAAGCAGAGGCAGCTAGAGCTAAGGACGTTGAGTCTGACAATGCGCAGGCTATTACAGCAGAAGAGGCACGTGCTACAAACGTGGAATCAGCTTTGAATACAGCAGTTGAGACTGAGGTGCAGCGTGCTAAGGATTAGGAGGCTTATTTACAACAGCTTATTGATGCTAAAGCCGACAAGAGCGCACTCAATGACTATGTGCCTACTACAACTCTTACAGAATAGGTTAAGTCTATAAACGACGTTATCAATACAAAGCAAAGTGTCGAAGACGCTAATAAGATTAAAGCTGAGCTCACTTAGTAGATTTCAACTAAAGCTGACACTGATACGGTTGAATCTTACAAAGAGGCTCTTGCTACACAGATTGAGAATGAGGTAACAGATAGAGGGCAAGCAATCGTTAATCTTACTAATGACACCAATACTAATTCTGCAGCGATTACAGCTTTGGAGAAGAAGGTCGCAGCTCTTGAGACTCGTATCGCGGCTCTTGAATCTGGTGGCGATACTGAACAAACAGCATAAAGCTAGGTCTTAATGAAAGCATGACGGGGTTCGCTGCCCCGCCTAGCACAAACCCCTAGATGGAAGACACTAGGGCTAAGTGTAGCAATACACTTTATAATTCACGGGACTAGGATTTATCCAGTCCTAGTTCCATATTGTTTTACTTTTAAAACTTTAAATTATGGATACAATCGAGAAAGTTTATTGTACAGGTCACGACAATAACGACGCTTTGGTAGCCGCTTTGGCTAGCAAGAATAACTGTGATCCAATGGCAATGGCAGCCATGATGAACTAGAATGACTATATGAATAACCCATTCGCTTACTTGATCTGGATGATCTTCGCAATGCGTATGTGGAACAACAACGGTGAGAATCAGGGCAACGCAATTCAAGGTCAACTCGACGCTATGCGTACTCAGATCTCAGATAACCAGAATAGCACTTTGGTAATGGATGCCATTAGAGGTAACGGTAATGCTATCACTCAGCTCGCTTCTAACTTGAACTGCGATTTCAATGCTTTGAATAACGCAATCTGCAATGTTAGAGCTGGTATTCAGGAGGTAGCTGGTAGCGTAAACTTCTCAGCAGAACGAGTAATTAACGCTATTAATCTTGGCGACGCCAACTTAACAGCTGCATTGCAGAACTGCTGCTGCCAGACGCAATAGAACATTATCAAGATGGGCTACGAGAATCAACTTGGGCAGAAGGATATTATAAACCAGATGCAAACAGGTTTCAGCTACACAAACACCGGTTTGGAGAGAGCTGCAAGTAACCTTGGTTTCCAGATGAGTTAGATGGCTTGCGATCTTAAGACGAACGCAAATGCTAATACTCAGCGTATTGTAGATGTGTTAAACAACCATTGGCAGTCTGATTTACAGCAACGCTATAATGATGCTCGCCTTGAGTTGTCACAGTAGAGACAGAATGCTACTCTTATTGCAGCACTCAAGACTACTACAACTACTACCGCATAAAAGTTTTAAAATGACGTGTGAGGGCTCCTTCGGGAGCCTTTACATACTAAAGTGACACACTATGGCATTTAAAGATGTAAAACAAAATTATTCAGTTTATATACTGAACAAATAGGATATATCTATTACCGACGGTAAAGTTATATCAGTTGGATTCCCGCATATGGATTTAAACAACAAACCTACAATGGGCTAGTCTCAAATGGTTGTAGATGTAACTATTGAATCTAATGGTAAGACAGCTACATATACAATTCCCGAGAATCTCTCAGTTACTTATGCTGGAGACATTGTGTTATCTACAGATAAGCAAGGTCTTGCTGCAGAAGTAGAATCTATGAAGAGTACTGCTGAGAAGATATTAGAATCAGTTCCTAAATAGCAAGAAGTGGTAGAAAAGGCCACAACTTTGCTGGCAGATCTTAATCCTATATATAAGGAGAAAAAGGAAACTGAACAAAGATTCGCTAAATTAGAGTAGTCTATTAGTAGAATGGAGTCAACTGTTACAAACTTTATAAATTCATTTAACCATGGGCAAGGTAATAGTAATACGGCACAGTGATGAGGAGCCTAGTACAAAGTATATGGCTAACCTCAAAAAGAATGAAGATGGTAGTTATACTGCTAGCGTTGATGTTGTAAAGGGTGATGACTATAAGGATTATATAAAGAAGAACGGTCCTCATTTTACAGAAGCTCTTGCAGAATATGCTAGCAAGTAGATGGTAAATTCAAACGGCTTAGAACACACTTGGACGGCAGGGTAGGTTAAGAATATATGTGATGTACTTAACTTGCAGATCCCAGCATCGTCTACATTGTATGATGTAACATATACAGCCAATATGGCTTATGCGGATTTCTTCCCAGAGTTATTAACAGAACATCAGTGTATAAAGTATGCTATAGCTGTAGCTGCTGATCCTGATGGCTATGAAGGCATACAATTATGTAGATGGATCGCAGATATAATGAGCAAGAAAGAAAGTGTAGACTGGAGCGAGTTTGAATAATCTTTAACTGTGGCGTTTTAGACGTGGTCTTCAATGACACCACAGTACTATAATTGTTAACAATTTAAACGAATTAATATGGTTGATTTTCACAAAGAACCAGAACAGCATCACCATCACAATCCTATTGGTGAGCTGGACATGAAGATAGATTAGTATTATTCATCAATCTATTCCAAGCTGTACAATCATATACACGATGACGTTGTACACATAACACAAGAGGAGAGAGAAGCTTGGAATAACAAGGCAAGCAAGGATGCCTTGAAAGATCTTCAAGATCAATTGGATTCGATTGCTGGAGAAGATGGATCTTTTAAGAAAGAACTCCTTATTGAAGTAACAAAGCAAATTACTGAGGCTATAGCAGATTTGAATCTTGGCGAGTATGCAAAGAAGAAATACGTAGATGACGCCATTAAGGGTATAAATGTATCAAACTTTATTACAAAGAGCGACGCTGATTCTACGTATTTGAAGATTGTAGACTACACAAGATTTGATTCCGATAGCTATTATACAAAGGCTGAGGTAAACAACCTCCTTAAGAACTCTGGTATTTCTACAGATTATTCGATCACAGAGTTTACGATAAAAAACAATAAGCTTGTTCTCACACAAAAGAATGGAGGTCAGTTTGAGGTTTCTATTCCTGGTGGCGGAAGCAGTGGCGGAAGTGGTATTACAGAAGAATATCTGAGACAAGAGTTGGCAAACTATATAATGAAGGGATCTCTCGCAAAGCTTGAGATAAACAATACGGTTGTATCTCTCGAAGCTGGTGGAACTATTAAAATCCCTACTGGTGGTTCCAGCTCTAATGTTGATCCAACTAAGTTTGGTTATTACAAGTCTTACTTTAAGCAGTGGACTAGCAGTGTTAATGCACCTTCTTTGCCAGAGGACCACAAAGCTCCATCTGAATCATCAGGTTGGCTTGAGAACGCACCTAACTCTTCTTCAGGTTATTATATCTGGATGACGTAGGTATTCATTAATGGCAATGGAGATTATGGATCTTACATGAATCCTATATGCCTTACAGGCGAATCGTCAAGCTCTGCAGGAGAAGATGGTAACAGCATCAACTTTATATTTAAGACTAGTATTTTAGGGGAAAGTGTAGAAAACCCTGGCTCTGTAGAAGTATCGGAAGACGGTGTCCCTGTTGTTCCTTCTGGATGGACAGACCATCCTAGCGGTGTAACAAAAGATGTTCCTTATGAGTATTGCTCAATTGCTACAAGCGTAAAAGGATAGTGGTGCTCTCAGTGGAGCGAGCCATTTGTCTGGTCTCATTTTGGGCAGAACGGTATGGATGGCGATGGCGTAGAATATATCTTCTATGCTAGCACTTTAGCTCCATCTAACAACCTGCCTTCATCTTGGACGCTTGACAGTAATTTTTAGGATAGAGAATATATTAGAAACAGCTCAGGATGGACAGATGATCCTGTAGACTTAGAAGAACTTGGCCCAGGCTATAAGCAGTGGGTGTGTACAAGAAAGAAGTATGCAGATGAAGGTGAAGAAGCTGCTTATTGGCATGCTTATTCAGAACCTGCATTGTGGGGATATTATGCTAGAGACGGTGTAGCAAGTAGTCTTATCATCGACGTAAACGGAGAGAACAAATACGTCTATGTAGACAATGATGGTAATAACCTAGAATACTCTGGTGAATCTACCATTCATATGTACAACGATGGTGCGACCGTATCTTTTAGCTTAGTTGTAGACAAAGTTGTAAGCTCATCTGGTGATTATCTTAGTGATCAGGATATCCAAGATTACTTTACAATCTCGGGGAATGATTCGTACAAAGATGTAAGTATCAATATACCTGCAAATAAACTTTCTTTCGCAGATGGTAAATACTATATCGTATACCTTATTGGTACGCCAGAGTCTTCAAATATCAATTCGTAGAGCAGAGGTGCTTAGATTTAGTTGTTCGGAATCAAACAAGGAGAAAGCGGCGAAGATGGTGTATCTTACGACTTAAAGGTATCTGCTGCGGCTATTAACAAACAAGATGGCACTTTATACCCAAATACGGTTACAGTATCAATACTTAAGAGTAAGGGTGCAGAGATAACTAATATAGCCCCTGGTAACTACGAAAGCTGGGAGTTCCACTATAGTGTCGATAATGGCGCAACATATAATGCTATAGAATCAAATCCTGTTACTACAGAAGGCGATGATGGCATGCTGTTTAGAGCTAGATATACTGGCGATCCTGACAATCTCGTGTTGACAGAATATGTACCAATCGTTAAAGCTTCTCAAATCGAAGGTATAAATGGTGTGTCGTATTCTTTACAGTTGTCCGACATTGTGCTTAACTATACGCAGAACAGCGATGGAACCTGTCCATTTAAGATGACCGGAACAGTGGACCTTTATAGACTTGAAGCAGATGGTTCGTCAGAGAAGCTTGACAATTCATCAGCGTATATTCAGTATAAGATGACCGGTGAAGATTCTAAGACGGATTTGACTTATTCATCTGGCTCGTGGAGCTTATCTATAGAGAAGACGTTGTCAGCTAGTTCTACATCTGTATCGTTGTATGCATATAATATGAACGGCGCATACTTTACATCTATGTCTGTTCCTGTTTCCGCAGCTGGTAAAAAGGGCGAAAAAGGCGAGCAGGGCGAAAAAGGAGATCCAGGCTCAAGTAGCGGCCCTACAGGCCAAACATTTAAAGGTTCTCCTTTAAGAATGCTTGGCGCATGGGTAGAAGGCAAGAAGTACTATGATGGTAAGCGCGATGCGGAAGACGGCGTGTTCTATCAGGATGTTGTACTATATAACAATATGTATTATGCTTGTATTAATACAGAAACTGGCGACACGAACAATTGGTAGACCCCACCAGATTCAGCAGGATGGTTCTCAGCGTTTACTATATCTCCAGACATTGTCGCAAACTTAGTTATAGCCAATAAAGCGTTTATAAAAGAATTATCGTCTAACGAGCTCGTTATATTTGATGATAATGTTATTGTAGCTGGTATGACGTCTAGTAAAGCAATTGATGATTCTTCTGCGTTAAAAGGCAATGTTACGTCGAAAGGGGATGTTAGAATATGGGCCGGCGGTATTTCTAACGGAGATTTGACTACAGCTCCATTTGCTGTTACTAGCTCTGGCGACATGATAGCACATGAGGCAACCTTGTATGACGCCACGTTCTATGCGACTAATGCTACAGTTAAAATAAGTAACAAATTAACGACAGATTCCATTTTTTCTTATGAGCGTGCAGGATTATTCGTTTCTGGAGACACATCGGAATATGGAAAGGCCGAGATGTTTTTCGGTATAGTTGCTTAGTAGCAAACTCTTGGGGGTACTACCAAAGCTAATATACCTCAGGTCTATTTAAGCGGAGACAATAATAAAAAAGTTTCTATTAGTCCTGGATATCTTAATGTTACAGGCGACACATATTTAGATGGAACTGCAAGCTTACTCGGCAATACAACTATATACAGTTTATATCATCTTATAAGAAAATAGTCTTCAGATCTTATTGATGGCAGTTTGTATGTATCTGGTACCGGGGCTAATAATAGCTCTGGATCAAGATATAATAATTTCACTTTGCCAAATATCGCATAGGGCACAGATGCAATTTTGATAAATTGGTCAAGTGATTATGTTATAGTAAGTGCGTCATCTGGGTGTAAATTATATAGAACTGGTTATAACGGCGAGGTTGAAAGTGTCACACTTGGAAAATTTAGTATGGCACACGCGATTAAGGTTAGCGATACTTCGTGGTTTTTGGGAATAATGTCGTGATGAAAATAATAAGATAGAATATATTGCCTCCAAAAGGATTCTTGGCAATTAATTTGTTTGGTTATTTATTCTGTAAACCAAATGCTAAGATAAATGATGTGGTAATCAACCACGAGTCTATACATACGGCATAGATGAAGGAAATGGGATATATACCTTTTTATGTATGGTACTTTATAGAATGGCTTATAAAGCTGTTCTGTAAAGGAAATGCATATAGGAATATATCGTTTGAAAGAGAGGCATACGATAATTAGTATGACCTCAACTACTTAAAGAATAGAAAACATTACAGTTGGTTTAAAAGACTATTTAAATAATGTTTGACATAGTACAAAATAAAGTTTAGTTAAGTACTGAAGATTTAGCAATACCTCCATTTAAGAATTTCTACAATAACGCCAAAGATAAGCAAGAAGCTCTTAAAAAGATAGAGTTTGTAATATGGCGATATAAATGGAATAGCCCATATGAGGCCTATCCAGAGAAAGAAAGGACGTGGAGAGTAGCTAAGGATGTACTTAACGATGAGAATTATGTACCTGATGACACTGTAAAAGAATTAGCAAAAAGGTTCCAGGAGTTCCAAGAGACTCCTGCCACCAGATTGCTCAAGTCTTCTAAAAGTGCAGCAGAGGGAATAATGAATACAATGGATATGTACGCCGAAGAAGAGCTTGATATAGATACGGCTAAGAAACTTTCAGCTATACTGAAGGATGTTAGTGGCATTATCAAGTCGTTAGACCTTGCTTCAAAGCAAGCGAAAGCTGAACAAGCAGAAGCTGGTAGAGTCAAAGGTGGTGGCGTTATTGGCATGTACGAATAATTATTATGGTAGATTTTAATTAGAAGCTCCATAACACCGACAAGTTTAGATAGGCAGCTATCTTCTTTGAGGAACATGGATGTTATACCCTAGCTCCCATGGGTACTACTGATTATAACAAATATTGGGAGCAAGAAACAGATAGATGTCTTAATGGTTATACGGCTCCGGATGGAGAAGGTATAACAGGCTTTAATTATTTCTATCTCAACTACAGCCCTATCATGGCTCTTAAAGAAACAGAGTATACTGATAGAGAAGGTAATCTTAGAAAACGAAGAGAACGTATTCTTAAGTTCCCTAGTTTCTGGGACTACGATTACTATTACTTCTGTGCTATAGAGCAAGCGGAAATAGAAGGAAAACATATGGCTGTACTCAAATGCAGATAGCGTGGATATTCGTTTAAAGGAGCATCGATGCTAGTGCGAAATTACATGCTTATTCCTGGTTCTAAGAACTTCGCTGTAGCTTCAGAGTAGAAATTCCTTATTGGCGATGGTCTTCTTACCAAAGCTTGGCAGATAATGGACTTTCTTGATAAACATACAGCATGGGCCAAACAAAGACTTGTATCAACACGTATGGAAAGGGTGTCAGGTTATAAAATAACCGATGAGTTTGGTAAATAGACCGAGTAGGGATATCTTTCTAGTATAGTAGGCATCACCCTTAAGAATGACCCAGAACGCATTCGTGGTACTCGTGGTAAACTTGTACTATGGGAGGAGGGTGGTAAATTCCCTAGCCTCCTTGACGCGTGGCGTATTGAGTAGCCATCTGTAGAAACCGACGATGGTGTAGCATTCGGAACAATGATAGCCTTTGGTACAGGTGGTACAGAAGGAGCTTCATTCGATGGTTTGAAAGAGTTATTCTACAAACCTAAGGCTTATAACGTACTTAGTTTTCCCAACAAATGGGATGAAGGTAGAGAAAATACAGAATGTGGATTCTTTGTACCAGCTTACTCGAACCTAGAATCGTTTGGAGATGATGGTAAGCAGATGTATATGGATAGCGACGGTAATAGCTACAAAGAGAAAGCTATCGAGAATCTCCTTGAACAACGAAATAAGATTAAAGAAGGTGGAGCGAGCCAGTAGTCTATAGACCGCTTTATATCGGAGCGTCCTATTAGACCAGCAGAGGCTGTACTTGAGCTTGGTAAAAACATCTTCCCTAGAAAGCTTTTAATGGATCAATTAACTCGTATACGTACGAATAAGAAGCTTCAAAGCATGAAGCATATAGTTGATCTAGAATGGGATGGAAATGGTCAGGTAAAGGCTACAGAGAAGCCTGGTGGAGATATAACTAATTACCCTTTAAAGAAGGGTGATAAACCACATGGTTCTGTAGTAATATGGGAGTATCCAGTTAAAGATCCACCTTTGGGTTTATATATAGCAGGATGTGATCCTTATGATCACGATGATTCCTTTACAAACTCATTAGGCTCTACGTTTATATTTAAGCGTGTACGAGCCGGGGAAGCCTGGAACGATGTAATAGTGGCAGAGTATTCTGGTCGCCCTGATACAGCAGAAGAGTACTACGAGAATGTGCGTAAGCTGCTTACATTCTATAATGCCAGATTACTGTTTGAGAATGAAAGAAAAGGTATCTACCCTTACTTTACGAATAAACACTGCGATTACCTCTTGGCTGATTAGCCGGATAAGATTATATCTGAGGTATTTAAAGATAGTAAGGTGTAGAGAAGAAAAGGATGTCATATGACAAAGCAGATCAGAGCATATGGCGAAGGGTTAATATTAGAGTGGTTACTGGACGAATATGAACCAGGCCACCCTAATGTAGAAAGAG